TCTCTATGGTTGCGGACCCTATGCGCGAAGAGCTTCTGGAGCTTACAGGTCGTTCTTTCTCGTTGTGTAATGCTATGGGTGTTCCGGCGACCTTTGTTACGGATCATTTTGAGTGGGCTAAGGAGTATCCGGGTTATGCTGCAATGCTTGGTATTCGTCGCGGCATTGTTTCTTTCGGCACGACTCTTTCTGCCATGCTGGGCCAGCGTGCGGGAGCGTCGCCTCGTTCGGTTCTCGTTGAGGGTCTCAAATCTCTCCATACGGCTCGTTTCTTAACGTGGTTGGATCTCAACCCGGTTTCAGATATTGGTGCTGCCTTAGATGTCTTTACAGAGTTAGCTCCGTATCTCACTTACATTCATGTAGGTCTTTCGTCCAGTCTGGCTAAGAGCATGTCTTTGCCAGATGTTGGTTCCTTTGTGCAGTCCTTGATGGTTATTGCAGAGGAGCATGATGTTCATGTTATTTCTAACACCTCTTTAGGTGGGTTTTATTATAATCCGGAATGGTATAGACGTTATCGTTTGTTTGATGATTGGATGCGTCCGGCGTTCGATAAGGATCAGATGGTTTCTGTAACGGGTGGTGATATTCAGGGTGTTGTTCAGGATGCTATGGATACGGTCCGTAAGGAGGCTGTTAAGCAGAAGAAGAACTCTAAAAAATGATGACTTATGAGCAGAATTGTCGATGCTACTACTAATGAGGTTCTTTTTCATGCTGCTACGGGTATTTTTCCGATTATAAAGGATCGTCGAGATAAAGATAGGGTGTGGTCGCTATACATGCCGAGTTGTGGGTATGCTGATTTGTGTGCCTACGCTAAGTCTTTTGACGGTGATGGTTGGTTTTATATTGTAATTCCGGATGGCAATACAGGATCGACTCCTTGGGGTCGCATGTGCTTTATTTACTATGCTGATTCTTATTATCAGGAGCAAGGAGTAACTATTTCGGAGCCGGATCTGGAGCCGAATCCGGAGCTTGTGTTTACTGGTCGCGTTGATACAGGTGTTGAGATGCTTACTATTTTGCGTTGTGTTGGTTGCTTAAGAGAGATTTAGTCATGCGGTGCGGTAGATTCTTGCTTGTTTTGCTCGGTTTTATTTTGTTCGTATGCGGCCTTTTGTTGTTTGGGGTTGCTGGAACCTTATTTTTTGGTTTATTTCGTCAGAGCGTCTTCAACTCGGTTGACTTTATGGCTTTCGTGATTTTAGCTTCCGGAGCGTTCTGTAGCACTTATAATGGTCTTTTGTTTATTTGGAAAAATTTTTAATATATGGTCAAGGCAGATTACGAGCACTTGTGGGAGGCTAAGCGGGATTTATATCAGCCGTTGTTTTTGTCGTCGCTGCTTCAGCCGTCGGGTCGCGGTGGGAAGGTGGTCATAGCGGATTATCAGCGTGCTTTGCGTTATCTTGCTGAGTTTGAGAAGGCTTTGATTCAGAAGGGTTACTCTGTTTCGAAGCCTGTTTGCTTGCAGGTCAAAGATTTGTCAGCTATTAAGGATATCGTGCATCCGTGTGTGTGGTATGCTTTGCGGCTTGATAGTTTCTGTTTATGTTCTCGGTTTAGTGATCTTTCGGAGGATGATAGGAATGTTGTTCTTGATTCTACCACGTGGATGGCGACGGAGAAGATTAAGGGTGTTCGGGCGTTATTGATGTCTTATACGATGGGGGATTCTTTGGATTGGTTTATCTTTGGTCGTGGGATCAATGATGACTGTTCTATTATAGATTACACTTCTATGGTTTGGAGCAATCACAATTTTCCGTCTGATACTATCATTGCAGTTGACGTTGAATTGACCTTGAATGGCACTTTACAGGATGCAAAGTCAGCTGGTATTGATTGTGGCACCGAGGATGGGGTTATAGACGAGTTGCTTTCTATGTCTCCTGATGACGCGCGTCGTTGTCAGGTTTGGTTTCGGGAGCATTTGGGTCGAGATATGTTGACGTTTAATGTAATTTGTCCTTTGTATTTCGGGGGACGTAATTACCTTCACCGCCCTATTCATGAGGGTTGGGATGCATATTCGTCTTGCGTAGATATGTTATGTCGTGCAGGTGTTAATGCACGATCTATCCCTCGTGTGATTGGTTCTCGATTTGAGAAGATTTCATTTTTGGATTCTATTCTCAACCGAGGTGGTGAGGGTGTTGTGTTTCATAATGGGGATGCTTTTTATGACTCTAAGGGTTCTCGTTCTAAGGATGTGTGGGTTAAGTTGAAGCATCGCGTTGGTACCGACATCTCGCCACAGGTTCTTGATGATACTTTTGATGTGTTTGTTTCTGGGGGTTCTGGTCCTGCGTCTTGTATTACACAGTTGGATCTTAGTATCATTTGTCGAGACGAGGATGGTAGAGAGCATTCTCAGCTGTTTGCAGTTCTGCCTTTGAGTGGTCATTTGTCGCAGCGTGCTACTATTTTGGATGCAGGTGTCGCTCGGCTTAATCCCGAGTTTATGGGTATGGTGGCTGAGCTTCAGGGGTGTGGTTTGGATAAGTATTATCACTTGCGCAATCCGCAGTTAATTCGTTTCCGCAATGATAAGGCGGCGTCAGAGTGTATTTATGATGCCACTTATCTTCGGAGTCTGCCTCGGGAGTAGGTTTGACCCAATGCAAGCAATTATATATCCGGATGAACTTAGGCGAGTTCGATCCATATTGTTGTAGTGTGGGCTCCTGATGTGAATCAGGAGCTTTTTTTTTACGTATATGAGTTATCACTCATGTTGAAATGTTAGTGATGATGTTTTTTAGCTGGGTTTTTGTCGTGAGACACGATTTCAGCAGCTGCGTTGGATTTCTTGTAGTTGATTCTTTCCCAGACGCAGTACTTTAGCATTTGAGGTGCCGGGGTTTCTTACGAGGTTTCTCCGGCACCGTTTTTGTAATTATATATCCGTTAAATTGATTGGTTATGGCAGATACTGTTTCACGCGCGTCGTCTGATAGTGAGGTTCCGGAGTCACAGGTTTCTCCTATTAATAAGCTATCGGTTTTTAATAGTCAGGGGCTTGCTGCGGATAAGATATGGTTTGTAGGCTATGCCGATGATTCCGATGGTCCTTATGCTTTTCGTATGAGTCTTGCTCAGTTGAAGGAGCTGTTATCACAGTAGGCGTTTTTTGTTTGTTTCCAGAGAGCCGGGATATTGTGTCTCGGCTCTTCTACGTTTATTGTGTCGGTGATTATATATCATTTTACATTTTTTCTAATTTTTACTTGTTTCTTTAGAATTTCTTATTAACTTTGCATTATGGTTCAAGTAGAGCGTCACATAGTAGGTCGTTATGATTCGCGTTACGCACGGATCGATCACGTGTGTTGGCTTTCTAAGAACTTGTATAATGCGGGTCTTTATGTCATTAAGCAGGAGTTTTTGCGTAGCGGTAAGTGGATTCGTTGGATTGAGTTGAATAAGCAATTTTTGTCGGAGAACAATGTAGATTATCGTGCCTTAAGTGCGTGGTCGTCGAATAACATTCTTCATCGTTTGGATCAGAACTTGAAGGGTTACTTTTCGTCGATTAAGGCATGGAAGCGAGATAATAAGAAGTTCACGGGTTGTCCGCGCTTTCCGCGTTATAAGGATAAGACTAAGGGTCGTTTTTCTTTTGTTTATGCATCCCATACGGTTCGGTTGCTTGACGGGATGTTACACTTCCCCAAGAAGGAGGGTTTTGCACCTTTGCGGACGCGAGTTACGGGTGGTATTCACGAGGTTCGTTTTATACCGCGTCATGGTTATTACGTCATCGAGGTTGTTTACGAGGTTCCGGATGTTGTGGAGTTACCGGATAGCGGTCGTTACTTATCTATCGACTTGGGTCTTGACAACTTGGCGACTTGTTATGACAGTAACGGTTTTTCTTTTATTGTCAATGGTCGTTCGTTGAAGTCTATAAATCAGTATTATAATAAGCGGCGTGGTGAGTTACAGAGTAGCTTGCAGAAGCAGCATGGTTTGAAGCATTCGCGTCGTCTTGATAGACTTACGTTGCGTCGTAATAATAAGGTTGATGATTACTTGCATAAGGCGAGTCGTTTAATAGTAAATTATTGTAGGAATCATGGTATTAACAGGATAGTTGTGGGTTACAATCCGGGTTGGAAGGATTGTATCAATTTGGGTTCCGTCACGAATCAGAATTTCGTATGTTTGCCACATGGTCGTTTTGTTGAGATGCTTCGTTATAAGTCTAAGGTTTTGGGCATAGGGTTCATTGGTGTCAATGAGTCGCACACGTCCGTTTGTAGTAGTTTAGACCGGGAAGCAGTATGTCACCATGACATTTATGTCGGCAAGCGTATTCGGCGAGGCTTGTTTCGTTCGGGTAGTGGGTTGTTAATAAATGCAGACGTTAACGGGAGTGTTAACATTCTGCGGAAGGTATTTGGCGACGACGTTTCGTTGGGGCGTTTAGTCAATAGAGGGCGTGTGGTGTGTCCGGTCCGTGTATGCGCGGATAGAGTTGTAGGCAGTTTAGTGCTAAATTGTATATAATCACCATTGTGTCATGGTTAAGCTGGGCTTTCCCCATAAGCGAATGCGCGGTATTAGCGAGGCGTCTATCATACAGCATGTTTGCTCTGGTTTTTATTTGGGGCGTCGTTTAGAGCATGCTAAGACGGAGCGCGATTATGCGCCAGATGGTCGTCTTGTTGCTACTGTTGTTTGTTTTTCTGTTCCGGATTTACATTTTGCTTTTTGGGTTCGGTTTACGCCTAATGGGTGGGTAAGTTCGGGTTCGAGTTGCTTTAATTTTTAAGTTAATACTCATGAAGGATAAATTATTTACACGTGTAATTGCTGATTTTGTTAAGTCTGGTGATTCACATGCTTCGGTTCGGCATTTGGCGACTGATAAGGAGTTGCTCAGCCTTGCTGATTGGTGTTATAGCATTAGTTCGTCACATGGCTTTTGGGAGCAAGATTGGCCGTCGTCTCGCAATATGGCGATGATTGTTTGTGAGATGTCTGAGGTGATAGAAGTATATCGTCGTCATCCGGAGAAGGTTTCGTCGGGCAGCACGTCTTTTGAGGAGTTGTTCATGCGTCGTCTCTTGTCATCGGAGGAGCTTGCAGATGGAGTAACCTCTGGTCCGTCTATTGATCCGGACAGACTTATTTTATTCACTGATTCTATTGTTCCTGTGTATAAGTCTGCTTACGACGAATTCTTGAAGGGTACTCCTCAGGAGGAGCTTGCAGATGTGGCTATTTATATTTTGGATTTGGTTGGTAGTAAGTCTTTGGTTATTAATAGTTGCATAGGTCATCCAGATCAGTTGAGTGGTGGTGATCCTTTGTTGCGTACTACGGGTGACTTGGATGTTGCTCGGGTTTCTCCTTATGTGTGTCGTTCTACTTACAAGGCCGCTTTTGATGCTTCTCATCCTACGGATTGTGCTTGTGAGTTCTATCGTATTTTGTTCGGGATGGCTATTCCTACTTCCATTCGGTTAGGTTTGGCGTTGCGTTTTTTGGAGAAATGGATGATGGCCAATTCTTGGGATTTCATTTGGCATGTGAAGGCTAAGATGCTTTATAATACGAGTCGTGGTTTTAGAAATGGCGGTAAGCAGTTTTAGTTCCTTTGATCTTTAGCTGTTAGGCTCTGGGGTGCTTCATCACTTCGGAGCCTTTTTGTTTTTGAGCCTTTAGGGTAATGCAATTATATATCCCACAAATCATTCCGGAGGTTTGTTCATGGGTTGCGACGTGTTCCATAGTTCTTTAGGACGCTTTTATCGTCAGGAGGATATTTATTTATCTTTCACACTTCATAAATGTGCTGATGTTGTTTACGTTCGGGATTACGATATTGAGGTTTGTGTTTACACGTCGCAGTTGAGTACTCGCTTATGGGTTGTGGATTATAGTCGCGGTTTTGTTCCGGAGTCGGATCGCAAGAAGGGTGATTCGGGTGCTTATATTGTTCGGGGTCGCGAGTCTTGGAGTTTGGTTATGACTCCTGATTTTTTGCGTTATTTGGCTCCGGGTGTTTTGACATGCGGCATTCATTATATTGGGTCGTCTTTCGATACTGCGTCTGTTGTTCATACGGATGAGTTGTTAGATATTAGGGTGTAGGTTATGGCAGATGTTGTTGTAAATAAGTTTCAGTATGCGTCGGGTCTTGTGAATCCTTACGCGTCGTGCACTTCCATTCCTACGTGTGATTATTATACCACTTGTAGTGTATTGCTTAACAAGCCGTCCGATGTTCCTGTTCCGGATGATTCTGTTTCTTTGAGCAGCTCTTCTGTTTCGGTGGATGTTATGGATCGTCGGGCTTGTGTTGAGATAGAGTGTTATCCGTCAGTCGATGTTTCTTTTAGTCAGTCGGTGACGGATGAGGGTATTAATACTTATGATGCTCATGAGTGGCGTTGGTATTTCGACTCTTCTCATCCGGATTCATTTATTTGTTTTCAGTTGAAGAAGAATGTTGAATCGAGTACGGATGATTTGAGTCACTATTGCTTTGTTGTTGATGTATGTCCTGCGAGTACTTATATTCCGGGAGGTTCTGTCACTTGTACTTTTGACACGGGGATTACGTCATCGGCTTTAGAGGTAATGGTAGATGCTACATGGGCTTAGTTTGCTATGGCTTATTCGGTTTCAGGTAAGTTTTCAGATGGGGGTTCTTGGACGGCGTCTGCGCCGTCCAATTCGGGCAATCAGTTAGTTACGGTTGTCGCCGATGAGAATATTTCCACGTCAGACAGGACTACATCTTTGTTGGTTAAGAATGCTTCTGGTGGTGTTTGTACTGTTAGTGTGACTCAGGAGAAAGCGGTTTACACTTATGACTTTACTTTGAATCCCTCTGCTTCTATGATTGGGGCTGAAGGAGGTACATCAAGAGTAAGAGGCACTCTTGTAACATACAGAAATGGTGTTCAGGTTAGTAGCGAGACGGTAGTTCCTACTTTATCAGGTTCTGCGGATGGATTTTCTATTTCAGGAGATGTAGTAACAGCTGCCAATAGAGGAACTACGGTAGGTTTAGTACGTAGGATTACGGTCACAGGCACTTATTCAGACACATTTGACGGTCAGGAGGTGAGTGCTACAGTTGTCATTTCTCAGGCTGCTAATGCAGTAACTCGCGTTAAGATTTCTACGGGGGATGGTGATTCTCCGATTACCTCTTTTAGTGCTGCTGGAAGGTCTAACTGGTGGTATTATGCTTATGGTACTTATACGAGTGGTTCATCAGCAAGAATACCTGATTCATATTCTGGGTGGTCTCTTGAGTCTGTATCGTGGGCTTCAATAGCTCCTGCTGCGGGTGCTACGTATGCTGCATCTTTTAGTTGCGATAGTAGAGGTTCAGAGGTAGGTGATGTTCGAACAGTAGAATTGTCATTTACTTATGATGGTAAGTCTGATTCTATTACTATCTCTCAGGCTGCTAATAGTGCTACGGCATTAGAGATTAGAGAGATTGGTGATAAAGACTTAAAGCTCAATATTTCCGCAGCAGGAATGTACAATTACTGGTGTCAGTTGTATGCGACTTATACCAGTGGCACTCGTTCTTTGGCTCCTATGTCTGACATAGAATGGTCGTCATCAGATTCTGCCATACTGTCCATACGGACTTTAGGTTCTACTTATGTTGCTATTGATGTTTTAACGCGTGGCACCGAAGTGGGTTCTGAGCGAACGGCTGATTTAATTGCTAAGTATTCGGGTTTAGAGACTTCTGTAACGTTTACGCAGGCGAAGAATGAAGCTACGACGATTACTTATGGCGTGCCTGTTGTTTCTTTGTCGGTTTCGGACATTCCGGCTTCGGGAGGAACCGTATCTTCAGGTATTGTAACTTATTCTCAGTCTCGAGTTCAGCGTTATTCCTCTGGAGCTACTCAGGAACTTTCGCCTTTGACTTCCGGTGGTACGGTTACTTATTCTGCTCCAGTATCAGCTCCTTCTTTAGGCACTACAGTGAAGGCCAAGACAGAGATTGGTGACTTGACGGCCACCGTTACGATGAATGGTCAGAGTGGTGCTGCCACAGCTACGGTTTATCAGGCGTCTAACTCGATAACTCATTATTCTTACACCAATTTGGCTGTAAGTCTTACGGTTGCAGATATTCCTTCTTCTGGTGGTACTATATCTTCGGGTAATCCGTCTTGTACTCAGGAGAAGCGTACTTATTATACATCGGGTGATTACACTTCAGAGACGGTTCCACAGTATGCTGACGTTACTTATGCTTACTCCGATCCAGTCACAGCTTCGACTCTTGGGTTTACAGAAAAGGTTCGAACGAAGGTTGGGGAGCTTACTGTTACGGCCACCTACAGCGGTCGCACTGCTACAGATACTGTAGATGTTTATCAGGCAGCGAATGAGATAGAGTCGGTTAAGATATACTCAAGTGCAGGAGGTGCCGCCTTTGGTGGCAGTTTTCCGGCGTCTGGAGGCCGTCATTTTGCAACTTGTAGGGCCACATATTCTTCAAATTACGTAGGGGAGTTACAAGATGGGTCTCGAGTAGCTTGGTCTATTTCTGGTGCAGGTTTTTCTTGGGAGCCATCTGCATCTTATCCGTGGGCAGGCGTTGTGGTAGCGTCAGACCGTGGTATTGATGTAGGTTCTGCTTTGTCTGGAGTTTTGACTTTGACGGTAGGTGCTCTTACTGATTCAGCTGATTTAACTCAGGCCGAAAACAAGATTGAGAGTTACAATTATGGTGCTTGGAATATATCCATTTCGGCTAATCCTACGACTATTGGTTACGGGGGTGGTTCTTCTACCATTTCTGCTTCGTGTAGTAGGAGTAAGACACCAGTATATTCGTCGGGTTCGACAGGTATTGTAGAGACGGAGTCAGTTACTCCTACTTTGTCTGGTTCTGCGTCAGGTTTCACTTTGTCGGGCACTACAGTTACTGCTACGGAGAATCAGTCTTTGGATAAGCGGAGTATAACTGTCACGGCGTCTTATAGTGTAGCTACGTCTCAGAGTGTTGTTATTACACAGGATGGTATTCCTGTATATGTATATGTTGGAGCCGATCAGGCGTCTGCTGTATCAAAAAAATACACCATCACTATGCCTATGGGTGGATCTAAGGAGGCTATTTATTTTAAGGTTTCGGGTGGATCTCAGTTGGTAACGTCCGACTCTAATGATTTTCTTGTAGGCGCAGCTGAGGGTATAGAGGATGCTTATATCGCTTCGAACGACTTGTTCACATTAGAAAAACAGAGTTAGTTATGGCTATTACGTCATCTTCCTTTCCGTGGGGTTCGGATGCCTCCGATAAGGTTACTATAGAGTGGGACCCTGCTGTTAAGAGTCAGCCGATTAAGGTTTATACTACTGCTAATAACACGGGATCGTCTCGTGTTATGAATATTGTTGTCACTCCGAATCATCCGGGGGAGAATGCTGTGATAGAGATTGATCAGCCGGGTACTGATCCTATTGTTAGCACCACCTATGGTCCTCTTAAGATTAAGGGTGCTTCTTTAGTTTGCAATGGTAATATTGTGGATTCTGCTTCTTCTTTCACCTTTCCTGCTGGTGTATGTAATCTTGACTTGACTCTTAATGTTTTCAAGGATAGGACTGATACTTATGCCTCTGGAGCTGTGGTTACTACGGAGGTTGAGGCTATCGGCGACACATTTTATGTTGGAGGTGTCTTATGGGAGAATGATCCGAGTGAGTATTATCGGATGATATCTTATTCTGGTTCTGCGTCAGATGCAGTATGGACGGCAAATGGCAATAATACTACGAAGTCTTGTTTATTTAGTTCCGTAGGAACTACTATTACTCCGGATTATTCCAACTTGACTTTTACCATTGGTATTTCTACCACTTCTTTAGATTTTGCCACTGAGAATGCCATTTCTGGGTCCGGTATTAATATTATAACAGGGTTGCAGCAGGAGGCTAATTCAATTGTAGGTATCTCTGCTATAAGTCGCGTTTCTTGGAATGAGCCGCGATTAACGTCTGCGGCTGCGTCTTCTCAGTATGGGTATGCTAATTATTCGGGTATTTACACTTTTACGTCGGGTTCTTTTGATACTTCAAATAGGTTTATTCCTGTCACCTTTACGTCTGCTACTTCTTGGCTTGTTATTGATAGTCAGACTCCGGCTTATAGTGCAACTCAGAGTCGGGTTCTTGTAAGGTCTGGGTCTGCTAATACTACTGGTCAAGAGCGGACGGGTTATTTGGATGTGTATCCATATAATTTCCCTGAGTTTGGTATGATAGATAGAGTCAATGTGATTCAGGCGGGGGGGGTAACTAAAACTAATGTGACTATTAGAGCCATTTTGCAGAGTTCTTCTACAGGGGGTCTTCCTACGTTACGGTTATCAGCGACACCACAGGCTCCAGCTTCTACTCTCGAAGTGACTGTGTCTGTTATAAATAAGACTTCAGGTAGTCGCATTGAGACCTATTCAATAGCAGCTGGTTCAAGTGTAGAGTTATATACATTATCTGACGGGGATAATCGAGTGTCAATAGTCGATGTGGCTCCTACGGAGGACAGTAGTTGTACTTATACTTTCTAATGCGTCTTGTGTTTACCTATTCAAGTGCCTCTTGTGAGGCACTTTTTTTGTGTTTTACTTTGCCATGTAGTTTAATTTACTTACATTTGTGCTATAATAATTACAACAATGGTTCGATATTTAATTTTAGATTTAGATGGTACGGTAGCCGACCTGAGTCATAGGCTTCACTTTATTCAGGGTGATAAGAAGGATTACGATTCTTTTTATGCTGCTGTGGGTGATGACGCACCTATCGAGTCTGTGATTCATGTTGTGCGATCTATTGTAGATTTAGGACGTGACACGTCTCTTGGGGGTTATCATTGTATTATTTGTACGGGTCGTCCTCAGCGGTCTATTGCTGCTACTCGGGATTGGCTTCGGAGGCAGGGTCTTCCTTGTGAGTGTGACATTTTCTGTCGTGGGGATAATGACTTTCGTCCTGATCATGTTTTGAAGCGTGAGTTTGCGCTGGAGCTACTTCGTCGAGGCGTGCCTTTATCGCATACCGTTGTTTTCGAGGATCGGAAGGCTTGCGTTGACATGTGGCGTGAGTATGGCTGTACGGTTTTCCAGCCCGCGGAGGGTAACTATTGAGCTTGTAGGTCATGCTTTCTTTTTCAGATTTACAGGTAGGTAAGGATTACTTAGTTTCAAACTTCATTAACAATGTTGGTGAGGCTGTTGCTCGTTTAGTAGCTAAGGGTTATAATCATTCTTCTAAGCCTCTTTTACTTTTTTCTGCAGATGTTGTAGATTTAAGTGGACGGTTGGTTGCGGTGGATACCTTACCTATTACCTGTCTATGTGATATTCTTGTTAATTGCGATATTATAGATATTGACTTCTCAGTTGCAATTAACACCAAAGTTTTTATTGCTGATTCCACTTGGCTTTGTAGGCTTTGTAGACGTTAGATAGTGTCACCTTTACATTTAGGATCATGAAAAATGAGTCTATTTTAGAAATTTTCCGGAAGGTTTATGCTGACTACATTTCTGATTGGCGCAGGTTGCTTCTGAGCTTTCCGGTTGGTACGAGTTTCTTGGTTTCGAGTACGCTTGCTGTTGGGGTCCGTGATGATGGTCTGAATGGGAGCCCAGATATCTTCGTGGAGGATTGTAGTTGTATCGTTGGTGGTCGCTGTAGTGTTGTGAGGTCTTTTGATGATCTTTCTGTTGAGGATCAACTATCTATTGTTTCGGCTTTTGACAGTTCCACTCCGGTCTACCGTGCGAACATTTAATACAACTTTTTCTTGCGCATTTAATTTAATTTTTCTATCTTTGTACCGTAGTCGGCTGGCTACGGTATATTGTTGAATTTAAATTACATTTTATCATGTCAGATTCGGGAGCTTATGTAGCTTATTATGTTCGGGAGTGCACGTCGGCCATGTCGTCTAATGGCAAGCCTTATAACATTCTTCAGCTTGTGGACTCGGAGTTGGTCCAGAAGCAGTGTTACTTGTGGGAGTGTACGGATCGGATGACTGATCATGTCATCATTCTTTTCGATGGTATTCCGGAGCCTAACGCGAAGGGCTTCATAGGGTTTGACGAGTCTCGTATTGCTGGTGACTTGGGTTGTTTTCAGAAGGACGCGAAGCTTCAGTCGCAGTATCCTGCGTGGGCTTGCTTTGTGAATCCTATTCCGTCTTACGATAAGTTCTCGGGAGTTCTGCGTGCGTTGCTTTCGGCGTGGATTCCGCAGGCCGATGAGTCTGGAGTTGTCCGTGCTCCGGAGACCGTCCGCGAGAAGATGGTTGCTTTGTTGTTCGAGAAGCTTCCGGCTTTATATGAGTCCTATTCTACGATGCCTGCCGCTAAGCGTTTTCATGACAACTGGGCAGGCGGGTTGGCTAACCACACGTATCAGATTCTGACGTTTGTTCACGGGCTTCGGAAGTGGTTTCCGTGGAATGTGGATCTGTTCGTTCTGACGTTTGCGGCTTTGTATCATGACTATGGCAAGCTGTTTGAGTATAACTCGGATACTTTCGAGTACGAGGAGGACCTGATGCTGCGTCCTCATTCGGTTCAGAGTGCTGAGGTGTTCGTACAGGAGTATGGTTCTATGCTTTCGAAGGGTCTTTTGGATCGAATTGTGCATTGTATCTACAGTCATCATGGTCGGAAGGAATGGGGTGCTCCGTGTGATCCGGCTACGATTGAGGCTATCATTTTGTCGCAGCTTGATCAGCTTGCTGCTTGGGGTCAGAGTATTTTCTCTGTTCCCAACTTGGAGTTCTGTCAGGCGTTGAGTCGGCGTGTTGTTAATACGCCTTGTCCAGAAGAATGACCTTGTTGGTCATTCTTCTTGGGTTTACGGAGTTTTTTGTCAGGTGATTATATATAATTTTACACTACCATCTTGCATAGACGTAAATAAGCAACTATCTTTGTGTTATGAAGCGTGCTTATAAATATCGGCTTTATCCGAACAAGACGCAACAGGTTTTGTTGCGTCAGACATTCGGGTGTTGTCGGTTTGTTTATAATGCTACGTTGGATGCTAAGATTAAGGCATACAAGACAGATAAGACTTCGTTGTCGGAGTTCGATTGTATCAATTTGATGACGGGTTTGAAGTCCGATTACGCATGGTTATGTGACATTCCGTCGGTCTGTTTGGTTCAGTCGGTTCGTGACATGTATAGTGCTTACCGGATGTTTTTCCGGACGCGGCAGGGTTTCCCTAAGTTCAAGTCGAAGCATCGGAGTAAGTTATCGTGTCGTTTTCCGGGTCAGTCCTGCAGCGTCGATCAAGAAACGCATCATGTCAAGTTATTGAAGATTGGTTTGGTCCGCTATAAGCAGGACCGAGTCTTTAAGGGCCAGTTACGCAACATTACGGTTAGTTGCGATGGTTGTGGTCGTTTTTGGGCGAGTTGTCTTGTAGAGACAGGTGTTCAAGAACCAAAGCCGGAGCCCCTCACGAGCCAGTCTAAGTGCGTCGGTCTTGATTTGGGTTTGAAGGATTTTATAGTCACGTCCGATGGCCGGAAGATACCCAATCCGCATTTCGCGGAGGTCTTAGACCGTCGTATTGCACGTTTGCAGAAGATAGAATCACGACGACAAAAAGGCAGTCGTCACCGTGCGTCGATAAGACTTAAAATAAATAAGTTATATGCTAAGAAGCGTAATTTGATTCATAATTTCATCCATCATATAGTCAACGATATATTAGGTGAGAACCAAGCCATCTTTATCGAGGACTTGAATGTTAAGGGTATGATGGGTAATCATAGATTGGCTAAATCCATTCAAAACATTTGTTGGTCTGAGTTTGTGAGGGTCTTGGAATACAAGGCCCGGTGGCTTGGTAGGACAGTCATGAAGATCGACCGTTTCTTCCCGAGCAGTAAGACATGCGGTTGTTGTGGTTACAAGAACGATAGTCTTACACTTAAGGACCGTTCTTGGACGTGTCCGGCCTGCCGTACGGTCCACGACCGTGACTTTAACGCAGCCAGCAATATTCTTAGAGGTGGTTTAGCGCGTATTTTGCCGTCGGTGGGACGGTTTGATGGGCGTGGAGACGGAGGTTACGAAGTTGGTGAAGCGCCAATATGTGCAGTGTAGAGTTGCATATAATCACCTGTTATATTTGTAGTCATGGAACGTAGAACATCATTAAATTTGAATCATCAGAAGCTTCTTCGGGAGTGGGTGAAGCATGTTCGAAAGAAGAAGGGGTATGGCTTGAAGCGTTTTTTGAGTCGGTCACGTCGTAGGTTTTTTAAGAAGTGGCAGGCCGAGGAGTTGCTTGATTAGTGGAGTTTACGTCAGCGTAAGTCTTACACTACGATTTCTGAGGTACGTGATATGATAAGTTGGTGGTAGTTATGCATAAGGTTTTATTCATAGTCTCATCTGAGTATGAGCGTGTTCTGCTTCGGGATTTGTTCTTGGCGGATTCTCGTCTTTCGGGCATTTACTGGCGTGTTGAGTCTGTTGGGTGGTTAGCTCTTGATGCTTGTGCTTACACCTCGTCCGAGCTTGCCAGATGTTATGATATTGTAGTTCGCGTCGGTTATGCTCCAATGACGTTGCCTGATGATAGCGTTTTGGGTAAGATTGTTGTGGGGTCTGTACTTCATTCTATTGACGCTTGCTCTTATTCTCTTTCGACGCCTGCAGATTTTGGCTTGGATTATGTCCCTGTTGTGGGAGGTCTTAGTTTGACTAAGGATGTTTCTGAGGCTGTTAAGTTGTGGCCTCGAACGTCGGCGGTTGTTTACGATAGTGTCTTACAGGGCATTTATGGAGCTACTCGCTGTTTGTCGGAAGGTACGTTTATTTCGGCAGTATACATGGGAGTTGTTGATCCTCTTCGGCAGGAGTTTGACTTGACGAGCTTTCAGCAGATGAGCTTGCTTGTTTCCAACTTAGATGGTCTTGCCGATGTTGCAGTTCGTTTGGTGTTGTCTATTGTTGATTAGTGCATGATAGAGTTTTTGCCGGATGGTTTGTCATGGTGGGAGTTGCTTCTTACGGTTTTATCCTTGTGTTTGGTGGGATGTATTAAGTTTTAATGCATAAAACTTTGTGTTTTATTTTGTTTTTACCGTTTTTGTACTTATCTTTGCATCATGAGATTATCAGAATACGCACGCCGTTTGGGGTTGAGCCATCGAGCCGCATGGGAGCAATATCATCGTGGTGAGATTGATGGTGCTTATCAGTTAAAGTCGGGTACTATTATAGTCCCCGATAGTTTTTTTGGTGTATCAGAGTCGTCTCGCAGAGATACGGTTGTTTATGCTCGCGTTAGTAGTCCGGCCAATAAGTCCAATTTATCGTCTCAGGTTGATCGGGTTAGCGCCTATTGTGCGGCTAAGGGTTGGGTTGTTTCCCGCGTTGTGACCGATTTAGGGAGTGGGTTGAATGATAGTCGTCGGGGTCTTTTGTCTTTACTTCAAGACCCTACGGTTGCCCGCATTGTCGTAGAGCATAAGGATCGCCTCACCCGTTTCGGTTTTAATTACATTAAGACACTATGGCCCGGCGACCTTGTTGTTATCAATAATGTTGATCGTGATGAGGATGGCTTGATGCAGGATTTCGTGTCTTTAGTTACTTCCTTCACAGCCCACTTGTATGGTCGTCGACGTTGCCGTCGTCGCACGGAGGCGTTGATTAAGGAGTTGGAGTCTGTTAAAGATTGATATTGATGTTACGCGCTTATAAATATCGAGCTTATCCAAATGTTTCCCAGCGTATTTTGTTGGGTCAGGCTTTTGGTTGTGTTCGTAAGTATTGGAATGAGTGCGTGTCGTCTTTTAATTCTTATGATAAGGATACCAATCCGCGTCCGGCTGTCCCTACGCCGCGTGTTTTTCGTCAGACCTACGATTGGGCCTTGTTGACGAGTGCGGGTGCTTTAGCCCAGAAGCGTATGGATTTTGAGGCGTATCGTAAGCATTTCTTTGATAAGCAGCAGGGTCTGGGTCGTCCTCGGTTTCATAAGAAGGGAGGCCGTGATAGCTTTCGGTTGCCGAATCAGAAGTTCACGTTGCGTGGTGATCGTATTCGCTTGGAGAAGATCGGTTGGGTTCGGATCGTTGTCGACCGTTCGGTGCCGGATGGTTGCAAGTTCATGAGTTGCACGGTATCGCGTGATGCGGATGGTCGTTATTATGTTTCGGTCTTGGTTGAGACGGTTCATGTTCGTCGTTTTGCGCGTACGGGTCGTTCGGTAGGATTGGATGTTGGTTTGAAGAGTTTTGTTACGACGTCGGATGGAGTTGTGGTTGATAATCCGCGGTTTTTTCGAGATAGCCAATTGAAGTTGTCGCGGATGCAACGCTTTTTGAGTCGTAAGGTTAAAGGTAGTCGTCGTTATCGTCGTTTGCGTCGTCGTGTTGCGTCGGTTCATGGTAAGATTAGGCGTCAGCGTACTCATTTCTTGCATGTTTTGACTACGGGTTTAGTTCGTGATTACGATGTTCTTTGTGTCGAGGATTTGAACATTAAGGGCATGCTTGCTAATCACCATTTGGCGTTGAGTATTAGTGACGCGTCGTGGGGTGATTTTTACCGGATGCTTAAGTACAAGTGTGATTGGTATGGTCGGGACTTGCGTGTCGTTGGCAGGTTTGCGCCTACGAGTAAGACATGTAGTGTTTGTGGGTGGCGTTATGATGCTTTGACGTTGGACGTTCGTTCGTGGACGTGCCCGGCGTGTGGTTCGGTTCACAATAGGGATGTTAACGCGGCGGTTAATATTTTAGCATTGGGAGTTGGCAATGCTTTACGTTCGGTGAGTGTCGGTTCCGGCGGACGTGTTCCGCGAAGGAGACATTGTGATCCGAATAATAGTTCTATGGATAAAACATCATAGAATTATCAACTATAGGTGTGTTCTCCTTGCTGGTCGTAGGCTGCATGATTTGGTATGCTTGCAAGGAAGCCTTACTTCGCTTTTTAGATTCACATGGTTCAGATGATTCAGATAACGCTCAGTCATGAAGCTTCTTGTTCGAGATAGAAGTAGGTTTATTAATTTCGTGAGCACCATTCAGGGTTTGCGGGATTTTGTGGATGCTTACGTTCCGGGCTCGTCTATTGTTTTGGGCGACATTAGTACTTTTTCGGGTCAGATGCTTTCCATGTTGCTTAAGTTCATAGAGGAGAATCCTATGGTGGATTGTTATTCGTCTTTGGATATTGTAGACCCTGTGTTGTTAAGCCGTTTTACGGAGGTTGTTAAGACTCCCTTGTCATTATCGTCTGTTCATTCTGAGAAGGATTTCATGGGCAGTGATAGGTCTTTTTCGAGTGCTGTTCAGCATTTAGAGTTTTCCGATACACTTCGTTTGTTGGCCGTTGGAGGGTCTAAGACGGAGATTTCATTATTATCGTTGGCTTCTAAAATAGAGTAGATATGGGCAACTGGAATGATTTTTTCAGGCGGAATGATGATCCGTATAGGGATGAGTACTATTCGCCGTATGTTCGTAAGCGTGACGATGATGATGTTGATAGCGGTTGGTTGAGCGTCGCTGCTTTTATCATAGCTCTTGGGTTTCTGGCATTCTTGCTTTGGGTGGTCTACGTGTCGTTCTAACTTATGGGCAACGTAAGAGTCATCTCTTTAGGGCAGTCGGATTACTTTCGTATTCTGCCTTTTTTATTTCCGGGTTACAGTGTTGTAGGTCCGGATGCCGTCATTTCGTCGTCTTTCATTCAGTATCGTGATATCAAGTCTCGTTCGGAGCGTGATGCCTTAGACTTCGACTATTCTGATTGTATTTTCATTTCGCGTCAGATTTTCGATGAGGTATGGTCAGAGGATGTTATTCGACGTGAGGTTTTATTTTTTGCACAGCGTGTCTTTGGTTCCCGGAAGCGTTCGTTGAAGACGCTGGCTTCTGATGGTTCTGCTTTTATAGATGAGTGTTTGGACTTTATGTTCACGGGTCGTTGTTACGAGGATGAGGCGTCTCGTTTTACGGAGTTATTCGACCTGTATGGGAGTGTTAGGTTCTTGCCTCGTTTTATTCAGGAGTGTGGGGTTACGTCCGTTGGTCATGTTAGTGCGAGTATGGACACTTTTATTATACGTGTATTGAGTGCCGTCGACTCGGTTTACTATCGTCGCGCTAAGGTTAGATTGGAGAGCAGTCTGCGTCCGAGTATTGTAGGTGCAGTTGAGGCGGCGCGTTTTGTCTCTCCTTTTTTCCGGAAGCATTTTAGGGACTTGAGTCAGTTATGGTTTTATATGCATTTGTTGAAACGAAACTATTTTGGAGATGTCAGAGGTTAAGGTATTGAAGTCTGTAGAAGCGTGTGCGTCTATTTCTATAGAGGAGCCTTTTAAGTTGGACTACGAGTTGTTGGCTCATCATGGTTGCTTGAGTGTACTTGGCAAGACTTTCACACTTCATTTGGATGAGGGTTGTGAAGTGCGCTCAGATGGAACATGTCCATGCGCTTTTGCTTATGATAAGTTTGCTTGTGCAATGTTTCCATGTACGCCTACTCAGCGGACTTACGGTCGAGGTGTTGTGGTTGTAGAGTTGCCGGGTTCCGATGGAGAGTAGCGGGTCAGCCAAGGTTTCAGTTGTTGATGCTCTTAGGAGTTGTCAGCAGAAGTTCGAGGCTCAGGAGCGTATGTTGAGTGGGCTTTTTTCTCAGCTTGACAGTGAGTTGGATAAGTTAGGCGATATGGGCTTATCCTTGTCGGCTAAGAATGATATAGTCATGAGTACAGAGTACTTACTTGTTAGGTTGCGGAGTAAGCTCATTTCCGAGCTTTCGTCTATTCAGATGGTTTTATCAGGCGGTCCTGTCGTAGCCATCCAGAAGGCTTTCAAGGAGCGGCTTAACGCAGTTCTTGTGTACTTGGCCCGTTTGAATGAGTTGCGAGCGGATTTTGAGTTAATCCAGCGGACGCGCTACACTAACAATTGGCGACAGTAGTTACGTAGATTTGGGTAGTTAACTTTTAATTTTTCATTATTATATGGCACAGAGATTAGGGTTCGGTGAGAGTATTCCGACTCTTGGCATCAAGCGATGCGACATTGGTCCGGGTTATACGGGCTATTTCATTCCTCTTGTTCGGGACGTTCTGGCTAAGCAGATTGCTTATGTTTCAGGTTTCGGGTCTGTAGAGGTCGATCAGGAGTCGATGATTGAGTTTAAGCTCAATCCGACGAATTACTACTTTCTTTTGGTAGCTCGTTTGGATACGGATATTCAGTCTGTTCAGGCTACGCTTCGTTCGGAGTCTATCACGGTTGAGTACATTCGTCTGACTCAGAGTCAGTATCAGGATTACCTGCGTGCTTGGGAGGTCAATCCGCAGGCACAGGCGGTTTCCTTCACGAAGGAGACTCGGAAGAATAAGGACGGGAAGGATGTCTCGTCCTTGAAGTACACGCTCGCTGGTTTCAACATTACTCCGGGTATTGCTCAGCGTCTTGAGCAGCTTCGAGCTCAGCCGGAGGTTATCGATCGTCTGTTTCAGGAGGTTGATGCCACGACGAGTCAGTCTGTAGAGAACTATCGCAAGTGGTTGTCATCTCAGGCTGGAGGTGTTGTTCCGCAGGGTATTCCCGCGTCGGCTCCTGCTCAGCAGCTTCCTCCGATGCCGTCTCAGGCACCTACGGCGATGCCTTATCGTGGGGGTTCACTTCCTCAGGGTACTCCTGTTCAGCCTTATCCGTCGTCGGGTTACGGTCAGGCTGCGGGTGTTCCGTCTCAGTCGGGCCAGCCGATTTATACTGGTCAGCCCATTCCTCCGGTTGGAGGGGCTCCGACGCCGTCTTACGGGGGTCCTGCGCCTGCTGGAGCACCTATGGGAGGGTCGCAGCCTTTTGGTCAGATGCCGGGTCCTATTGGCTTCGAGGAGGCTACTCCTATTGATGACTCCTTCGGCGACATGCCTATTGACGGAGGCTTCTGATTTTAGTTGGAGCTTACATGCTTATAGATAGTTTAGCGAGGTTTTTGCCGTCGGTGGGACGGTTTGAGGGGCGTGGAGATGGAGGTTGCGAGGTCGTAGAAGCGCCAATATGTGCAGTACCAGACTGCATATAACCACCTTTTAGTTAGGATTTTTGTTGTGTAGTGCCGGAGTGCCAGCGATGGTGCTCCGGTTTTTAATTTGCATAGGTATGATAGTTCTTGCAGTGGATGGCTCTTATAGCCGTACTGGTCTGTGTTTATTGGACTCCGAGGATGGTGTGATAGGGGTTACATCGATTTCGGTTCCAAAGGTTCATAAGGAGGGTACAATTTTTCAGTTTTCCAATTCTTTTCCGGCTGCTGTGTGGCATGCACGAGCCATTAAGGAGTGGGTTGATGAATATTCGGTGCGTCTGGATGCTGTGTTTATGGAGAGTCCGGCGTTGGGGTCCGCTTCGGGTCCGTATCTTCTTCCTTTGCAGTGCATGATGTACACGGAGTTTGAGTCGGTATTATCAGCTTCGTTCTATGATGCACCAGAAGATGCCCACAGCGTTCCATTTTATCTTATCCCGCCCACAGCTATCAATTCAATTGTAAGGCCAAAGAAAGCCAAGAAAAGGCCCAAGAAAGGCGAGATACCGGAGGAGCTTCCTCATAATATTTCTAAGGAGGAGGGTAAGCGGATGATTGTGGACTGGGTGGATGCTCAGTATGGATTGCGTTTGAATCACGATGAGGCGTCTGCGGTCATATTGGCTTATATAGGTTATATGATTCTTCGTGGTGAGTATAAGAATACTTACCAGTTGTGTAATCGTTGGTACATGGAGTGATGCGTGGGTTTGTTCCTCGTGGTTTAGGAGGGTGGTTTTATGTGCTTGTAGGCAGGATTCTGGAGCGGGTTGGTTATATATCCGAGTGCTTACAACGAGCATCTAACCTTTTATCATCATGTATGTTATGGTCAAGGAAGTGAATAGCGAGGCTACAGGAGCACCTGTAGATACAGATAGTGTGCTTTCCTCACCTTCAGAAGAAGGTGTTGTTACTCCGTCGGTATGTGTCGAGGATGACGATTGGTTGTTCTTCTCAGACTTATAAAAGCAATCAGATTCTCCTAAATTTCCACTTTTCCTAATGGGTGGAATTTAAATTTAGGGGTCGGTTTTGGTCGAAAGGTTCGAAGATTCTAAATTAAAAGCGTGTATACTGCACGCTCCTCGTTTCGGGGTTCTATTTAATAATTATTTAACAATTTAAGTTTATGGCAAAAAAGGAGAAGGAAGGTTTGTCCTTGTCGGATGTTTTAGCGAAGTATGGGGTTGATAAGCCTGATACTTTTATTGATTCGGGGATTGACGCCTTGAATGAGCTTTGGGGAGGTGGTTTACCGTTAGGATATGCTATTTCGATTTGGGGTCTAAGTGGGTGCGGCAAGAGCACCATTTCAGCTCAGGTTGCTCGTAGCTTCTGTCGTCAGGGCTATAAGGTTGCTATTATCGACACGGAGCGTGCTTGGAATGATTCTCAGATTGCTGCCTTTGGTTTGGCTCAGTTTAAGATGGATGGTTTACTGGTCCATCTTACGGTTCGTGATTATGGTCAGCTTGAGGACGTATGTAAGGTTCTGAGCGACGACGGTAGCTTCCGCTTGGTTATTATAGACAGTATGTCGGAGGTTGCCGCTTATTCCGACAAGAATCTGTCTGTTCGGGATTGTCGTCCGGGTGTCAAGGCTCTTCAGGAGGCGAATTTGTTGCCTGCTATTAAGAATTGGTTTGCAGATGCCAATATTTCGTCTTTGTGGCTGTTTCACGCGCGTGCAAATCTTCAGATGGGTATGCCTAACCCTTATGCTCCGAAAGAGCGTCAGGCGGGCGGATTTGCGGCTCAGCACGTCCCTGACATTATTACGAAGCTTTCTGTTGGTACGAAGTTGAAGGATGATCCGAGTTCGGAGACGTCTAATCCTGACGAGATTTTCGGGGTGGAGCTTTACATGGAGACTACGAAGAATAAGTTTTGCAAGCCGTTTGTACGGAAGAAGGTGAAGCTGGTTTTTGGTCGTGGTGTTGACAAGCGTTACGCGGTTATTGATATGGCTCTGGAATCAGGCGTCATTCGGAAGTCAGGTGTTTCTTACTTTATGCCGTGGGCAGACGAGAAGTACGTTGGTCAGAAGAAGCTCTATGGGATGCCGAAGGAGTCTGTGTCTCGGTTGTACGAGTTCATGCGTACAGGAGGCACGTCTGAGTCCGTTGCGGGGTATTATCCTATGATGTCAGATACATCTTCTCCGGAGATTCCGGTAGATTCTGATGGGGTGATTCAGGAGCCGTAATTCAACATGTCGTAAATAATACGTAAATGTAGATTTTAGGAGCTTATCTATTATTAGATGAGCTCTTTTCTTTTAGGGATTTTAGGGGGCGGTGGGCCCGGGGGTGTGGGTCCGGGTGTCTGGGGCTGTTTTCTCGCTTCTGGTTTTTGAGTGCTTCTGTCGCGTTATCGGAGCTATTGTCATCACGCTATTCTTTTGATTATCTGCGCATTTCGGCGGTTATATAAAGTATATCTTCAGATACCATTGATTACTTTAGCTTCTGCCTTCATCAATTCTATATCCAGAATTTTATATTATGCTTTTATACGATGCTTCCAGCAATTCTATATCCGGTTTTTACCATATGTGTGCTTCTGGTTCTATGTCTCGAGACACACATTTGTTGTATATCTTGGTGGTTTTCTGCGCCTTTCGGCGTTTATATGGAGTTTAGCTTCGGGTGTTATTGTTATGTTTAGTTGTAGCTTTCAGCAATTCTATATCCGTTATTTTCACCTTTGTTGTGACCTTAGCTTTCGCCTGCGGCAATTCTATATCCTGAATTTATTGTTGTAGCTTCTGGTTTCAGTTGTTTTGAGTGATGCTTTCAGCAGTTTTATGTTTTGTGGTATAACCCGAAGCAATTCTATATCTGGTATTTTGTTATTATTGTTTTCATATTTTGATACGTTGATTTGTGCGTATTTATTTATGTTTATGTGGATAAGTAGCGTTAGTTTACAGAGTTGTTTTACCACACGTTTTCTGTCGTCAGGAGTTATTGAGGGTTGTGTAGATTACTTTGTTTTGTGGCGGTTGTTTGGTTTGGCTGTTTATCGTCGTCATGTTCGTAGTAGTTCTTACGCTTGTTCGGATGCTTCTGATTATTGTTGTTTTCTATCTTTTGAGCAGTCGTTGAATATACGGTTTAATATGTATTTGCATCGTCGTTATCATTTGTTGTTCTTGTAGTTTAGTCTTAGGATGGTAGATTTAATAGTTAAGGATTACTTGGCGTGCCGTGACGTTCGTATAGGCGTTAGGGGTCTTACCGTTGTTAGGGGTGAGAGTTACAGCGGTAAGAGTAGTATGTTCCGGGGTTTGGTTAGTTCTTTTACTAATCGGTGGAGTAGTCGTTGTGTTCGGTGGGGTTGTTCTTGTAGTAGCGTTAGCGTACGCTTCCGGGTAGACGGTCCTGTTCTTCGGGTTGTTAAGGGTAATAAGGTTGGAGCACGTTACGAGTTGGACGGCGTTGTTTACGATAAGACTGGTCGAGACGTTCCCGTGTGTGTTTCGTCGTTTCTTGGCTTCGGGGTCTTGGATAGCGGTAGCGATAGCGTTTCGTTGAGCTTCTGGCCTCAGTTTCGTAGCCCGTTGTTACTGAGTTATAGTCAGAGCCGTGTTCGGGAGTTTTTGGGTAGCGGTCGTGGTTTGGACGACTTAGGTTTGTGCGTAGACGGTCTTCGTCGTCGTTCGTCGGAGCTTCGGGGTGGTTTGAGTATGTTGGATAGTTTGGTTGACACGGAGCGTGCTGTTGTAGAGGGTTTTCGTGGTTGCTTATCGTCTGGGTCGTCCTTGTTTTCGGTTGTATCGGATATGTTATCGTCTTTGGGCACGGTTTCGTCGCGTCGGTCTTGTGTTTATCAGCTGTTGTTGCTTTTGGGTCGTCGTTCGTCGTTGTTTAGGGTTGTCTGTGGTTATAGGCATTGCTTGTCTTGTTTTGATAGTCTTTCGTCGGTTTGTCGTCGCGTTGTAGGGGTTTCTTATTTTCGAGGTATTGCTTCGAGTCGCGTTTTTTTATTGTCTTACCTTTCTTGCGGTCGTCGTGTTTTGTCAGCTTATACGAGCTATTATTTTGACTTAGGTTCCGACGGTTCTTACGGCATTCTTCTTGATCGTATTTCCCTTTTGTCGTCTTTGCGGAGCAGTGTTTCTTGTCGTTCGTCGTTGTCGGTTGTTGTTTCGAGTCTTGTGGTTGGTGTTTCGTCTTACGGTGTTTGTTCGTCTGTCTGTCGTTCTATGGTTAGTGTTTCGTCCCGTCGTGGTGTTTTGTCCGATCTTCTTGGTTTACTTCGTTCCCGGGGTGACGTTTCGTCTCATATAGAAGGTCTTCGTGTCTTGACGTCGTCGGATGTTTGTCCGTTGTGTGGAGGTTCCTTGGGTTGCTGTTCGTCGGACGTATAGTGTTTTGGTTTTTAATTTTTAATATATCTTTTTTTATGGTTGATTTAGTGGAGATAGATCGTCGTCGGTCAGTTGTGGAGCAGAAGCTTCGGGATGCCGAGAGTCGTTTGAGTCAGCTTGACGGTCGGATTTCGGAGTTGTGTATAAGTCTTGGTTTTGATTCATGTCCGAGTGTTGAGTCTTTGGAGAGTGAGTTGTCGCGTTTGGATTCGGATCGTGTTCGTTTGGAGGGTGAGTTGTCGAGTCGTTTGTCGGAGATAGAGTCTTGGGAGCGTGAGTTTGCGTCTTTGTCGTCGTCAGATGCGTCGGAGACAGTTGTTGCGGGTGTTCCGTCCGTTGGTTCTCCGTCCGTTCCGTCTGCCGGGGTTGCAGGTGTTTCCGGGTCTTTTGCTTCGGATAGTTCGGACGACTTTTAGGGTTATGCTATGGATTTGTCACGTTATCATTCCTTTCTTGCGTCTTATGGGCGTTGCGGTGAGTTAGCGTCGTCGAGTCAGAGTCGCCTTGATAGTTACCTTCGTCAGCGTAATTCTTTGTCGTCGGAGCTTACGTTATGTCAGAGTTGCAAGGATTACTTACGTCAGGCTAAGGAGTTGCTCACCTGTTCGAGTTTGCGTCAGTGCGAGGACTTGGCTACTGTAGGAGTCCAGAGCATCTTTGGTTTGGACGCCAAGGTTGTATATGATAGTGATGGTGGTTGCTTCGTTCTGGACTACGGTAACGGTTGCGTCAGCGATTTGACGACCGCTCAGAGTGGTGGTGTTATTACGGTTGTGAGCTTCGTTTTCACCTTGTACTTGATCTTGAAGCTTGGGAGCCGTCGTGTTATGTTTCTGGACGAGCAGTGGACTCAGGTCAGTGCGTCTCATTACGGTCGTTTTTTGTCTTTTGTTCGTAAGGTATGCTCTGATTTTGATTTTGACATTTTGTTGATTTCGCATGACGCTCGTTTGACGGATGACATGTGTGATCGTTGTTACGAGATAAGTGACGGTGTTGCACACCGTGTTAAATAATTATCTATTCATGGAAGAAGTAGTTAGTTCTAATATTGGCCATGCGGCCTATGCACGTCAGGAGTTCAATCTTTGTGGTCTCGACTTGGACGACTCTTTTAATTCGGATTTGCGTAGTTGTGTTCTGGATATTTTGTCTTTGGTCGATTCTTTCGATCAGAAGCACGGTGATCTTGGGATTCTGTTTACCTACTTGGAGCGAGCTCGTTATCGTCGTCCGTTTAGTCCGCTGACTTTTGAGGATTCTATGTGGTTTGAGTACGCGCCGGGTCGTTTTCAGCATATTCGCTACAGCGGGTGTTTTAGGGATCGTTCTTTTTCGTTTTTCCGGCCTTACGTTATAAATGCCTTTACGTGTCGTTTGTGTCGTATTCGTAGTTCGGATAGTTTAGTTATCGAGTCTCATCCTAATCATAGTTCGGGTTGGAGTTGCGGGAGTGTTTGGCTTTCGGAGAATGGAGTTCTTACGGGCCAAGGTTTTTCGGGCAACCGCTGCTTGCTTAAGGCGGATAGTGTTCAGGATGGTTGGTGTGTTCCGGCTGTCCCTTTGTCTTTGGACGTTACGGAGGTTTTCATTGCTCTTGATTCGTCGGTGTTTGTTGTAGAGACTACGTCGCCGGACTTTTTGTCTTTGAACTCGTCTTATGATTTATGCTGGTACTTCGACAAGCGTTTAGTAGGTGTTCCTGTTAGTTCGTTGTCCTTCGAGCCATCTTGCAATCCTTTTTAGGGTTATCGTTTGGATTTTCGGTTTTGGGGTGTTATATTTGGGGCATGAAAGGTTTTGTTCCAGCCGGAGGTCGTTTTACGTTGTGCGGTAACATTTATGCGGTTACGCGCGCGTCGGATTTATATTTGTTGCGTCCGACAGATTCGTCAGAGGTTACGGCGTTGCCTTACTGCTGGTGCAGTGTTTGTGTCTTTCGGGATTCTTCTTGTTTGTGTCAGCGCGCCGTTCCTATCTTCGGTGGTTGTTACGGGAAGTGTCGTCCCGACGGTACCGATGTTGTTGTCACGCTTGTAGGTCCTTTGGAGCGTGGGTTCTCGATTCCTTTCGGGGGCTTCAGCGAGCTTGGCGAGCCGGAGCGTTAGTGTCTTGATTTTGTATAGTTTTACGACGTCTTTTTCGGGCGTCGTTTTTTTATGTTTATACGTTAATGTTTCAACATTTAATCTTTTTTTTATGCCAGGAGTAAGTTTGGCTCGTCCGTCTAAGGACGATTTTGATTGTATTTATAGTTTCTTTAGTGTTCTGGATGCTCTTTACGCGTCTCGTTGGAATTTTTCGGATGAGTGGATTTCTTGGGATGACGACGATCCAGACAAGCAGGAGTTGCTTCGTCTTCGGCGCATGCTTGCTGCTGAGGAGTGTTGTGATGAGGAGGATGTCGATAATCGTCTTGTTTTCGAGGCTTTTGTTCGTTCACGGATTTCCCGTATGTGTGGTGCTTGGGAGCGTGTTGTTTTGAGTTCAGAGACTTTGTTGGATTATGTTTGCGATTTGTCCTCGGATACTGTCGATCTTCATCCCGTTGTTTCTCGAGCTCTTGAGGACGCCATTTTGGGTGAGTGATTTTTATGGATTATGCTTAGAAGGTTGTGGTGTCGTCTTTTTGGTCATAAGGTGACTTACGTATTTACTACCCGTCGTCGTTCGAGTGGTTGTCGTGCTTCTCATTGGTCTACGGATACTACCTTTGGTGGTGCTCCTTGCAAGAAGCGTGTTGTTCCTGTTTTTTACAAGTGTTGTAGTAGGTGCGGTAAGAAGTTGAGTCGTGTCAGTAGGTACTGGGGAGATCCGGTTGTTTAGTTTTATATTCTGGTGTTTCTTATGGGTCGTAATGATTTTCGGGCTTACATTTTAGTCGTGTGGCTTCTTAGTGGGGAGTCGCAGACTTTAGGTAGCACGTCATTTACTGCTCGGTTGCTTCTTGGTTTTGTTTGCAGTCTTCGGAGTTCGTCTTTTGACTCGTTAGTTCGGCAATGGTTGGATTACTTTTACTCTAATCGTGATTCTATGTTGTTTGATATTCCATCTTTTCCGTGGTCGTCTGCCGAGGAGGCATATGATTATTATGCTTCTACATTTTGACAATTAAATAATATTAATTATCTTTGTCGTTGTGGAGCTGTTTCCGCGGTTTTAATATTATGTTATCATGAGTGATGTAAAGCGGTGTTCTCATTGTGGTCGAGTTCTTCCGGTTGGATCTTTTTATAGGTCGAGTAGGAATCCGGATGGTTATCAGTGTTGGTGTAAGGATTGCCAGCGTGCGTGCAATCGTTCGTCGTCACGTCGGGCGGGTGGTTCTCGTTCTACGTCGTCGGAATCTTCTTCGGGGGGGGGTAATTTAGGTGTGTTGTCGAAGGCCGATATGCGTGCTCAGAACATCAAGCTTTGTACTCGTTGCCAGACGGTGAAGCCTTTGTCTGCTTTTTCGCCTAATAGTCGCAATGCAGATGGTCATCAGAGTTGGTGTAAGTCGTGTTGTACGTCTTATGCTTCTTCTCGTCGTGCGTCGCGTGCAGAGGAGTTTCATAAGAAGGTTATTAAGGATGGCCTTTCTTTGCATGTTCCGTCTCGTCGCGTTGTAGCTCGGAATGGTGTTCCTGTTTCTGGGGAGCCTATTCCTAAGAACTTAAAGCCTTTGTTGTCAGTTGGTGGTTTTTCGGGTTCGTCTGTTTCGGCTCCGACTGTCACCACGGAGCTTTCTACAGATGGTACTGCTCCTTTGGATTCTAAGGATGCGGTTAATCCTCTTTTCTCGGGTATTAGTTCCCGGGAGCTTCTCGAGGAGCTTCAGGCTCGTGGTTTTGACTTGCGCGGCGCGTGTCATGTTGAGGTACGTGTAATTCGTAGTGCGGTTAAACTATGATGTTATGAATCAGAATTTCGGCCATCAGGATCAGGGCAATGTTTTAGTTTGTAATTGGTGTGGCCACACTTACGATCCGAAGGAGGTTAGTATGTATATACCTTTTTGTTCGGCGCATTGTGAGAATGCTTTTAAGGATAGTATTAGGCTTCGTTGTATGGAAGAGGATGCGTGTTCTTGCCTTCATAAGGGTCATGGTTATAGGAAGTAGTTTGGTGTTATGAAATGTATTGTTTTAGAGATTGATGGGGTTCACCATGTTGAGGTACATGTAGTTCATAGCACTGTTAAGTTGTGATGTTATGAATGAGAATTTTTGTTGGCTGGATCAGGACAAGGTTTTCACTTGTAGTTGGTGTGGTCGTCGTTTCAAGCCTTGTGATACCCCAGAGGCGTTTGAGTCTTGTTTTTCCAAAGGGACGTTTTTTTGTTCCTTAGAGTGTTCAGATCGTAATTCGAAGGCTATTCAGGAGGAGTATCAGCGTACTCATTATACTTGCGAGCAGTGTGGTCGTGTATTCAATCCCGACGCTGTGAGTCTTTATCTGCCTTATTGCTCGCAATCATGTGAAGATGAAGCTCGGGATAGGATTCGACGTCGTCGTGATGCCGAGAAAGAGTACTTTTGTATTCACAGGGTGCATGGTTATAAATATTGATGTTTTATGCGTAGTGTTGTTATAGAGATTGATGGGGTTCGTCATGTTCTTCGTCATAGTTCTGGTTTCGTTTGCGATAGGTCATGTTCGTTGTTCGATCTTTGCAATAATTTTGATGACTATCTATGCAAGTTAGCTACCGCTGCTAATGGTGTTGATGAGTCAGATATGGGAGGTGGTTTAGGTTACTATTTTGATGTTGAGTCCGATCCTTCTTCTTCGCATTAGTTACGTGCTTATGGGTGGGTGATTGTAGAGTTAAATTTATATTCGTCATGACTTTCTTTTCTTTTTATACGGAATTTATGAGCGCGTCTAATTATATGCGTGCTTTGCTATTGGAGCGTTATTTGCGCGAGGAGGTGGATGGTGATTTCACGCTTGTTCGTCATAGGGATACTTATTGCATGTCTTATTTCCTCCCGGGGCCTAATGTTCTACAGGTATCTTTCACGACATATAGGACTACGGGTGCTCATATGGTTGAGGTTTACGACGCAGATTCCGATTGTGCTCCTTTTTTGAGCGATTGTCATACTTCTGATGATTGTCGTCGTCTTCTTGAGTATTTTGGTTTTGAGGTCTTATGAGCAGGTTTCTTTTTGTCACGGATTTACATATCAACACGGTTTGCGCTGTTCGGACGGGTAATCCTTTAGCCGACGTGTTGCATAAGCTTCGGTGGTGTGTTGATAAGGCCAACGAGTTAGACGCCACACTTCTTCTTGGTGGTGATATTTTCGATAAGGCTACTGTTCCTTACGAGGCGGTTAATGGGGTCATGGATGTTCTGTCCGGGTGCCGTTATACCGCCCTATGTGTGTGGGGGAATCATGACATGCTGTACAGGGCGGACGAGAACGCTAAGCGTTGTGCCTTGTATACGCTGGGCGCGTCCGGCACCGTAGGCTTTATGGATAACACGGTTGTGTCTTATCCGGACTGTTATGTTGGCGGTCAGCTTCCTTTGGAGACGCGAGATAAGCCTCAGCTTTTGGTTTATCACGGTTTCTTGGAGCAGAAGGATGGTCGTTTTACGGTTTCGGTTTCCGACCTTGTTGGTTGTTCGTCTCCTGCTTTGGTTTTGCTTGGTCATGATCATGTCGAGTATGCCGACTATGTTGTTAACGATCATATCACTGTTGTTCGTCCGGGCAGTTTGTTTAGGAATCGTCGTGTATCCACGTCGGATAGGGTTCCGAAGGCTGTTTACGTTGAAGTAGAGAACGGCTCGATACGTCATAGTCTTTTGGAGGTTTCCGTGGCACGTTCCGCGTCGGATATTTTTTCGGTTTCGGGTTCTATGCCCGAGTCGGTTACTTCTTCCGATCCGTCTATTATGAGTTACGATACTCTTTTGGAGTTGCTTCGTAATAGCAGCGGAGGTGATGACTTGAGCTTTATGGACGCGTTGCGTATGGTTGCTCCAGATGATGTTGTTAGTTACTGTGATGGTATTCTTGGTGCTGCGTCCGTTCAGAAAAAGGGCAAGTAGTTCATTTAATGTTTAGATACTTATGGGAAATATTGAGGATTTGAGTTCGTCTGGTTTCGATCCTATGTCACCTTTGGATGGTTTGGATGGTGATGGTGTTGACAAGGTGATTTCCGGCATTTCGGAGGTTACGTCTGGTCTTCCTTACGAGAGTTACGTTTCGCTTCCGAAGCTTGAGGCTACACCGATGCTTCATGTTTTGGATTGCCTGTCGAAGCTTGCTGCGTCGTTGTCTGGGAAGAATGTTTATCTTTACGCTACGACGGATTGGGTGTATGTCAAGTATGATAACTCTGCTTATCAGCTTGTGTATCGTTTTGTGAATTCGTCCGGCAAGACTCTTCGTGGTTTTTCTATTCCTATTGTCCACCTGAAGAAGCTTTTCGGGAACGTTGTGGCTCACCTTGTTTTGGTGTCTCAGGATGCTCCGTCTGGTTCTGGTCAGCCGGGGTTGTACGCTTACTTTTCCGGCAACTTGGTTTATGTTGAGACTCAGCCTTTCGACGCGTCTGTTTATGATTTCCAGTACGAGGAGATGACCGATAAGTTGGACGGGGATCATATTCGCCAGAATCTTTTGACTTTTTCGTCACTTCTTGCTTACTCGGAGCGCACGTCGGAGCGTCAGTTGATTACGCGCGACGGTTACTCGTATATTAACATCGGGTCTATTCTTGGTCGCGTAAAGTCATTCTTTGGGCCCCACGATTGTATTTTGTCGCGTATCTTGGTAGATGTGATATCCACCCTTGCTTCTACCAATGATGGGGACATTTCGGCTTGTTTTTCCGAGGATCATATGTCGATGGACTTCGGTGGTTTCCACTATCTTCGTTTTGCTTATACGTCCGGCGAGGCTGTTAGTCGGTTCATGAGTCCTCTTTTTAAGAGTGCTTTTCTTTATGACAGCTCGGTTCTCGTTGAGGATGGGGCTTTCCGCCAGCTTCTTACCGTCATAGGTTCTTTGGATTACTTTACGGACACGGTTCGTGTAGATTTCAATCCGGGTAACTTTGTTGTCACGGCCCATCGGAAGGATGGTGAGGATGCTAAGTATACGTTCCTTTACAAGGAGGGTATGAGTTCGGGAGGAGCTATTGTTGTTTCCATTCCGGTTCTTCTTGGCGTTCTCTCTAAGAGTACTGTTGACACGAAGTACAGTTGTTCGTCGAGTAGTCTTGTTGTAGACTTAGGTGACGCTGTTTACTGCGTGCGGTCGGTTCTCATGCAGCAGTAGGAGTTATGTTCTGGGATTCAGATTTTGCCTCGTGTCACAACGACGCAGATTTAGATAAGTACTTTGCCAAGAATGGTCAGCTTCGGTTGACTGCTTGTAAGTGTCCTCGATGTGGTAGTCGTAATTTACTTCTACATGAGTTTTATGAGGCTTCTGTTACGGTTACCGTCAAGGATGGTGTTTTGCAGGAGGATTTTGTGAAGGACTATGGTCCATTATCCGGTGTTGCTGGCGAGTGTTTATCTTGTGGTCATATGTGGCGGCTTCGTGGTAAGACCCAGATTCCAGATATAGTTTCACGTTGTGTTTTAGACGTTTAGTCTTCTTTATCTTTTTATGTTTTTGTTTCTCGCCGAGAGCTTCTCCCTCTCGGCGTTTTTTTTTTATGCGACATAAGCAATTATATATCCTTAAAATTTAACGTAGCTTCATGGTCATAGAACTTCTTTCGGGTTTGAGTGCGTCAGAGTGTCGTCGTCGTGGTCTTTCGTCGTTGCGTTCGGATGGTGTTCGAGGCGGCGTTACTTATAGTTTGTGTCGCGTTTCGGATTCTGCGTCGTTTTCGCTTCTGACGTCGGATGAGGTTTTGGATGCTACCAGTGGTTCTATAGGTTCTTTGGTTGATATAGATGGGGTTACTTATCGTTTTCGCGGCGAGACAGACACTGATTGGCTTGTTGAGGATTTGTTTCCAGATACGGATGGTGTTGTAATTCATTCTTTTCCGAAGGATAGCACTGATATAGAATTTGATGCGGTTGTTTCGCCGAGTGTTGGAGACTACAGTAGACTCGAGAAGGCGGTGTTTTCACCGCGCCCATCATCTACTGCTTTTAGTAGCTCGGCACCTGTTTCTCAGGACGCGGAGAAGCGTTGGGTGACTTATCAGACACGTTCGGAGCTTAGTAGGATTCCTTATCCGGATATGTCTCAGTCTTTATGGTCTTCTGCTTTGGATCTCGCTTTTGATAAGTTAGGGTCGGATCGTCTTCGTTACTATGATGTGATGCCGTTCTACAAGAAGTTACGCCAGTCTCATAGGAGGTAGTTTGTATGGGTGATAGTTTCTATGAATGTGTTTCGGGTTTTGACACCGATGTTTCTGTTGAGGATGCAGTTCGCATTTTGGACAGTCTTTCTGTTGTAGATGCGTCGGACGATAAGCCGAAGGGTAGTGCTATTGGTCGCGCCTTGAAGAGTGAGTTTAAGGATTTTCGTCGAGCTATAGGCAAGAGTCTTCTTGGCGGTTTAGGTATTTGGGGTATCTGGGAGTCCATCCGTAAGGAGCTTGAGGCTGATAGGGATTGGGATGCGAAGCAGAAGAAGGCTATCGATTCCTTGCTTAAGGAGGCGGATGCTAAGAGTGCCTTAGATAATACGAAGACAACCATGATTGGTTATGGTTCTTGTAAGCTTCCGGAGGGTTTTTATCTTTTGGGTGCGTCAGGAGTGACAGATGCGTCTTTGTCGTCTATGACTTTTTCGATGCCTATTATTCTGGCTTTGGACTGGGAGGCTTATAAGTCTTTCACGCAGGCTTTGTCTAAGGTTTCGTCACGTCTTGATGGCGACTCTCTTTCTGCTGAGGAGAAGGAGTCTTTAGAGGACCTTCAGTCTCGTGTTGTCAATAAGCCTCTTACGGACAGCTTTAAGGGCAAGGATTTTCTTAAGTACATCTCTGTCAATGCGGTTTCGGGAGATTATGAGATTCAGCTCACTTATGTTCCGTCTCATGATATGGATCATGGTTTTCTTTTGAATGTTTCGGGGTCGTCTGATAAGAGTGGTTCTAAGTTTACGTTGTCAGTTTTGAATCCTTTTAAGAATGATGTTAAGCTGGCACGGATGCCTAAGGAGCAGCGATGATTTGGACGTTTGCATTAATTTAATTAACTTTGCGTTGTCAATAAAAAATTAGTATAGTTATGAGTTCGTTTGTAGAGGATATGTCGTTGAGCGATATTCAGCTGTCTGATGATGAGATTCTGTCGGAGCAGGCTCGTCTTACGGAGGATTTTGGGTTTCCGTATAAAAACAAGTATGGAGATGCCTTTTACTTTTTGGGCATTCCTCACACGTCTGGGGCGTCTGAGGCTGTGGTTCGTGTGGATGGTAATGGTAAGCCGTATAGTACTTTTGGTCCTGCTTCTACGGATACAGATGTTACGACTATTCCGGGGAGTGTCTATTTGGTGAAGGTTTACGGCAAGTCGGGTGAAGTTGAAGTTCTCGACGAGGTTCTCTTCAGCCATGAGGATAATGCCCGTGTTGCTGAGATTCTTTTGGACGAGGAAGCCCTTCCGGAGGACTCGGATTATTACGAGGAGGCTTACATGGAGAAGTATGGTGATTATCCGGATTCCGATGCCGCTTATAGTTACGCTGAGTTTGAGGGGGATGCCTCCCGCAAGTATGGTGTTTCTGATAGCGTTGGTCAGGATTTTGCCAATGACTTCTTGGAGGGTGCTGCGCGCGAGCTTCGTAAGGAGTTCGGGGAGCCTATGCTTAATAGTGTTTATGGGGATAAGGCTTACTTTGTGGTCGCTCCTCTTGGCGATGGGTATACGAATGGACTTATTCGTGTAGATAATGCCGGGGTTCCTAAGTTTGTTACGGGAGATACGCCTCGTTCGGGCGACATTTATGCAGACGCTGGTTTTGTTCATGTAGTAGCAGTAGATGCAGCGTCTGGCAAGCCTACGTTGTTATTCCCGGCTGTTGGGTCAGACAGTCAAAAAATAAATTATGATGAAGTAGCCTTGTTTTTGTTTCAGGATCACTTTCTTTCGGAGGACAATTCCCGTTACGAGGCTATCTACATCGATCAGTATGGGGATTATCCTATGAAGACGCAGGATTCTGTGGAGTCTGACGAGGAGCTTCTTGCATCTTTGGAGTCGGATCATAGTCCGGAGAACTTGTCACGTGTTGCATGGATTTTGCACAAGCAGGGTCGTACGAGTTTGAAGGATGGGGGTCGTGAGGTTCTTGCGATTGCTAATGGTCCTGATTACGACAAGCCATTGGATTACTCCTACAATCAGCGTGCTTGGACGCATGTTGTAGATTGTGATGGTGTTACTCGGATGTCGGATATTGGTTCGAGTGTTCCGGGCCGTTACCCTGCGAATCGTCGTAGTTCCGGTCGTCAGAAGTAGTTATTGTTTTATTTCTATATTTCAGCTGTTATGGGTAAACAGGGTGGTTTATTCGAGGAGGTTGTATATGACAGCTATTCTCGTGTTTGTGACTCCAACGAGCGTCTTAAGGAGTACCTTGAGGGTGCTTTGAGTAAGGCGGGTCTTGAGTCTTTTGTTACGGTTATGCCGCGTCGTGACGGGTATCGTATTTACACGGGCGAGAAGCCGGATGCTCCTTTTGTCTATGTGGATGTGTACTTGGACGGGGATTCTGTGGTAGTTGAGGGTTCGAGTAAGCGCAATTTGTCAGAGTCTGAGATGGGCGACTTGGCTCGTTTCTTGGGTATTTCTGGCAAGGAGGCTGGTGAGAAGCTCAATAAGTTCCGTCGGTTTATTGACGCTTTACAGAAGCATGCCGGGGAGGATGTAGATAAGCTGGAGGACTTGAAGGTGTCTGATGCGGTGTCTGATGCGGTGTATGTGGACGCCAAGAATCGGAATGGTGGTTCTCCTGTTCGTTATATGTCTGGAGAGCGTTTGGGTCGTCCTGTCAATCATGCTCGTCCTTCGGGTTCTGGAGTCACTCGGGGTCGGGATTATGTTTCGAAGGTGGACGGCGGTCAGCGCGTAGGCAAGCCTGTTCAGCGTGCTAAGGTTTCGGATTCGAAGGCTTCTGATCTTTCTAAGATTTCGGGTGCTTTGAAGCTTGTGAAGGAGAACTTTAAGGTTTCCGGTAAGCCTGCAGAGATTAAGGGCATTACTTTGGATTTGAAGGACCTCGGAGGTGCTATTGTGAGTGTTAAGGCTTACAGTAAGGACAAGGAGCCTAAGATTACGGTTGAGGCTCGGACGTCGGATGGCAAGCGTCGTGGTTTCGATTACGGCATTGACGCTAAGGCGTCCCATGTGTATGGTGATTTGGCGTCGCTTGGGAAGGTTGAAGACTCAACTCCTGTTCGGTGGCTTGGTGGTAAGCGAGTTTCGGATGCTTCGGATAAGAGTACTTCTACGTCGTCAGCTTCGGTGTCGGCGCCTGAACTTAAGGCGGCCTTAGAAGCCGAGGCTCCGAGTACGCTTGCTTCATCTGGGAATACTTCAGGTCCGTCGATTAGTGTAGAGGATGAAGGGGATTACTTTGAGGTATCTATGGGCGGTCGTGGTAAGGCTGTTACCGAGGCAGTGCGTCGTGTAGCTGATAAATTTGGGTTGTCATGTACTTATTCTCCCGGGTTGTCTTCGACTACGTCTGCCACTTATCTTCTTAAGCCTGCGTCAGCCGTTTCCGATGGTGATACTAAGATTTCAGTATCAGGAGATATCGATCGTTCGTTGTGGTTCGATACTATTTCTAAGCGTCTTCATGCGGACAGTTCTTTTACAGTTGAGGATGATACTAAGGACCTTGTTTCCGGTTACTACAAGCTTGGCGACGGCAATGAGGGTCATATTTCTCTTTATCCGGATAAGATTGTATTCTACTCTTACGAGAATCCGTCAGATGCAGATTCTGATCCTTATGAAACTGTCGTACCTTTTGACTTTTACAAGAAGGTTGAGTCTATTTTGGCACTTCTTTGGTTTGTACAGGCCACAGATGATGCCTATGACTTTATCGATGTTGTTCAGAGTGTAAAGAAGGCTAATATTGGAGTTTCAGATTCGGCGAGGGTTTCGGATTCCGAGGACACACTTCCGTGGTTTGAGAAGCTTTCGAAGTACTTGCGTAATGACGATGGGTTCACCATTGTGGTTGACAATGATAAATTTGTGTCAGGGTATTACAAGCTGGGTGACGGTAATGACGGTTTTGTTTCTCTTCATCCGGATAAGATCATATTCTACGCCTATGAAGACCCTGAGGATACTGACTATCCTTTAGAGGTGATTGTTCCTTTCAACTTCTATAAGAGGGTTGAGGCTATTATCGCTCTTCTGAACTTTGCGAAGGGTAAATATGATGCTTATAACTATGTGGATTTTATTCGCACCATGAAGAATGCTTCTCGTGAGGTTTCTGATCAGGATCATGTCTCCGATAGTGTTTATGTTTCGGAGTCGGGCCTTACTCCGGAGTTCATTCGTCCGGGCGTTGTTAATCCTTATCAGGATGCCAACTGGGAGAAGACGTCGGCTACTCTCAATTGGGATTGGGATGGTGTGGATTTGATGTCTATTGGTCAGACTATTGGTTATTTGGGTAGTCTTGGCAAGCAGGACGAGAAGGGTCGTGAGTTGTATGGGATTGAGTACTTTTCGCCCAATGGAAAGAATCATTCCATTTCCGAGTTGATCAAGGAGGATTATGACCGCAATCTGGCACAGGCTAAGTCTTTTGTCGAGGAGCATAAGGATGATCCTTACTATGCTTCTTCGATGAAGTGGGTTGTAGACTCGTCGGCTGCTCCTCGGACGGATTGTATTTTCCCGAAGGATTCTCCGGATGTGAATGACGGCAAGTGTCATTTTCCTTTGAACTCTTTGGCCCGGGGTCGTGCAGCTTTGGCTTATGCTTCGCGTTATAAGGAGCTTCCTGCGTGGTATAGCGGTTCGATGTCTCTTGACGAGTTTGTGAAGCATATCGCTGACGAGGTCAAGAAGGCTTATCCGTCTATTGAGGTCACGGCTGCTGGCGAGGAGGCCGGGGCTCAGACTAAATAGTTCGCTTAGGATTATTTTTGGAGGAGGAGTCTAAAGATTCCTCCTTTTTATTTGCACAATAAAATTAATGTTTTTATATTTGTGTCAGAATAACAAATACTTTGATTATGCTTCCTTTTGCAGCTTTCGTTGATTCATTGTTTTCAGGTCGGTCCTTTGAGTACTTTTCTCATTTAGAGGACTATTGTATTGGTTTGCGCGAGTCAGGCATTCTGTCTGGTAGTCCTGCTTTAGTTTCTATTTCTGATAAGACACTTGATGCAGAGACAGTTGTTCGTGTGTTCCGTGTTACGGACGGAGAATTCAGTTGTGACGTTACCTTCAATGTTCACTTGAAGCGTATTGGCGGGTCTCTGTCGTGTGGTACGTACACGTATGTTGGTTGTGTTGGTTTGGATACTTTTGCTTTTAAGCCGGGTGAGTTATGAGTGCTTTGTCGGAGGTTATAGAATCGGCTTTTTGCGATCGGGTCTTTAAGGGCGAGCCTGACTTTTTGGCGTCTCTTTATCGTTTGCGAGATCCGGGTAGTCCGTTAGATCGGAGTAGTAGGATTCTTGCATCTTTTGTTAGGCGTCACTCTGTATCTGGGACCGACGATTTACGTGGATCGGTTGTTTATCGTGTTAGGTGCGATTCGTCGGTTTGTTATGTTTACTTTATGGTTAGATATCTTCAGAAAGACGGTATGGGTCGTCCTATTCATAGGCGGTTTATTCTTAAGTCGGTTTCCGATGAGTTATATTAATGTTATTGTGTTATGAAAGAGCTTGATGATGACTGGTGGGCTGTAGACGGAGAGTCTCGGATTGCAAATGAGTTCTGGGTTGCTCCCGACGGTAAGGTTTGTAGCTATCGTATGGGTCCTGAAGAAACTTATGAGTCTGTTTGTGCTATCGTATCTTTACATAGAGTTATAGCCGAGCGTCTTTTTCCAGATATTCCCAATGCAGATGACTATATGCATCGGATGGGTTACATATTGGTTCAGCTTAATTCGTATTATCGTTGGCCTTCGTGTGTTGGTAGTCCGACTCAGGCTCAGCTCAATACCATGTGGACTTTGGGGTATGATCTCGATGATGGGTGTGGTGTTGGTATTTATGGTATAACTTATCATTTTCGGAAACGTGTTGTTTAATCATAACACGGTCTGTGATATTTTTTAAGCCTCGGTTGTAGATTGTCTGTTTTATTATTCTATTGTACTATGAAAAACGATTTTGGTATGTGTTTAGCCCGACTGTCTGTTTGTCCTAACATGACTATTAGTCGAGCGGATGATGACAGCAGTATCTTCGGGACTCTTGTATTTGACGACCCTTATAGTATTCGTAGAGACGCTTATCGGTATCTTGCTGAGCGTCAGTACGACGAATATCCGGACGGCTGTGAGCTCAGGGTTTTGGTTCGTCGGCGTCCTCAGAGTTCAGATGCCACGTTGCATGGTCTCGGCGATGTAGTTTGCCTTGTGGTTAACGTTTATGCTTATGGTCGTTCGGTCGGGAATTCCGACGAGGGTCATTACATGTATATGCTTTCTCGGCCGTTGGACGGTTCGGTGGATTTCGAGTCTGAGGTTTACACGTTGTTGTCCTCTGCGTGGCTTCTTCTGCCGAAGACTGTGGGTTATGACTGGCCTATGGAGCGTGCGTCACGTATGGCCGATGCCTTGGAGTCTCGCGGTTACGTGTCCTGCGACTATGACCTGTCGGATATGTAGTTTTTTTTGCATGAAGGTTGTTTAGATGATATCATATATTGAAGATGTATGTTTTTTTGATGTGGATTATCAGCATCGTACTGCGTTCGGTTTTCTCCAGATGGCCCAGTGTTACGCTATAGGTCAGTGGATGGGGTAGTTCGGATCTTATAGCCACGACTATTGTTTTGATAATCGATGACACGTAGTGAGTGCTTTATAGAGAGGTATAAGTCAGTTTTGCATGACGGATGTGAATTTTACAATCTGGATGCGGGGCTGATGTCTATGGATGCTTATGCTGCTTCTACTCTGAAGTTGCTTATAGTCTTTCCGTCGTCGTCTTTTGATAAGACTCATTCGATGACCCCTACAGTTTTACTCGACTGGGTTAAGACATGCTGTCCGGACGTATTTATAGACTTTGCGTTTCTACCGCATAGGGATGATATCCGTTGGTATGATAAGGAGCAGGTTCCTTATGCTATTGGGGTTTCGTCTCATCTCGATCCGTCTCATTTTGACATTGTCGGTTTTAGTGTTTCGTGTCTTTATGAGATTCCAGTTGTTCCGTGGATGCTTGCTACATTCAGCAGGTGTGATAAGCCTATTCCCTTGTCGTATACAGAGCGTTGTTCGCGTACAGACGTCCCTATTATTTATGCGGGAGGTGCGTCTGTTGTTTATGCTGATGCTTTGTGTGGATCTCTTGGTGACGGACGTTATAGTTACTTAGACTTCATGTACTTAGGTCAGGCGTGGGACGAGAAGCTTCTTTTTGATGCTATGGGTTCTTTTCCACGGTCTACTACTACGGTGGATCAATATTTGAGTTACTTATGGCATAGTCAAGGTGCTTTTTGTTTTTACCAGCCGCAGGCTTATTCTTTTGAGTGGTCCGGCAATAGAATTGTGTCTACCTACCGTGTTCGTGAGGATGCTCCAGATCATGCTACCTTTTGTTTAGGGTCGTCTAAGCCTGCAGGTTTACTTGGGGCTGCTGCGGGTTATATTCGCGGCAATGGTGGTAATACCAATTTGGCTATGGTTTCGGCTGCCGAGGGTTGTGGTTTTGCAGGCAACTGTTCTTTCTGTGCTGAGGGTCATCTTGCGGGAGGTTTACAGGAGGAGTCTCAGGATACCATTGTTGCTATGGCGCGTGTTGCTAAGCTTCGGAGTGCGTCGGATACAGTTAAGCTCGCCGCCTATAATCTCAATTATTTGACAGACTGGAAGGGCACGGTAGCTAAGGTTCAGGATGTGTTTCCTACGGTTACGTTCAGCAATATGCGTATGGAGGAGCTCGGGAAGGACGAAGATGCTATGGAGCTTCTCTTTGCCTTAGGTTTTCGTCGCGGCACGGCTCCTATTGAGGGTGTTAGTCCTCGAATATGGAACAGTCTTTATAATAAGGGTCTTTCAGAGGATGCCTTGGAGTCCTATATGCGCTTCATGATTCATAGGGGGTGTTTGGATATTAAGATTGGTCTTGTTCTTTCGGGTTACGAGGAGGAGTCTGATTGGCAGTGGCTTTATGCCTTTACGAAGCGTTGGCTTACGTATGCTGCAAGTCGTGGTGGTAAGTTACCTATACGCTTTAAGGCCACACCGTTGGTTCAGTATCCGTTGACTCCTTTGGAGTGTATCGAGAAGCGTGCTGCGCGTCTTAGCTTCGACGACGGTCAGTGGATTCCGACTGAGTGGTATTCTCGGTTTACGGGTGATCTTGGTGTTCGTTTTGAGGTTAATGGGTATCGTTATAGTACCATCCTTGAGCAGTCTTTAGTGTCTTTTGGACGTCGTTTGACTCCGTTGCTTCATCGGGAGGTTGCGTCAGGCTTGAACTTGTATAAGTTGAGGTCTTTACGTGATCTGCCTTTCTTTGAGTCTCTGGTGTCTATGATTTGTGATGACGAGTCAGGTTTTTTCGATAAGCGCCCATTTAATGGTTACATATCGTTGTTGCATTGGGTTCATACGAGCTTGGATGGAGTTCGTCGGTATCAGGAGCAGAAGGGTCTTTCCTCGACAGGTTTTCCTGATTTTACCATGCCTCGGTGTTTGCGTACTGATTTGTGTAGGGGGGTTTGTTCGTCGTTTTTAGTGTCGAATACTCCGGTATTTCAGTTTGCGGATGTCTCATTAGGAGCTGATGGTTTTCTTTCAGGTTCTCCGGTTAATAGCGTTTCAGATTGCCATGCTTGCGGACGTTCAGGTCTTGCTTCTCGGCGTCCTTTATTCTCCTCCATTTCTGCCGAGGATATAAAGGCTCATAAGAAGCCAGAAACGGTCCATATTCTGCGCTTCAGATTAAAGAGGACGTCCTATGGCAGGATTCTAAATCCGCGTGCTATATCACATCTTTTTGCGTCGAGTCTTTTAGGGTGTGATCAAGGTATTTGTGATTCTTTTATTCGGGTATCTCAAGTTAACTCTCTTTATGGTCAGAGTTATCCGGATAGTCATTGGGATGTTGGCGGGAGCCAGCTTGTGGACTTGGAATTTCGGTCTTATAATGATGTTGCGGCTGTTAGTCAGTTCTTTCAGGGGTTAAATTCCCGCGTCATTTCTTTTGAGGTTCTTGGGGTTTCTGACAATGTTTCAGACATTCCTATTTCGTTGGGTGACTTGAATCTGTTTTCTTTCCGGTCGGATTTGCCTATGGACATTTGGTCTTTTGTACTTCCTAAGTATGACGGTTCTACCTTACACTTGGAGGGTGATAAGTATAAGCCGTATATGTTGAAGTCAGGGCCGCTTTCCGCCCCGTTGGTTGTCTCCGATGGTCATGGGGGTTCGAAGGGTGTCTTTGTCATTCCGGTGCGCTGTAATCCGTGGTATTATATTCAGGCGGTTTTGCGTCCGAAGCGTGTTCACCCGAACAAGCTTTTTAGGGGTACTGCAGTTGATTGTGTTACCACCTTGCGTTCTCGTGAGTTTCATTCTTGTAAGTGCTGTGGTCGTCCTGCAGTGTTTGATGTGGGTTCTGGCAAAGGGTTCACATTGTGCGAGGAGTGCCTTAGTAAGTCGTTTTTAGCGTCATTTTGATATATACAATTTGGTTATTTACTTTATTGTATTTACTTTCGCGCTATGGATTTTGAGTTTGAGTTGCGTCGTCGCTTGCGGTGGGAGTTGATGGATGTTCTGATTGTGCAGCCACAGTTGCCTTCGATCCATCTTGATGCTTCGACTATTGGTCGGGTGTGTTTCGGATGGGATGACTTAGGAGTGTTTGGGTTTATACGTCTCATACGAATTCCAGATGATCCTACGTTGTTCATAGAGAGCATACTTAGTGGGTCTTGCGACGCACAGTACGGTGAGCTTAGGTTCCCATACTGTTCTTACACAGGCTTAGAGTCCATTTTGGATGTCTTTATAGATTTTATTTTAACAAAAGTTTTAAATTATGGCAAGAAGTGTTGATCGTGAGAGTGTAGTTTTGAAGGATGGTGTGAGTGTTGACTTTACTCACATGCAGGCTTCTTTCTGGCGTCTTTTGACGGAGGTTCCTGTTGGGGATCGTGTGAGTGTTACGGACTTGTGCACGAAGTTAGAGGTTGAGATTCGCAATTTGCGTGTCATCAAGAATAAGGTTCAGCATCTCGTCGGCGATGTATTCAAGATTCGGAGTCGTTGGGGTGGGTTCTACTACTTGGAGCCTGTTGTTTCACCGTCTGCTGAGGCTGCTGGGGTTTCAGGCGAGGCGTCAGAGTAGTTGTTATGCTTTTGCCACTTGATCACATTCGTCTTCCGGATGGTTTTCGTCTTAAGAATTACCAGTGGCTTCAGTTACTGGAGTTGTGGGGCGGGGTTCGCGGAGGTGTCGAGGTTCGTAATAATCTGATTACGGAGAGTGTTTCTGTAGATGTGATTGAGCGGCTTCCTAATCCATCTGGAGCGCGGGTATCTTTTTGGTATACGCGCTCCGTTGGTTCAAAGGTTAAGGATACGGTTATAGATCATTTTGGGCTTGTAGGTCTTTCGTTATTGAATCTTCAGGATCGCTCTGTTATTATCACCGAGGGTGTTTCGGATTACCTATCTGCTAAGATGTGTTTTCCAGATAGGAACGTCTTAGGTTTTACGTCATTGGCAGGCAATCGGAAAGCTACTCATATTGTATTGTCTTTGTTTGATGATATTTCTTATTGTTGTGATAATGACTTTGGCAAGGAGATGAACACGGGTTTTCGTGCTGGTTCTAAGGTTCAGTCATTTTATAGCAGTTATGGGAAGCGTGTTACGTTAATGTTTCCAGACATGCCTTTTAATGACCTTACGGAGCAGTTTTTGTCCAATTTAAAGTTCAGGTTTAGTTAAACTTTATAAAACACAGATTTACAGTGGTTTACATGGGTAGCAAGGGAGGCATCCTTGAGCAGATAATTCCAATCTTGGAGTCTCGTAGGCGTTCGCCGGATCAGTTATTTGTGGATGCCTTTGGTGGTGGTTTCAATGTTGTTACTGCCATGAGTGGTCCTCGTTGGGGTAATGAGTATAATCATGTCATTGTTGACATGTTCAAATATCTTCAGGAGAAGGTTTACTTTGATGAGCGCACCTGTGAGTGGTGCTTTCCTGCTGACACCTTTCCGGAGGAGGTCTCGAAGGAGGATTATCTTTACATCCGGGCTCATAAGGATGAGTATCCGTCTTGGTTTATAGCTTATGTTGGGTTCTGTTGCTCCTTTAAGGCTACTTACTTTCAGGGCTACGCCGGGAAGATGTATCAGGACCGGAACCGTGCATCTATCTATCGTCAGTTTACTATGAAGTATCATAGCGGCATGCGTGACGTCAAGTTGTTCAGCGGAGATTATCGTGACTTGCAGATACCATCTAACTCATTGATTTACTGCGATATACCCTATAAAAATACAAGTGGTTACAAGTCAGGTGATGGTAAAGGAAATTCTTTTGATCATCAGGCTTTTTACGAGTGGGCTTGCTCGCAGGTGACTGATAATCATTGTGATGTTTATCTTTCAGAGTATACCGAGCCAGACTGGGGGCGTTGGGAGCTTATTTGGTCTAACGAGAAGCGTAATCTTATGTACTCTAAGGAGGGTGCAGCTGTATCTCATATTGAGAAGTTGTTTCACTGCTTGGGACGGTAGTAGCAATTATATATCCTTAAAATTTAGCACGTCTACCACTTTAGTGCTGCTATACGTTTAAGAGTTACTCGATTTTATTCGGGTGTATCCTATAGCTTGTATTCGGAGTGGTAGCCGTTTACAAATTATAGGATTTTTTTATGTTGTATAGGGGTTACATTTATGTGTATCAGTCTCCTGCTGGCAAGTATTATGTAGGTCAGACTGTTTGTCCTAAGATACGTCAACGTTCATTTTATAAGTTGACAGCTTCTTATGGTGGGCATAAGATAGATACTGCTCGTCGTAAATACGGCCCTAAGTCTTTTTTGTATTCAGAGATTCTAACTCTTGTATCTACTCGTTTAGAGCACTTACAGTTGCTGTTGGATGATTGGGAGTCTTATTTTATTTATCATTATGATAGTTTTCATAATGGTTATAATGGGACATTGGGTGGTTCTTCGTGGTCCGGGAAGCGTGATTCTAATTTGCGAACTTTGGAGTCTTATTATCGTCATGATAAGGGAGTTTATGCATTCACTTTAGATGGCGACTTGGTTGGTTTTTATCATGGTGCGTCGGAGGCATCTCGTAGTCTTGGAGTTAACAGGGGTCATGTAATTCAGTGCTGTAAAGGAAATCCTCGATATCGTCAGTCTGGAGGGTATGTTTTTATTTACGAGCATGACTATGATCTTTTACCATCACGTCTTGAAGCTGCTCGTGTTGCCAAGGTGTATGATAATACGTCGAAGGAGGTTTTTCTTGTATCACGTGCGGGCGATGTATTTTTATCTGAGCCGTCTGTTCAGAAGATGGCTAAGCTATTGAACGTTAAGCCTCCACAGGTAACAGTTGCTGTCCGCGACAAGCGTCCTATAGGCGATTATTTTTGTTTGTTGGCTTCCGACTTACCTGATATAGAGTCGATAGTATTTAGCGATAGAGGTTCTTTTTTGCGTCGTGCTTTGAGTTACGTTGATGTTTACGATATGGATGGGAATCTTGTTTTTGGGTGTATTACTCCGGAAGATGCTGCTAAGGCTTTAGGGGTTAGCTCAGTTCATGTTATTGATACTGCTTTGCATGTTCGTGGCAGGAACTCGATTGTAGGTCATAGAGTTTTTCCAGTATCTGTTCCATTTATATCCAAACGCTTAGGTGTTTAGGTAGGGAGTATCAATTCTATATCTGATATTTTATGTCGTCTGTTAGTTTAGGTGAGTTTGTCGACCGTCTTAGTCGGGACTTTGTGGATGCTCCTTGTGGTTTGGAGTGCTTGAATGCAGGTTCTTGTCCAGATTCGTCCGATCCGTCAGTTTGTGTCTTTGCTCGGGATTATGTAAGTTTTCAGGAGGGGGCTTGTGCAATGTTTGATACATTGTTTCCTGATTGTAGTCCTTGTCTTGTAGAGAATCGGAAGCCTGCTGTCGGAGAGACGGTTTTGGTGAAGCTGACTATGGGAGGTTTTCAGGAGGTTCGCTATGACGGCGATAACTCTTGGGTGCTCGGATCTGAGGTTTTTTACGATCAGGATATCGAGTTTTGGCTTCGCGCAAACTCGGATTTGTTATACAATTTAACGTCTTCTATACTGTAATGGCTCAGGATCAGAATTTAGCTAATTTGTATAGGCCAAAGACCTTTGGCGAGATGGTTGGTCAGGAGTTGGCTGTTACGACTCTGAAGCGTATAGCCCATGCTGATGGGATAGCAGCCCGGGCCTTGTTTTTGAAAGGGGCCTTCGGAAGCGGCAAGTCAAGTATAGCTCGTATTTTTGGCAGAGCTATGAATTGTACGGAGTTTAAGCACAAGGACGACGTTTGTAATGAGTGTGCTGGGTGTCAGGAGGCTTCTGCGTCCAATTCGAGTCTTTACTGGGAGCTCGATGGTACGGTTGTGGGCAATATTGAGGGGATTCGACGTCTTAAGGAGCAGCTTATGGTTGTTCCAGAAGGCCGTCGTGTTGTGGTCTTGGATGAGGTTCAGGCAATTTCTCGTAGTAGTAGCGATGCTTTATTGAAGACTGTCGAGGAGGGTGTTCCTAATACGATTTTCATGTTTTGTGGTACGGAGGATATTTCGCCTACTTTGAAGTCTCGGTGTGTGAATATTGATATTAGTACTATTCCTCTTCCGTTGGTTGAAGCTCATGTTTCTAAGATAGCTGCGAGTCGTGGCACTCGATTATCTGCGGACGAGCTTCACATTCTGGCCATGAAGTCGGAGGGCCATATGCGTAATGCTCTTCAGCTTCTTCAGTTCTATGAGCTTGCGGGTCCACGTGCTTTGGATAGTTCTTATTTCAAGTTCCGTGATTTTATTGTCGCTTGCTTTTCGAAGTCTGGGAGTGTTGATCCGTCGTCTCTTCTTTCGGATTTGTTGTTGTATCCGACTATAGATGTTCGGATGTCTGTTGGTTTGTTGTTGCGGAACGTTTATGCTACTACGGACGAGAGCTCTGTCGAGTTTCGGCTTCAGAAGGCAGGTTTGGGTAAGACTCTGTTTGGGTTTTTCTTTTCGCCTTTGGCTCAGCAGGCTTTGGGGTCGGAGGTAGGTGTTGAGGTTTTGCTTAGGTCCTTAATAGAGCGTACTGCGAGTACACGGTCCGGTAATAAATAGGTAGGTGTGTTATGTTTTGTTCCTTAGTTAGAGATTACGTGTTACGGTCCGAGCGGCGGAGGCTTCGGGCGACACTTAGGTGGATAAAGCGTGCGGAGCGGTATTATATACACAATTGTGCTGATATTCCCAATTTAGGTATGTGTGTTAGTTTTATGTCGACGTGTCCGTGGTGGGTGCCGAGATTAGGTGAGGCTTTTTCCTTATTACATGTATTGTGTCCAGAGTTCAATTGTGCTAACTTAACGGCACGTTTTCCGACAGGGGTTACTAATGATGGTTGTTGTTATTGGTGGGGTATAAATATAGTTGAGCCACGATTGCGTTCTTTCGCTTATTTGAAGGATGTTTACAGGATAAAGCTTAAGTTGACATACGTGTGATGAAGAGAATAGTTTGGAGTATTCTGTGTGGTATTAGTAGTTTGCGACGGAGGATTATCTATCGTTGGATATGTCGCGCGGAGTATTATTACAATACGCATCAGCGTATTGGTTTGTGTTTATCATTTGAGGATACACGGCCTTTTTGGTTGCCTTATTATTATTTTACGTCAGATGTTATAGAGGAGTTTACGAGGTCACATTTGACGATTCTATTCAAGCCGAGATCGTGGACGCCTTCGGACTATCGATGTAAGCCTTATGTTCATAAAGAGGAGTTAAAGCGTGGTTATTGGTGGCCTTTAGCCGATAGAACTACTCGGTTTCGAGTCCTTTACTATTTGAAGTCTTGTTATAGTCATGAATAAGTGGTTGAGTAGGATTATTTGTAATTATATTTTATCATCAGAGCGTCGAAGGAGTCGCGTGGCATTGTATTGGACTCGGCGTGCGCGGGCTTATTATATACTTGATACGTGCGCGCGAGTCGAAAATAACGACGGAATGTGTTGGTGTTTTCATGTCACGCGTCCGTGGTACTTGGTTGATACTTTTAGGAGCACTCGCCATTTTTTGTCTGTATTGATTCCGGAGTTTAACTATCGTTTTATGACGAAGATGTTTCCGTCAGATTTAGATGTTTCCTGCTTGGCTCCGTCTGGTTTTTGGTGGCGTATTTCCGACTTTAGGTCTCGGGTTTCTGCTTTTGACTATCTCGTTAGGGTTTATGAGATGAAGCTTTAGAAGTGTTCTTATTTTAAATGGTGATTGTCATGCGTAGGCTTATTTGGTTGTTTCTTAGTCGTCATGCTCATTTGCGCTCTCGGCTTCTTTATAATTGGCTTTGTCGAGCGGATCGTTATTATATTCGCCATAGTCGTGTTGGGTTGTGCGTATGCTTTGCTGAGACACGTCCGTGGTGGCTTTCGCGTTCGCTTAAGGTTTCGGATGTTATCCCCGAGTTTAGTCGGGATGGGTTGACGTCTTTATTTCCGTCTCGAGAGTGGAATGATTCTGATTATTCTGCTCGACCTACTGTTTATGTGGACGAGCTTCGTGACTCTTACTGGTGGCCTATTACTGATCGTTATGTTCGCATGCGAGTGTTACGTCATTTGCAGGATGTTTATCGTATTTATTATGAGCTTTGTTAGATTGTGTATATGAAGGATGCTGATTATGATATCGAGAGTGGCAGTGACATTGTTAGTGTTACTGCAGCCCGTTTGGTTGTAGATAAGAAGCTATTGCTTGACTTTTATCTTCATCCTGTTTCTGAGGTTACGTCGCGGGAGCTTGACGAGATTCACAAGGTTATCAGTATTGTCTTGAATACTCACTTTGGCAAGTATTATCAGGACTTTGACGATTTGCGTAGTCAGGCTTTGATGACTATTATGGAGCGTCACGATCGTTTCGATAAGTCGATGTCACCATATAACTATCTTTATACGATGATTCGCAATGAAGCTGGTAATTTGTTACGTAGATTGAACCGCGAAGATAGGCTTGAGTCTGTTTCGCCATCGAAGGGTAAGGTTTCGGAGATTGTACCGTCGGAGCTTTCAGATTTGCTTCCTTATCTTTCTGGTGATGCTGGTTTCTCGCGTATTGACGTTCCGCGGCGTTTAGTGCCGTCGTTGCTTGTGTTTTGCCAGCGAGGGCTTCATAAGCGTCAGTCGGAGTTGGAGGCTACGGAGGCTGTTTTGGATATGATGATAGATTTTTGCAATAATAATTAGTTTTTTATGGAGGAAAATAAGTCTTTGGCTCCTGTTATGAACTTGGAGCAGTTGGTACGTCTTGGTATGGAGTCTGAGCAGGCTCAGGGAGTTGCCCTTCGTGCGGTTCAGCTTGGGGTATCTACTATGGCTTGTTCTGCGTTGCAGAAGATGCATAGTATGGCTGAGGAGAGCATGTCTTTGATGCGTGCTTTGGATGAGCGTTACAACACTCTTCTTGCTGAGGAGTTGCCTACGCTTACTCGTGTGGAGTGTTCTGATGAGTACGACATTCTCATGAAGCGCGTTCTTGAGGTTGTGAAGTTGGAGGCTAAGATCGCTCAGGGTAAGTCATTGTTTCCTGAGGATACATTCTCCCCTGAGGATCGTCGTCTTCTTGCTCTTTTCTCGAGTCTCAAGACTCGTGAGGAGAAGGATCGCTTTGTGGCTATCATCGAGCGTGAGTTTGGTTCTGAGAATGGTTTCGATGCTCCTGTTGGTACCGCTGATTCGGAGGATCATGTTTCTTATGACGAATTCTCGGCTGTGCAGCCTGCAGAGGTTGTAGACGCGTCGGCTGCTGAGGTTTCGGGTGAGAAGGTTCGTAAGCCTAAAGGTAAGGCTGTTGCTCCTCGTCAGGATGCTATTGAGCCTAAGGCTACAGATGAGCCTGCTGATTATTTGGAGCCTGCTCCGGCTGGTGTTACACTTCCGGAGCCTCCTGTTATTGATGGCTTCGATTCGTCGATTCCGGGGGTTGCAGAGCCTGTTAGTTCTGCTCCTGCGTCGAGTGGCGCGTCGGATTTCGACGAGTTTGCTGGCATGTAGATTGCAGGGGACAATCAATTATATATCCGGTAAATCCAATGTGGGTTTACCGGATATATTTTTTTAATAACATGGTCAGGGATTTTGCTTCGTATATTTCCGATTCGTTAGATGATATTTTACCTAACGAGTCTCGTCTTTCTATTTGCAAGGAGCTTGAAATTGCAGCAGCAGAAGAAATTTTAGCCTTTTATGGCTATCGTGTGGTATCTCCTTATCTTGTGGGTCAGGAGCGAGCAAACATCGAGGAGTTTTTCAATGATACAGCTAAGGACGAGCTTGATGATCATTTTGCGAAGCTTCTCAATCGGATGAATGAGCTTCAGTATGTTCCGACGCGTATTTTCGACTTTGCTAATATTCAGTTGACAGCAGAGTGTGAGTATCACACGCCGGAGAATGTTTCGGAGCTTATTCCTATCTTGGAGCAGAATATAGAGTCTGAGGAGTGCGCTATTCGTCATTATCAGCGGATTATTGATTTGTCTCGGGATTTGGGTGATTACACGACGGAGCGTATGGTTAAGGGCATTCAGGCCGATGAGTATGATCATTTGTCGGGTCTTAATGATTTCTTGGCTGACTTGCGTTCTTAGTTTTCGTATGGTCCTTCTGCACGAGGACTTTGTCAGATAGTAGATTAGATTGATGGATGTGTATTGCTCCGGGGAGTGAGGGAGTGCAGGCCCTCCTCCTTTGGGGCTTTTTCTTAGTTTTATGGGTCGAATAGACGATATACTTAAGCAGCGTAGTGGAGGGTCTGTGGTTTCTGCGGTCAAGGACTTCTTGGGTGCCGGGGAGGATGAGCTTGTAGATTTCTACACGTTTCTTACCGATCCTCAGTATATGGCATTGGAGGGAGTCTATCCTTTTTGGTTAGAGGAGGCTAAGCAGACGAGTCCTGATGTTAATTCGCTGATATTAACAGGGTCTCTGGGGTCGGGCAAGTCGAGCTACGCTAATATGATTGTTTGCTATCGGTTATATCGGTGGTTTATGCAGGGCGACTTGTATAGCTACTTTGGCATTTTGCGTGGCACTCCTATTTACTTTTTATACTTTTCGGTTTCGATGAAGGCCGCGGAGCGTTCTGGGTTTAAGCAGCTTCGTCAGATGATAGATAACGCTCCGTGGTTTCAGAATCATTTTCCGCGTCGGAAGGATATCCAGTCATCTATTCAGTTTGGCAACAACTTTTCTATAGAGTTTGCGTCAGGAGAGAGTCATGCTATTGGTTTGAATGTTGTGGGTGCTATTCTCGATGAGGCGAATTTTAGGAGTGGTGTTGGCAATGGCATGTTGTCAGAGTATACAGAGGTTCAGCGTTTGGCTCAGCAGTTGGAGGACCGTATGCATTCACGTTTCACCCGCGAAGGAGGTAAACTGATCTCGTTTACTTGTTATATTTCCTCAGCTTCTTATGCGTCTTCCTTTATAGAGCAGAAGATAGAGGAGTTTGAGCATGACCCGTATGCTCGGGTTGTCACAGCTGTCCAGTATAAGATTTGTCCTCAGAATTATTCTAAGAAGATGTTTGAGGTTTTCTGTGGTTATCAGCAGTTATCGCCGTGCATTGTTCAGAGTAAGGCTCATAAGGATACGTTACTCCGTTCTCTTGGGTTACCGCGTCCTAAGGCTCAGATGTTCTTCGAGAAGGTACCAGTTGATTTGCAGCCTCAGTTTAAGAAGAATATCTACTTAGCTATCCAGAACCATTGTGGGCGGTCTACGGCGTCTAAGGGTGGTTTCATAACGAACTATGACGCTGTTAAGGCTTGTTATTCTGATTCTCTTCGTCGGGCCTGTCCGTTGGTTCAGGATAGTATAGTTGTGTCGGATCAGGATGATGTTCCCTTGTGGTCTGTCTTTGATGAGCACAAGTTTGTGGATACTGATAAGCCTCATGCCTTGTGTCTTGACTTGTCTTTGACAGGCGACCATGCATCGTTATGTTGTGTTCGATTCGATGGTTTTATGGCCGACGGGCGTGCGGAGCATTCTGAGGTTTTCAACTTAGATCTTGTTCCTCCTCAGTTTCCGGGGATGCTTAAGATTTCCAAGGTTGAGGATTTGCTTTATTGGCTTGCTGATCGGCTAAATATCGTTGTTTTTAGTTCCGATGCATTCCAGTCTGCCCAGCTACGACAAAATGTCTGTGAGCGTCTGGATTTGCCGAATATTCGCATGTCTTTGGATAGTTCGGATATTCCGCATTTGCTTTGGCTTTCTATGGTTGTTGATGCTCGTATTCATATGCAGTATTTGGAGCGTCAGGATACCGAGATTCGTGAGGCTGTTCATGATGTTGCGAAGCATCGGGTTGTTAAGCGCGATGGTTCTACTGACGACCAGTTTCAGACTTGTATTGGTGCTTTCTTCTTGTCGGAGACGGTTTGCACACAGGATGGCGATCTTAGTAGCTTGTACGATGGTCGTATAAATCTTTGTGGTGCCACGAGCATTGAGAGTATGATGAAGCGTCTTGGTTATGAGGGAATGTCATTCGATCGTCGGCATGGCGTTTCGCGTGTTTCCGGTTATACTGAAGATGTTCCGGAGGTTGGTAGTTCTCAGATGCGGGCTTTGATTGCAGGTCGAGCTTCTACAGGCTCATCTTTCACCTCGTCTGATGTTGTTGCTATGAGTCATCGTTCCCGTCGTCGAGGAGGTGTTTGGGACATCTTGAATGCTATGGATGCGTCGTCGGACTGAGATTCCGTTAAGCAATTATATATCCGTTAAATTCTTTTTGTATTATGGTTAGACGAGCTCGTAAAGCTGCACATTCTACGGAAGGTGCTCGTGTATCTACCGCCGCTTCGGTAGATGTTGTTTCAGGTGTTTCTTCGTCGGCAGATGAAGTTGTTGAGGTTTCTTCTGAGTCGGATGTTTCTGTTTCGCCGTTGGTTACTGCTGGGGATGGTGTTCCTGAAGACATTGTTATGGATTCCGCTGCGGCGGTAGTTCCTGATATTCCGGTAGTATCACCTGTTGTAGGCGGTGAGTCTATGGCGGATGTGATGTCGGATGATACGTCGTTTGCTTCCGATGCTGTTCCCGACGATTCCTTTATGGATATGTCGGATGTATCTGTATCAGATGATGATATTATGGCTTCTTTTCCTGATCCGGTAGCTGCGGGTGTTGTAGATGTTTCTCCTGCGTCGGTTCCTGCGTCCGCGTCGTCTGATTCTTTTGGTGGCGGCCATATTTCGGACATCGTTGCGGTTCGGTCGGGGTCGCATGCTCCGGGTGAGCGAGTTAGTATGTCTCAGCTTATCGCGGAGCGTTCTGGATCTTTTGTTCGTGGCAGCGAGGTTGCTAAGATGTCAGCGTCGGATATTATTAAGTCTCGAACCTTTACAGGAGGTGGTCAGCGTCCGTCGGCAGTTATCCGTTCTCGCATGAACGCCAAGTTCAGTGAGTTGGACGGCAAGTGTCATACGAAGATCATAGGTTAGTTTTAATCGCGGCGGTTTATTGCCGCCGCTTTTGGCTTGTTCAATCTATTTAATTGTATTAATTTATGTACACGGGCGCGTTGCAGGCTTTCGGTTTGATGATTGGCAGGACTCTTGGTATTGCTCCGGGTGTCACGCTTCGTAAGACTTACACAGGCATTAACGGCCAGTCGTCGACGGTGAATCAGACTGGAGGGATTGCTGATGCTATTGAGACTCATGACTTCATCAACTCGATGGTTGATATTACTGCCGACGATGTTTGTATAGGTAGTTCTCCTGTCTATGTTTCGGGTTTGGATACCATCAAGAGTGTTGTCTTGCAGCAGCGTGTTTCTGACTTGTGCGACGCCTTGAATGGTATTGCTAAGTGGACTGCCATTGATCTTTTGAAGACGGGGTTGTCTATGTATGTTTTGCATACCTATGATGACGCTGTTGCACGCCGGAAGAAGGCTAAGCTTGTTCCTTTTATTGAGGACGTTGGTATTTATATGCGCCGTGATGGTACTATTATCATTTATGATGGTAATGGGCACGTTCTTGAGAATGTATTGGTCTTCTTGAATTACTCGAAGTCGTCTTTGGAGATTATCACGTCAGATATGAGTTCCGAGGATGTTGACGGGATTGATTGGTCAGAGATTCAGTATAGGGTTATTCCGGAGCCTATTCAGTTAAAGAATATAAGTTCCGTTGCTCAGGACTTGTACGCTGTTGAGCGGTCGATGTATAGTTATCGTCAGAAGCTTGCACGAGTTGTTAGGTTTGCTACGGTTGACGTTGGCACGTCTCAGGGTGATCGCACTCAGGAGATTATCGATGATATTTCTCAGACTCTGAATGCCGATTCTTTGTCGTTACAGACTACCATGACGCCTAATGCAAGTTTCGATGATGGTATTCCCGTCCATCCTCATCGCAAGGGTGTTGGTAAGCCTGAGATTGTGACAGATATTCCGTCCTTTGATATCAAGGAGATGGCTGATTTGGATTACACTCTTGGGCGTGTTTTTCTTGCTATGCGCTTTCCTAAGACGTATGCTGATTTCAATCAGCAGCTTGACTCCAATACGGTTTCGTTGATTAGAGGTGATATTCGTTACTCTCGCATGGTAGCGTCTTGTAGGTCTTTGATGGAGGATACTATCAATCATTGGTTTCGGTCTACGGCAGATGTTCTGGAGCAGTCGGATGTTTTTTTCCGTCTCGTGAAGCTTCCTACGTCCGAGGATTCAGATGTTGTTGATACACTCACCAATTTTGCAGATTTCTCGAATGCCTTCTTTGATACTTTGAATGCAAGTGAGACACGCGAGGAGGCTTTAGCTCGCATTTCGTCTTTGGAGTCTTTATTGGATGATACGTCAAATCTTCATTCCATTCAGAGTTGGCTTGAGGAGATTCGCAAGTACGTGAACGATAAGTTTGACGCTATTGACCGCGAGCAGGCTGCCGCCGAGGAGCTCATGGAGTCCGAATCTTCCGCGTCGGGTGATGTTCCTACTCCTCCGGGGTTTGACGCTGCAGAGGCTGCTGCGTCTGCAGGTATGGATGCAGAGGAGATAGCTGCTGGGGCTGCTTTAGCTGCTGGAGCTGCCGACGCGGGTGCTCCGTCCGCTATTCCCGAGTAGAAGTAGTTTTTATGGCAAAGGTTAATAAACCCATTCGCCTCACGAAGGCTAATACTCGGAAGTATGCGTCCGCTCGTAAAAGTGGAAGCACGCTTCCTAAGCCGTCGTCTCGGATGAAGCCGGAGTCTAAGCTCTCTACGACGACTTATAAGAAGATACTTTCGGAGACGGAGTTCCTAAAGGTCAAGAAGCGTTCCATGATGGTCAACGGTATTGACCTTATTAGTATTGACGCTGCTGCCAACGAGCTTCGCTTTCAATGTAACTCTGTCACTACTCCGGGTAAGAAGTACACGGTCATTTTGCAGTTCAATCCTTTGAGTCCGGACTTGATTGTTAATAAGCGGACAAACCTGAATAAGCTGCTGCTGGACTCGGGGATAAAAGTTTTTTGCCAGTGCAATAGCTTCTTGTTTTGGGGATTCCAGTATATTGCCGTAAAGAAGGGTTATGCAGCCTTTGGTTCTTGGAAGGTACCATATCCTAAAGTACGAAATCCAAAGTTGCGTGGCTACTCTTGTTTTGCTGCCGGGACGTTGGTTTTGACTTCTACTGGATACGTTCCTATTGAGAAGATTCGGGTTGGAGATTTGGTTTTCACACATAAGGGTAGGCTTCGTCCGGTAGTGGATACAATGTCTCGTGAGGTTGATTCGGTGTCTGAGTTGACGTATGGTAGTGTCAAGATCCGATGCACAGATGACCATCGCTTCTTTTGCACGAAGCGAGTATTTAATAAACAACGCAATGCGGCACAGTACTCGGATGTATTTGCACTTCCTATTGGAGAGTTAGGGAAGTATCATAGGCTTGTTCGGAAGCATCTGGAGCTTGATCATACGGAGTCTGTAGACTCCGACTTGGCTTGGTTTTTAGGGCTCTATCTTTCGGATGGGAGTTTAGCCTTAAAGTCAGTTAAGGGTCCTTCTGATCATATGGTTATGGATGGTCTATCGTGTCATGGGGTTCGTATTGCGTATGATGACAGATATCGATCTGTCTATGAGGAGATGCTTTCTTTGCATGGGATTGTCGCGGAGTCGTGGTCTGTTCGTCCGGGCACTCATAGTGGAGCCTTTGAGGTTCGAGATAGGCGTTTTGTTGATTTTTGTGTTTTGCATGGTGGCTTTAATCGCAAAGGCACCGACCATACTAAGTTCATTGATCCTGCTTGTTTATCTTGGAGCAAGGATGCTCAGGATGCTTTAGTTGCTGGCTTCTTTTTGGGAGATGGTTCTGTTTTGACAGAGGCTGGAGGTGTCGATAATCGTGTTACAACTTTGAAGTGGTTTAATACGAACAAGCAAATGATGGATATGTTGTTTATTCTGCTTTCTCAGGATTATTATCCACGTCTTGCTGGTTATGATAGGGCTCCGTTTCATGTATGTGGCAATGCTGAGTTATCTTACCCATTGACATCATATCATCTTACTTTGAGTAGCACTGATGCTAAGGCATGGGTTGAGGCTCATCCTTTAGAATGTTCTGTAAAGCACACATATCACACGAAGGGTGTTAACTTCAGTCCTAAAAAAGTCTATGATACTCCAGATGGGTACCGTCCACTTGCTGTTTCAAAGTTTGAGCGCGGTGTGGCTTCTAACGTCATGGTTTACAACTTGACAGTAGCAGAGGATGAATCTTATATGCTGGAGAATTTAGTTGTAACCCATAACTGCAAGCATGTTCGTGCCATATGTATGGCTCTTCCTTTTTGGGTTCCGTCAATTTCAAAGTTCTTGCGAAAGTATTGGTCTGATAATATGGATCAAGTCAAAGAGGTGACGGATGCTATCTCGGAGGCTGCGAAGCGTATAAATATAGACTTGTAGAAATTACATTCTTCACCATTCTTTCTTGAATGGTTTTGACTGCAACATCAGTGTAGAATAAGAGCTACATTGTTGTTACAATCTTTTTAATACTTAGAGTTATTATTTCCGCCGCGCGTTAAAGTAATTTTATTCATTTTGTTTTGCATTTCAAGATTATTTTATTTACTTTTGTCTTTGTAATTTAATTCGTGGTTGTTATGGCTTTTTATGAGGATGTTGTAGATGTTTCGTCGGGGTTGGATGCTCGACGGCAGGTTATGGACTCTTGGGATGCTAAGACTCGGGAGATGTATGAGGCTTTTTTGGCTGGAGCTTTAGAGGATGGTTGTAGTCAGTTGCATGCTGAGGATTTTGCCTATTCGATGACGGTAGGTACGTTAAAGTTTTTGTAGTTTATGTATGTCTTTGTAGCTCAGTGTGCTTATGCTGATTTTGAGCTTTCTCAGCTTAAGGATGATATCGAATTAGGCGATATTGCTTTAACGATTGAGAGGTTCATTAATATTTTGACCGAAGATCCTTACCATGTTTTTGAGCCGGAGTATGATCAGCATGATTTAGATAGGGATTACGCTGGTTTTACAGCTTTAAGGGTTTCTCCTGCTCGTCGATTTGTCTATCGCGTGTTATCGGTTAATGACTTTAAGCGTTTGGCTCCATCTAAGTTTTACAAGCGTATGGTTAAGAATGGTCTACCTGTTCATGATCCTGATGCTTTGGTTTTGTGGATTCATGATACGGCTATTGATTATCATTTGATGGGTCCTAATTCAGCGCGGCATTTAATACAGGATAGTAACGAAGATTAATATCATGGAAGATTGGGTTAAAGGTTCGAATTTCACTTGTTCTTTTAAGTTAGATTCATCTGCATTTTTCGCAAAGAGTTTTAATTTGCTTTCGGAGGATGCTCGTTCTGCGATTTTGGGCATGGCTAAGTTTTACGGTTTTGTCAAGGCGTGCAATCCGGATCATTTCAAGGATGATATAGATTCTGACGGTGAGATGCATGTTACGGAGTCAGAGATGTGGGATTTCTACCATGCAATAGTCAGTCCTTCATCGAGTAGTGAGTGCCAGACTTTTTTGCGCAATCAGCTTTTGTTCTATTCTCGATTGTATGGGGTTGATAAGACTCGGGAGTTGTTAGCTTCGCTTTAACATAAATTTAATACTATGGATTTCTTTGACAGCTTAAAGTCTTCGTCGTCTGATTATGCTGGTGGGTCTAATAATATTGCCAGCATGGATTTTGAGAATGGGGCCATGTGGGCCTATGGTTTTTTGACTCGGTGGCGGGATCCGGATGTTGATGGTTGTCCCGATGTTGATACCCGTGTTCTTCTGCGTCTTCACAAGGATGGGGACTATCATATAGTGTTTGGGTTCTATCGTGGTAACGATTACTGGGTGACCGTTTCAGGTGATGTTATTCCTTTTGGAGGCTTGAGTATTGTTGGCTGGCGTTATTTTTTCGATGCTGATAAATAGGTAGGTTGATATTAAAGGATTATCTTATGAGTGTTGCTCTTCGTTTTTCAGATTCTTTCAGGTCTCGGCTTCTTTTTAAGTCGGTTACCGATGTTGATCTTTTCATGCAACATGCTTGTCGTTATGGCGAGGAGCTTGTTGCTGCGGATTGCTTCGACGCATTTCCACATCATACGTTGGATGGTTCTACTATTGTAGAGATTTCGGATGCTGAAGCTCGTTTCTTATGGAAGGAGGCTACGGGTAGTTTTTTCGATGATTAATTATTCAGCGGTACGCCAGAAGGCTTTAGACTTGTATATTCTTAGCTGGCGGGTCGGTAATTATATATCCGCAAAACTATTTATGTGTTATGGCGGATTATGTTAGTGCTTATACAGGTTCTCAGATTGATGACCTTTTGTCTAAGGTGCAGCCTTTAGCGCAGTCTGTTTCTCAGAAGGCTCCTTTGACGATGTTGGCTTCTTCTCTTGGCGAGGGGGGGGTTGGTCTGATTTTTTAGACACATCTCAGAACATTACTGATCTTATTTCTTATCTTTTTGGTCTCATTCATACGGGGAGCGTTCGTTTCATTCGTTACGCTCCTTATTTTGGGTTCGCTTGGGCTAACGGGAGTTCGAATAGTAATAGTGGTTTTATTTTTGAGGCCAATAACAAAGTTGTTTACTATAACACATTTACTGAGACTCAAGCCAGTTTAGCTTCAGGTACAGATAGTCAGATTTTAAGTCGGATTATAGCTGGGACTTCGTTTTCCTTTGCTGCTTACGCTACTACTTCTCTGGGCAATGTTACTTTAACGAAGAGTTATGGTTCTTCTGGTTATTGGAAGGGTCCGGATGGTTTTATGGTTTGTTGGGGTTCTTTTACGGGCAACAATACTGCTTCGGGAGCAAATGTAAATTTCCCTACGTCTTTCTATGTAGCTCCTTATTCTATTTCTTTTGCTGTGACCACCGGTACGGGCAATAGTGTTCGTGCTGCTACGTGTTTGGGGTTGTATTCAAGTTACTTTAAGCAGAATTGTTCATGGGCTGCGTCGTCGTCAGGTTATGGTGGTGAGGTATACTACTACATGGCTTTGGGTCGCTGGAAGTAGTTTTCTATCTCGTTGTGTTTTTATTTTTCGAGACTTCTCTTTATAGAGAAGTCTTTTTTTGTTGTGAAGGTAAAGCAATTATATATCCGTGAAATTAAAATTGTTTTTTATGGCACAGTTAAAGTCGATGATTCGGTCGCAGTTTACCTCTCCGGTGGCTATGTTGGATGTTGTGGCTTATAATACGAGGATTCTTGCTGGTGAGCTTGACGTTGATTTCTCGGATTTGTTTTCCATTATCATTTTCCAGCGTGCTTTCGGTGATGGAAATGAGTATACGGTAACTGTTGGGTCCGACAAGTTTGTTTCTGTAAATGGGCGCGCTGAGGTTCTTGCTGTTCGAGATTCTACTGTTTCTTACACCGTCAGTTCTGAAGGTTTTGAGAATATTTCCGGTTCTATTGTAGCGTCTGCTGTTAATATCGATATTCTTCTTCCTCGGTTTGAGGTTGCCGCTCCTGCTCCGGAGCCTGTGATGTTCACAATTACTGTTAATCCCACTCCGTCGGATGCGGCTGTTAAATTAAACGGTGTGGCTCAGTCGTCGGTTTCGGTAGCTTCGGGTTCGTCTGTTTCCTATGAGGTTTCGAAAACTGGCTACACGACGAAGACTGGTTCTATCGTAGCCGATTCGACGAAGACGGTTGATGTGGTATTGGAGGCGGTTTCTGTAGAGAAGGTAACAATTACTATTAATCCCACTCCTGCTGATGCTACGGTTAAACTGAATGGCGTGGAGCAGAGCTCTATTGAGGTTGATAAAGGGTCAGAGGTTTCCTATGAGGTTTCAAAAGCCGACTATGTTACCCAGTCAAATACACTGACCGCTTCTTCGACTCAAACTATCGACGTTACCTTGGTTGCTGCTACTACTTCTTCTGATGAAGAGTAGCTTGGAGTTTTATGTGAGAATTAGTTTATTCATTTTTTAATTTTATAGTTGTTATGGCAGATAAAAAATTGCGGCGTATGGAGCGTGATCGTTTCACGTCGCCTGTTGCTATGCTTGATGTGATAGCATACAATATTTCGATTCTTGCGGATGTTGCAGGTGTTGATTTCGAGGCACCTCAGACTGCTGTTGTTTTCCAGAGTTCGCTGGGTGCTATTCCTGCGGGCTTTAAGGTTACGATTTCGAATGTTGCTTACACGAGTGTTGAGGACCGCGCGGTTGCCATTCTCGCATCAGGCACGTCGGTGTCGTACAAAGCCGAGGCTGATGGTTACACCGCCATCGAGGGTGTTATTATTCCGGAGGGTGTGAATCAGGTGGTTTACTTGCCGTGGGCTGTTGCTCCCTCGACGACGAATGCTTAGGAGACTCTAAGCGATTATATATCCCTTAAACTTTTTTAGAGATGCTTAACAAAGTTTTATCTACGTATCGGAGCTCTTTCCGAGTTATCGACTCGAAAGAGGACCCTGCCACCGGAGTTAAGATTCCTATTATCCGTGGTGCGGCGTCCCATAGCGATGTTCGGAGCCAGAAGGGTTATCGGTACCGTAATGGTTTTTGGGATAAGATTATCAACGATTCTCAGCTTCAGCAGCGTGTTGAGGGTCGTGATATGCTTGGGATGATTGAGCATCCTCTTGATGATTCCGAGTATATGCGCACGCCTTTGAATAAGGCGTCGCACATTGTGCTGCGTGCATGGGTTGATGATTCCTCACATGATCCATACATTGACTGCGGGTTGCTTAATAACGAGGATGGTTGTGCTATTAAGGCTTTGGTTGACGTAGGCTTCCGTCCGGGTTGCAGCACTCGTGCTTTGGGTGATTATCTGGAGGACTCCATTTCGGAGTACTTGGATGAGAACAACTACTATGTTATTACATGGGATCTTGTTCGGTCACCTAATTTCGAGGATATTCGGTTGGAGAAAGTTTCGGATTCTCTTATGGCGTCCCCGCTGTTCAGAGAAGCTGTGCAGATGTATCAGTTACGAGATTCTGTAGACGATGCTTATAATCCCGATCATTTATTGGCGGACATTAGCAAGGCTATTTCGGACTTGGAGCGGTTGAAGGACCGTGTTAGTCGGAGTCTTGGAGTTCGTTAGATTTTGGTTATTAACATTTTTTTTAAGTTTTTATCTTATGGCTGATATTATTTCACAGGAGATGAGTCGCGTTACTGACAGTATCGCCCTCACTCGTAAGAGCAAGCGTATTACCGAGTACATGAATCGGTATGACGCCTTTGCCAAGAAGCATGGCATGACCCTTTCGGTTAAGGATCGTGGTATTCAGGCAGGTATTCTTAACACCTTCAAGCGTGAGTGTGAGAAGGTTTGCGACTCGATTGACGCTCCCGCCACTCGCGGTCAGCAGGTCAACATGATGAGTGACTTCGGTCCCTACGTTCCGGAGGTATTCCCCATCGTTGCTGCTTGGTATCCTGACTTCCCGCTGAAGGATCTGATTTCGGTTCAGGACATGTCGCAGGACCTCGCGTTCTTGTTCTTCTCGAAACTCGTTACTGGTACGAACAAGGCTCCTACGATTGTAGGTCAGGCTGTTGAGACCGCTACGGGTATGCGTCAGATTAATGGCTACTATCCGACTGGTGAGATTCTGGGTGAGACTATTCCGTCGGATCAGCTGGAGGTTGACACTTCAAGCAACATCACGGCTGTTACGGCTTACTTCGCTCTGAACGTTTCGGGTGACTACATCGACAAGTTCAAGCTGGACATCTATGATGGTCAGACTCTGAAGGCCTCGATGATTCCCGCAGGTGTTATCGGAGACAAGATCAACCTTGTTCCGGCTTCGGCACCCACTCAGGCTCCGGCGTCGTACATGCTGATTAGCTCGGGTGGTATCTTCATCGCCGCTGGAGACGTGGGTGCTACTGCTCAGGCTCCTCTGACGGCTCCGTGCATCAACGCCAACTACGTTTGGAATCTCGACTACGCCATTCAGGAGAACATTCCGAAGGTCAAGGAGCAGGTCGAGAAGGTCGAGATGCGTGCCATTCCGCGTGCTATCGGCATGGAGTGGACCATCTTTGCTGAGGCTCTCAAGAAGTCACAGTTCGGTACTGACATTCGCACCGAGAACACGAAGCGCGTACTGAATCTCATGTATCAGTATCAGGTTCGCTACATTCTCGACACCATGTGGACGTTCGCTACCGGAGCTACCGGAACGATCAACATTCCTCAGTCGACGTCCATCTCACTTGACGTACAGGCAGCTAATGTTGCTCAGCAGCTGAAGCGTTATGCTACGCAGATCGAGTTGGCTACGGGTATCTGCGAGGGCAACCGTCTGGTTGTAGGTAAGAACCTGAAGGCTTTCTTCGAGTCACTGCCCAACACGTGGTTCCAGCCCGAGAAGTATCAGGCTCAGTGGTCAACCGCCCGGAAGATCGGTACTTTTGCCGGATTCGTAGTCTTTTATGATCCTTGGCGTCAGGATGATGCTGCTATGATGTCGTTCCGGGGAAGTGAATTTTGGTCAGCTCCGTTTGTTATGGGTATCTACCTGCCCATTGTTCCGACGGATCAGGTTGCCCTTGGTGTGACTGTTCGCCAGTCGATGGTTTCAATGGAGGCGTACAAATATCGGCTCCCTGAGGCCGTAACTCGCTTGACCGTGGCTTACGTGTAGCGTTTGGTTGCGAGACGTTTTTTAGTGGAGAGCGTTTATGTTCTCCACTTTTTTTTGTTTATTCATATTTCTTTTGTATATTTGTGAAGCTGTATAGCTTCTCTCTACCGTTGTGCTATACATTTATTGAGTTGGAGTCCTTTAATGGGGTCATGAAGTAGAGAGCATGGTCCTGTTGGAGGATTTTCCTTTTGTTATGGTTACAGGATTTATTTACCTTCGTATTAGTCCAAGTGGTAAGGGGTATATTGGTCAGGCCGTTAATCTTGATAGTAGGGATAATGATTTTCTTCGTGTTAATCATCCGTATGGTGGTAGGTCTATAGAGAATGCTCGTAAGAAATATTCTCCGAAGTTGTGGCGTAGGGTTGTTTTAGCTACTGTCAGTGCCAAAGACAGAGTTGACTTTCGTGTGTGGTTAGATGCACTGGAGGTGTACTTCATTTGGCATTATAAAACAGCTGATAAACATTATGGTTATAACATTACGCGAGGTGGGAATAGTCGGGGCGGTTATCATCATTCAGAAGAGACGCGCATTAAACTTGGTTTAGGGAATAAGGGGAAGACTATTTCCGCAGAGGTTCGGGCTCGCATTTCGAAGAAGTTACGCGGTCGGAAGCGGTCTGTTGAAGCTTGCATTAAAGCCAGTCTTGCTTTACGTGGTCGCAAACGGCCACCAGAGGTTGTGGCTAAAGTTGCTGCGAAGAATAGAGGCAGGAAGGTTCGTCCTGATAGTATTATTTTCACAGAAGCGTATAGGGAATGTAAGCGCTTACAATCATTAGGGCGGCGTCATACAGAGGCATCTAAGGATAAGATGTCTCGAGTTCAGGGCGCGGAGCCACTGCTTGTTTATGATAGATACAGTGGCTTATTTATAGGTGAGTTTCAGAATAGAGAGAAGGTAGCCAAGAAGTTTGGTATCTTTTCTCATCACATAGTTCGTTCGTTTAATTCTCGTCCGGGAGCTTCTTGGGTTTTGATTAAGGATCATGTGTATGCTTATGCTTCGTCTGGTTTTTCCCGTGTTTCTTTGTGTGAGAATGGTTATGTTCCTACTGTTAGGAGTTCTAAGCGTATGGCTTTGTGTTTTACAGATTCTGGTGATGAGGTTTGTCGTGGTACGGTCAAGGAGTTATCTGTAGATTTGGGGTTGCCTATGCGCGATATTCAACGCGTATGTCGGGGTAGTCGTGTCCATGCAGGTCCTTATAGGTTTAGGTTCATAGACGATGTTGTTTCTGGGGGTTGAGGTTTCTTGTGAGTAGCTTCGTGTTTTGCTTTTATGCTGCGGGTTATCTTTTTCTCTCATTTTAGGCTTTACGTGTTTTGACTCTTTGCTATAAGGCATTCTTACGTTTATCTTTGTAATTAACATTTGAGGTTTTATGCTTGATTTATCTCTTTTGGAGTCGCTTCTTGATGATGCTCTTGCGTCGGAGACGGAGGATTCCTTGCGTGAGTGGTTTTCGTCCATAGGTTCTATGTCTTAATTAGTGTTTTCGTTATGGGTTCTTTTAGTGCTTATCATTTGATGGGTTTGCCTACTATAGACTTATCGTCGGTACCTTTTTCTGGGTATGGTTCATATGCATGTCCCACTTGTGGTTATGTTGATGAGAGTGGCGATGCCTTTTATGTGGTGGGTTCTAAGACATATCCTATTTGTTGCAATGAGCATTTGAGTGGTGGTCCGGATGGAACGATTCACGATTGGGATGAGGTTCATTGTTGCAGACATTGTGGTCATGAGTATTGGTTCCGGAATGGCTGTTTTTAGACTGGTTTAATATTAATATGTGCTGTTATGAGTGTTACTGTTAAGTCTCATCTTCGGGATATTATACCGTACCTTTCCTCGGATATTTATTTTGGCTATGGTTCTTGCTATCGGCTTGGAACTTTACTGAGTGTGGAGCGTCTTATAGATGCCTCTTATCGTCCTGTTTTGCGCCCTATGTCGGATTTGTGTCGAGTGGTTACGTCTCGCGGAAAGACGTTTGTTCCTATTGTGGAGATAAGCAAGCTTCTTGGTTTTGATAGGTCGTTGCATATGAATGGTGCTGGTATGGCTTGTTTTACAGTTGCTGATTCAGATAATGACGCCTTGTATGATTGTATTTTTGAATGGGATGCTAATGTACATGCTTTTATTACGCGTCGCCCTTCTTTTTCAGGTGATTATCATATTGTTGATCGTCTTATGAATGTTTCTGTTTTTGACTTTCTCCATGAGCACTTGTTTGACTATCGGGATTTGATTTCCGAGGGCGTGGCAATTGATATTAATACGACTAATTTATGCCTTTAGAATGGGTGAGAGTGTTAAGTTAGGGGGCATTGAGTTGGTCTGCGGGGATTGTATGGATGTACTTCGGGGTCTTGCGGATAACTCTTTTGATTTGGCGGTTGTTGATCCTCCTTATGGTATTAAGAAGGATCGTCCGCGTGGAGCAGGTGTCTTGGCTAAGGCGTCCAATTATGCTGTCAAGTCATGGGATAGCGAGCGTCCGTCTGCGGAGTACTTTAAGGAGCTTCGTCGTGTCAGCAAGGATCAGATCATATGGGGTGGTAATTATTTTGCTGATCTTCTTCCACCTTCGTCTTGTTGGCTTGTTTGGGATAAGCAGAACGGCGAGAACGACTTTGCCGACTGCGAGCTTGCGTGGACGTCTTTTAAGTCGTCGGTTCGTATTTTTCGTTACCGTTGGCAGGGCATGCTTCAGGGCGATATGAAGCATAAGGAGAAGCGTATCCATCCTACTCAGAAGCCTGTTGCCTTGTATGGGTGGATTTTGAATAAGTACGCTAAGCCGGGTTTTCGTATTTTGGATACCCATCTTGGGAGTGGTTCTATATGTATTGCGTGCCATGATCTTGGTTTCGAGATGCTTGGCATAGAGCTTGATTCAGATTATTATGCTGATGCTGTTAGGAGGTTAGAGTGGCATCAGCGTCAACAACAGTTATTTTAAGAGTCATGAGTACACGTGCTTCTATTAGATTTATAGACGAGTATGCTAATGCTGTCTATGTTTACCGGGGCCATGATGGTTTTCCGGAGATTGTGGAGCCCGATATTGATCGGGTTTTGTCTATTGCGTCGGGTCGTTGGAGTTGTTCTGAGGTATCCTTGTTGGTTACTTTGTTCTTGGCAGTTACTTACTCGGGTTGGCAGAAGCAGCGGTTGCCGGATTATGAGTTGACGACGTCTATTCATGGTGATGAGGAGTATTTTTATACTGTTCGATGGGATACGGCCAAGAAAGTTTGGGTTCGGGAGGAGACTCATAATTAATACAACTTTTTTTTCATTTTATTTGGAGAATAAAATTAATTTTCCTACCTTTGTGTTGTGATCGATAGGGATTGCGATTGATTGTTGAATTTAATATAACATTTTAAGCTATGAAGATTTATTCGGTTTCTAATCACGAGACAGGTTATCACGAGACTTTTTATTCTCTGTCTGCTGCTAAGAAGGCTATGAAGGAGCATAATGCTCAAGGCTCGATTACGAAGGTATGGTCGAATGGCGATTGGGAGAATCTGGGTCCTATTGTTCTGAAGGGCTCCAACAAGCACTTTGTTGCTAATACACGTCAGACGAAGGCAGGTTACTGATTGGCGGGGTTTTAACTTTTTAACTTTCTACGATTATGCTTTCTTTTTCAGATTTGAAGGTTGGACGATCTTATATCTTCAATGAGTTGGCTGGTTTTGCTCGTCCTGCTCTTGTCAATCTTGTTGCAGTGGGTTTTTATTCTGATGAGACATCTCCCGTTATTGCCATATCTACGGATGTAACAGACATGAGTGGGCGTCCTGTTGATATGTCTATATATCGAAAGGATATCATTTCGGATTTGGTTTACCTGAATTATCACATTACTGATATTGATTCCTCTGCTTCATTGGAAGATTCTGTTTTTTGTTTTGGTTCTATTGGGATTGACATGTTGGAGGAGCTTTAGGTTGTTTTTTGCAGTTTGTTTCAATTTTAGGCGGCTATGACTTACGATGATTTAACTTTAGGGTCTGTTTATCGGATGCTGTCTTTTTCCGACAAGATTTCTTTCACTCTTGTTGGCATGGGTTATCCGGATATATTTGATTTGAATCATGTTCTTGTTTTTAAGGTTTCTGGCGAAGATGCAGCTTTGGCTTGTATTCGCCGAATTCCTGCATCGAAGGTTGTTAGTAGGTATCCGGATATTAATTATTTGGATGCTTTCGATGTAGAGGATCGTGTCTTAGTTGTTGGGGATTATGTTTTGGATCAATTGACTCCTGTACAGCGTAATAATTCCATTTCCATTATAGGGTTTGATGGGACAGAAAAACGGTTTACCTATGATTCAATTTCGGAGTTGAGTGCTATTTTGAGCTACTACGACATATTGTTGGGTTCTGATGTTGAGTTGAGTGCTGGTGTTTGTCTGCGTCATGGTTGTGTTGTGGAGTCTAAGTGCAAACTTGGCTCCAATACTCGAGTGGGTATTAACTCTATCATTAGGTCTGGCACTGTTGTTCAGGATAATGTCTCAGTAGGTTCTGATGTTATTATTGGGCGCAATTCGTTTGTTTCGGAGGGAGTTAAGATTTCTAATGGCTGTCGTTTTGGGAATGCAAGTGTTATCAACATAGACGTTGCAAAGAGTCTTTATACTCATATTTATGGGATTGAGGTTTCTTATTGGGGTGATACCTTTGTGAACATTGGAAGTGATTCTTATTTCATTCCAGATATTGGGAGGGGGTTCGATACTATTTATTCTTTCAATAATAGTGATGGGTCACAGTTAGCTTCTGTTTCGAGTGTTAGCAATACGGAGTGTTTAGACTCTCAGACTTACTATGTGATTGAGCGTATCCGCGAGTTGCTGACTGAGTATGTAAATTTTTATAACAATTAACTATGGCATCTTATTCTGATCTCAAGATAGATTCACATTATTTGATTCGGGATTGTTATCTTGGAGATAACGAGCGTTTGGATGTTAGGGTACGCGTGGTTGCGTTCTGTCCTGAAAGCGTTTGTTTGGGGATAACTTTTTACGAGGCTTCTACGGGCCGGAGACGTCTTTTTAGTAAGACTCCGTATAATGATATTTCTTTTGAAGATTATCTTCACAATCATCCTTTATCTCGTCGTTCGAAACGATTGAAGTCTAATTCGAGGGTTGTGCCTTTTCGTTGTGATGGTTTTTTGGATAAGCTAATTCCGCTTTCAAACTAATGTCTTGAATAGACATGGGTGCATGCTGCTTTAGTTGATATACTGTCGTCAGTGTGTCGGTTTGACGAGCATGGATGGTGTAAAATAACAATCTTATGATATCTTATTCAGATCTCAAGATAGATTCGGAGTATTTGCTTAAGGGTTTTTATTTGCGTCCGGGTTGGAAGTTGGATATTAGAGTGCGTGTTGTGGCATTCTGTCCTCAAAGTGTGTGCTTTGCAATGACTTTTCGTGACGCGAATACTTCGAGGTTATATCGTTTTAATGTTAGTAACTACTTGTGGGTTGAGTTTAGGGATTTTTTGCATGTTTATCCCTTGTGTCGTCGTTCGAAGCACTTGAGGTCCAATTCAAGGGTTGTATTATTTGGTTGTGATACTATTTTGGAAGCCTTGCTACCTTTAGACACGAAGTAGGCTATGTGGGCAGACTTTATTATAGGTGTTTTCATGTACTTAATTCCTATTATTGCAGTACTGTGGATTCTTTGCGATGTTGTTGTTTTTATTTATCGTTTGCTTCTGCGGTTGTGCAATTATATATCCAAGAAATTCATTTCTGTACATGGACGCTCGACTTAGTGCTTTAGAGCAATATACTGCTAAGATGGCGGATGTTCGGATTTCCCGACATCCGCTTCGGCGTGATTGTATCTTTATAGTTAACTGTACTGAGTTTGACATTTATCAGGATGGTCACTCTCACGAGGAGGCTCGGGTCTTGAAGCAGTGTATCGTTAAGAAGAATCCGGATATGTTTTATGTTCAGGAGTCTTTTGGCGACGATGCTATGGTTCAGGATGGCGATATTATTCCGTGGGTTATCTACATGTCGTGTACAGGTTTACCTCGGCTTCCTATGCTTGATGATCGATTTTTGCTTGACGGTCTTGTTTACTCTGTTTCTGCCGTTAAGCCTATAAATCGAGATTCTCAGGGTGTTATAGAGTGCTTGGTTTATCCTGAGCGTAGGGATTTTATAGACTCTCTTGCTATTTATTCTGTGTCTTTTCATAGCAACTTTGTTCCTGTTTCTTTAGAGGATGCTTGGGGTAAGGAGGTTGTCATGCAGATTATTTGGGGCGGTTATCCTGTCGAGATGTCTTGGGATAAGAAGACGTGGGTTCCGTTTGTTCCGACGTCATCTGTTACGGTTCCGAATAAGGCGTCACGTTTGTTCATTCGTGGTGAGTCCGGGGAGGTTGTAGGCTTCACTTTTGGCGGTCGTCCTTGTGGGTCGTCTGTGTCCGTGGCGGCAGGTTTTAATGGCTTACTTGACTCAGATGGTGTTATGTATATTACTCCCTGCACGAGCAGGACTTATGTTGGTTAGCGATGGCAGTTTCTTTTAAGGATAAGTTGTGGTCTCAGTATGTCATTCCGCAGACGGTGTCTTGCTGGTATGGCGACGGTGTTACTACACAGGCGGTTTCGGATTTGGATGTTCTTATAGCTTCCTGTGTTGATGAGCTTCGGTCGGACTTGTATATCACAGATTACATGGTTTTGAATTCCATGACCACGTATGTTGATGAGGATGTCTTTGCTGTTGTTAATGCAAAGCTCACTTTTCCTTTTCAGGGTAACCGGAGCGTTCGCGTAGAGTTGGATCGAGGTGCTCATCAGATTCTGTGCCGCTATGTTCCTGCTCGGGTTACTTACCGTCGTTATTTACGTTTGGAGGACCTTGATACTTTGGCAGGCGACCAGCTTGTTTTTGCGTTGATGTATGTCTTGAGTAAGATGGCCGAGAAGGAGTTGGCTATTTTGCGGTCTGTCGTTCTGGATGCGGACAATGGTCAGGTCAACTTGGATGCCTTGTCCGATTTTGCGTCTACATGCCGGAGTCGCTATGAGGAGCTGAAGGAGTCCATTTTCATTTATTCGTCGGGAATTTAATTGGGGCGCGCTATGAGGTTTTTTGTGGATGTGATCGATAGTGATAACGCTGCGTCAGTTAATAAGAAGGCTCGTGATGGTCGCAAGATAGGCTTGGGTCTCTCCGAGTATCATCGTCATCGTGGTGGTGCGGATGCTCATGTTCCATCTTTGGAGGACTTGCGCGAGCGGGGTCGTGAGGAGGTTGCGGACGCGGCTTCGTCAGATCGTCCGTCTGCAGAGGTTTTGGCACGGGTTCTTGGATCTCTTATACCTGATATATCAGTTGTGGAGGGTTCGTCGTCAGGTACATCCTTTATTGTTAAGTCTCATTCTGGCTCAGATTCTTTTAGGATTTGGTTTTCCGGAGACGAGATTACGATTGCTAAGCCGTCTGTGGATCGTGATGCAGTAGTTCTTGATGCTTCGTCTTGGTCGTATGGGGACTTTGGGTCTTTCCTTGATTATGTTTTGGATGTAGTGTCAAGTGTTTCCAGCTACGATGATTTCATAGATTCATTAGCATATATTGCTTAGGTCATGTTGTTGCTTCAGTACGAGAAGGCGGTTTTAGAGTGGTTTCATGCAGCTTATCCTAAGTTGCGTGAGATGATTTATGCGGATGATATCGACAAGCTTCTGTCGAAGGATGCTATTGTGAAGTACCCCTCTTTGATTTACTCCCGGGAGGATAGTGACATAGTTTCTGGAGTTCCTTACGACTCTTATGAGACTGATGTTGATGGCAATCTTCAACATATCCGGACTTTTCCTTTTGAGCAGATTTATACAGCGAAGCTTGTTACCGAGAAGCAGTCGGATATTTGGGCTATTGCTAATGCTATACGTCAACATTGGAGTTATGACTCTTATGCTCATGTTCGTCCGAAGGGAGCCGATTGGCTTTTGGATGTGGGCATGCGTCTTTTATCTTTCCGTGTAGAGTCGGAGCGTGATAACTTGGATCGGAAGGGCGCGCGTCGTGTTTTGACTATGCGCTGGCGTTCGGTTCTTCAGCTGGAGGATTATGATGAAGCCATGCGGTGGTTGGGATATAGAATTTACATCGTTCCCAACGGCGTGGAGGCTAAGGAGTGGTTAGTGGCGCAGGGTGACCTGCCTATCGGAGGTGTGGAGCCTACGGTTGATAATTTGAATGTTTCTGTTTAGCGATAACTTGTGTAGCAGTACACATGTGCAGGTTTCGGGAGGTGGTTTGCCCGGAGCTTGCTTTTTCTTTGTGCAACCAGAAGCAATTATATATCCGTTAAATTAAAATCTGTTTAGTTATGGCAGCAGCTGGAGGAAATCCGCTCATCCAAGTTGATTTCGTTGATGAGAGCAATTATTTAACAGTTTCAGATGGCTCAGATATTGTCGGAACTGTAGTAGATACGAACTGGGGTCCTATTGGTGTTCCCACGGTTTGCAATAGTAGCACTTATCGGACTTTGTTTAATCCTCAAGGTCTTGGCCGATTGAATGCTTCTTTGGCTACTACCACTCGAATTTTCGAGATGGGGGCTTCTTATGTTGAGGTTGTACGGCTTGGTAAGGATACCTCTACTTCGGAGCCGTGGGTGTTCTTTAGCATTGATGCTCAAGGCGTGTTGACTGCCGATGCTGGTTTTACTTACGCTGATGATACGGAGGCTACAGATTTTGAAGCTGTTACATCGAGTGAGAATAATCCGATTAAGGGTGAATCTGTTGCTGCTTTCCGGTTGCGTTATCCGGGAGGTTTTCCGATGCGTGTGTCTTTGTCGTCGTCCAAGACTTTCATGAAGAAGCAGTTGTTTACTCTTACGCTTTCGGCTTTTTCCGGCTTTACTTATGATTCTTCTGGCAAGTCCACTCCATCTTTCAATAACACGTTAGAGACGTTGTCCTTTACTTTGGAGGAATTAGAGGCCAGTGGGGTTTCATATTTCTATGCTGATCAGATATCGAACAACTCAGCTTACTTTACTACGGATATTACGTGGGCGTACTCAAATACTTCTAAGTATACGACTCCGTCTTCCTCGGCTGGAGTAGGTTTGTCGTATGTGAATGTGGGTATGGGTGATATTCAGGGCTATGAAGTTTCTACGGCTTCTAAGGATGTAGATATGGAAGCTCCGGCTTATTCGGCGTCGGCCTTTGGGTTAGCTTATGGGTTGTTTGGGGATCGAGATATTTCTTCTTCTACGTTGCTTGTTAGCTCTTTCATTCCGTCGATGGATTCTAAAAAGGCGACTGATGCAACCTCTACGATTACTGGTTTTTCAGACTATGCTTCTGTTTTGTCAGCCATGTCCTCTGTTTCGGAGTCTCGCAAGGATTGTAATTCTTTGGTTGGTTTTCCGACAATTACTAATTCATATTATTGGAAGTCCAAAGGTACTCCTGATTCTGAGACGCGGGACAATGCTGTTGACTGGTTTGATTCTGCCAGTATTAGTAATTGGGGTCTTCGGATGTTTACGTCGGGGATTGTAGGCTGGGAGACTTACACCTTACGGACTCCTCTCGGTGTTTCGCGTTTTGACTTAGATTGTACTGCTGCTTGGGCAGGACGGATATGTGCTACGGCTTATGCGCTTCATAATCGCAACCAGCTTCCGTCTTACAAGGCTTATGGTTCATTTTCGGGATCTTTGGTCCGAACTCTTGGGTTCGACACAGTTGTTGCTATGCACGATGAGGATGGTATTGGGTCTGTTTACTCATCGGCTGTTGGCAATTACATCTTCTGCATCCGTGACTTGTATGGTGCTGGTGAGTCTTATTTTGCACGCTTGAACGTTATGCGTGTTACGGCGGCGTTACTTTCTCAGACCTTTGACATGGTCGAGGAGGTCATTCATACGGATGTTGCTGCCAATCGGTCGAATCGTATTGCTTTGGAGGGTCGTTTGAATACGCTTCTTGGCAATTTTGCTGCTCGTCAGGAGTTGAAGGTAGAGTCATATGCCAATGTGGGTGATGAGTTGAACTCCGATGCGAATACGAATGGAGGTCGTTACTTGCGTATTCAGCTTGTCTGCTACTTCATGAGTCTTACCGAGAAGGTATTTATTACGGTTGTAGCACGTGATGGTTCAGTTTCAGCAGATATTTCAATGGCGGCGTAGTCTATTGGATAAGTTGTTAGATTGATAAATATTTTTGGGTTATGTCTATTAAGATATCTACTTTTACGAATGTCATCTCGAACCCGATGAACACGCATAATTTTGCGTTGGATATTCCGGGTTTTGAGGATTACGCCATCACGGTTCAGTCTACGACTTTTCCGTCGGAGCAGCTTAGGACTACGGTCTTATATATGGACGGTGAGGAGGTTCGTTATCCGACCATTCCGCAGAACAGCGGTACTTGGGGTTTTAATGTTCCCGAGACGGATGATGGGTCTATTGGTGCTGCCTTGAACGCCATCAAGGCTCAGATGTGGAACCAGAAGTCTGGAGCTTTCACACCTGACATTTCTTTGTGGCGGGATATTACGGTTACCTGCCGGGATTTGAATTCCGTTGAGTCTTTCTGTGTAGTTCTTCATGGTGCATGGCTTCAGGGTCATAATGACATTCAGCTTAACAAGCAGAGTGTGGAGACTAACTTCCGGTACGACTGGGTCGTACGTTATCAGTGGTTGGAGGACCTCAACTTGCGGGGTAAATAGTTTGCAGTTTCAGCAATTTATTTTACTTTTGTACTATTAGTGGACTTAAACTTATTTTTTTTTATGAATAGCGTAGATTTTTATACCGATGTTGTAGGCGACGTTACCCCGGTTTCGACTAACCGGAGTGGTCGTGTTTCGGATTCAGCTTCGCCTCGCAAGCGCGGTCGTGTTTCAGATTCGGAGGAGGTGATTGTGCCGTTCTCTTATACGGATGCGGTGGTTCTCTCTCGGAAGCACAATGTTGACATGCAGCTTGCTGATGGCACTATGTGGAGTAATTATTCATGGATTAACGACGGTCATGAGGTTCGCTTGGATATGAGCGTCGGTGGTATGGATACTGAGGCCCGAGAAGATGTTTTCCGCGGGAGTCGTTCAAAGTTCTTTAAGATGGATGAGGCTCTTGCAGAGACTGCTGCGGAGTATTTACTTGTTCAGGTTATTGACGACGAGTCAGACTTCTACAAGGAGTGGATGTGGAAGAATCCGTCTAAGGACTTGTTTGAGTCTGTTGCGAAGGTTGTTGCTGAAGTTCGTGGCTCAGAGTCGTCGGCAGAGGATGCGGCTGTTGCGTTGGATCAAGCTCTTCCGACGTCTGATTCTGGGTATGTTCAGGATTCGGCTGAGGTTGCTAAGATTGTCGGAGAGCATGTAGGCAAGCCTGTCCAGAAGGCGCGTGTTAAAGACGACAATGCTGTTTCCACCTATGCTGACTTAGTGAGCACGTTGGAGGCCGAACAGGTGTCCTATTCTTTAGAGGACTATACGATTGAGTCGGAATCTCTGAAGCTGGATGCTCATGACATTGCAGCAAATGCAGGTGCTATACGTCTTTACGGTATAGCCAATGGTGCTGACAGTTATCGCCATGATTATTTTGATGACTTATATAAGTCAGGCTCTGTTTCAGAGTTTTATGAGAAGGCTCCGTTGGATGTCATTGAAGTTTATATATCGGGGCCGAATAGGTTAAAACTTGATTATGTGTTACGCAATCCTACTAAGGAACAGATAACTCTTGTGGTAGATGCTGTTGTGTATTGCCATGAGGAGCATTTGAGTCCTGATCAGGCTGTATCATACTTTAAGCGTAATCTGAAAGCCACTTTCAAGCAGCTTACTGATAGTGCCAAATGCACTCGCCGTGGCAAGAAGGTTTCAGATGCATCGGAGGAGGTTGTTTACGACACTCTGGCGGAGGAGTTCAATAAAAATGGCATTGAGTATTCGATGGAGGACTATGTTCTCTGGTCGGAGCAGATCGAACTTGACAATCATGATCAAGGCGACGAGGCTCAGTTGATCGTCTATGGTCTGACTGATGGTGTGTTCGAGGAGGAGAAGCTGGATGCTATGGATGCTCGTTATGACGAGATTGGTGTGGATGCTTTCTATGCTGAGACCCCGCTTTGGCGTCTTGGTGTTCAGCTGTTTGCTACGATGGATATTGCTCCTCAGACCGCTCCTATTGAGTACGTGGTAGATAAGCCTACGAAGAATCAGGTTCAGGAGGTTCTTGATGCTGTTATTTTCTGTCACGAGGAGCATCTTGGGTATGATGAGGCTAAAGCTCATTTGGACGAGGTGTTTGGTCCTATGAAGAATGCGGCCCATGTAGACATGGCTGCTGACGGTCGAGTTTCTGATGATTCCAACTTGGATTGGAGCTCGAAGGAAGATGGCCGCTTTGAGGCCCACATTTCTGATGGTTCTATCATTACCAAGATATCTGTGGAGAAGAATTCTGATGGCAGCTGGTATGTGTATGTGGGTTCAGTAAATGGTGGCATGAGTTCTGATATCCGGTCGGCTATTACTGATAAGAAGTTCTCATCCGATGCAGATGCTAAGAAGTATGCAGAGCGCGTTGTGTCTATTTTGAATGACGCTGGTAGTGCTGTTCTGAAGCTGGAGGCGTAGGTTCTACATTTTAGTTCAATAACCGCTGTGGGCTGTGGGTTTATATTGTCCCACGCTCACAGCTTTTTGTTTAGGTTTCATGAGTTATCGCATAGAGGCATTTAAGACTCTTGTTTCGTCTCCGTTGACGAAGCGAGATATTACGATGGTGTGGCCAGCGTTACCTCAGTCTACCATCTTGGTTCAGTCTCTTACTTTTCCTACGGAGGATTTGGCTACGGTTACGGTTCCTCATAGGGGAGTTGACATAGAGCTTCCCACTCATGTTTTCAAGCCGGGTGATTGGTCCTTTGAGATACCTGATAGTGTATTTACTACTGTTAGGTATGAGATTGAGCGTGCTTTCTATGAGCGTAAGATGCATACCATTACACTGATAATGGGTAACATGTTGGATGTTCTGGGGACCGATGGGGCTTTTAATTCACTTGCACGCGTTGGCTCTATGGTATCCGCGTCTTTGCTTACGGCTGTTCAGCTGGAGAAGGCTTTTATTAAGGGCATTGATCCTGCTCAGTTTTCGAAGACGTCGTCAGCCACGGAGGCTATTGTGTGGAACGTGAAGGTTCATTATACTTACATTTCGAAGTTATCACCTTTGGGTTAGAGTCATGGGGAGGTTAAACAGTTTGGTTAAGCAGGCTATTGCCAGTCGTGTGAAGTTGATGAGCCAGTCGGAGGGGTCTCTTGGTTCAGGTCTTCTGTCTCAGGATCGTCCTATTGCACCGTTGCTTCAGGGTGATTTTGTTCTTCGTTTCATATCCAATGGTAATACATATGATTCGACTGACTTTTTGTTGACGGGTTTATCAGGGTTGGGGTCTCCTTTGTCATGGTCTGCACATGGTTCTGTGTATGGAGTTCCTGTGCCGTCTGTTCAGACGGATTATTTATCAGTAACATTTTACATTTCTGGTGACTACAATTCCGCATCGGTTAGCTTTCCGTCATTGTTGTTATATGATGCTCAGTTCACGTCGGATGGATTATTGCGGCTGCCTGTGGAGCGTACATTCACGACACGGGATGCTTATAATGATCTTGTGGCTAAATATGATAAATCTTTGAAGGATGCTGACTTCGATACTCGTCTTGAGACAGAAGCGGCTATAAATTCTGCTTCGATGGAGGTTTTTGGATCTCCGTCGGATTCTACGCTTCCTCGTTATAATCGTCCTACTATTCAGCTTATTGCTTTGTGTCCGGATTCAGATTTAGTTTCTGCTGATAAGGAGCTTGTCTTGTGTGAGTTTACAGGTTGTGTTTTTGGCACGCCTACGCCATCTCCTAATCCGTCGGGTGTTTCGCCGATGTCTTTCACTCAGCAGATAGGGTATCGGTTTATCACGTGGCCTGTTAACTCACTTTTGAATCCGTCACGTCAGCGAAATATTGGGGTTTATTCGATGGTTAAATCGGCAAGATAAATATAGTTATGATTATTACTTTACCTTCTAATGGTTTGTTTGGCCTGCACCAGACTGTTTTGAACACGCCGAAGCTGGGCCATATTCGGAGTATTAACTCTGCGTCTTATACGGACGAGCAGTTGAAGACGGAGTTTGTTCGGATGCTTTTGGAGCGTCCGGAGGATTTGTCTAAGATGACCTTGTGTGATCGGGACTTTCTTTTTGATGTTGCCGCGTCTGGTGTCTGTTTGAATCAGATTAGCACTGACTTTGTATGTCCTTTGTGCAAGGACGACAATGGGAATCCGGTCACCAATAGTGTTGTTTATGATATTACGCAGCAGGAGCTTATTGCTTTGGATGAGGGTACTCCTGTTGAGGTTAAGAAGCATTGGGATGGAATTGATATGGATGTAACCTATCGTTTCTTGTCTGTTCCGGATGAGGAGAAGATTATCAATTATGCTCTTGCCGATTACGAGAATTACACCTTGCGTTACGAGCAGGCTTTTATTGCGGCTACTCTTGGTCAGCCTATCGGGTCGGTGTCTGAGATTGCCGAAAGCATTAAGCGGGTTGACGAGTATCCTATGTATGTTTATTTTTCGGCATTGTTGTTTAGTCAGATGACTTATCATGGGGTTCCTCAGTATGCTATTGGTAAGTGTTCTCATTGTGGTGGGGATATTAAGGTTATAATTCCTTTTACGGCGGCTGTGACTACTATGGACTCTGCGAAGATTGTCAACAGGTTCATGAGCTTGTCGGGGATGGTTACTTTCAAGGATTTTCTGGATTTGTCGATGCCGGAGCTTTCCCAGATGGAGCTTAATCTGCGGAATTCTGGCGAGTAGTCTACAATTGGAGGGTTTATATCATGGCGGACGAGAAATTCAAAATTAGCGGCCTGAATGCGGCCTTAGATGAGTATTTATCGAAGATCGACAAGGTCAATCTGAGTCGGGAGTCTTTACTTGCTAATCAGAAGCTTCTGGAGGATTGTATTCGTCTTTCGGATTCTTTGGATTCGAAGATTAAAGCTATTGAGTCGTCTGGAGCGTCTGCGGGTGAGAAGTCTGCTCGTGCGGGTCTGTTGTCTCAGATTAAGACTACTGCCTTGAGTGGTGGTTCTGTTGATTCCTTGTTGCGTCAGGAGGCTCGCGCTGTTGATTTGACTCGTCGTGGGACTGCAGCGTCGTCTTTTCCGAGTTTGTCTCTTTCGGAGCGGGATGGTTTACAGTCTTTGTCTGCTGGTATTAATAAGTCGGGTTTGGGGCCTACTTTTTCACAGGTTTCGCCTGCTCAGCTTCGTCCTCTTCTTGACTGGTCGTCTCGTTCTGGGTCTGCACCGTCTCGGAGGAGTATGATGTCGTATCTGCAGGAGAGTACTTTTTCTTTGGGTAGTGGTCTTGACTCTCGCGTTGGTGGAGATAGCGATCATCTTGTTACAGAGCTTGCTGCAGAGGATCGTCAGGAGAAGTTCGAGGAGGCTGTTGCTACTATTGAGTCCACGTCTGATGCTATTTTGGCAGCTCTTGGTAAGCAGCGCGGCGGCACTAATATTACCATCGAGGCTTCTAAGCCGAAGAAGCCTAAGAAGGATCATAGTAGTTGGTGGTCAACCTTAAAGTTGCTTGGCGGGATTGCGGGCACTGCAGGGGCTTTATATGGTATTCTTAGTATTCCGAAGGTTCAGGACTGGATTAAGAAGAATATTATTGATCCGGATGGGAGGAATGACTTGTTTTCTAAGATTACATCTATTTGGGATAAGGTTACAAGTATTTGGGATAAGGTTGTAGGCGCGACTACGTCACCTCAAGATGCAGCATTCACTTATGCGGATACTCGGCATGCTGATTATGTGCGGGCCAAGGAGTCAGGTTCTTTAACATCCGATATGAGTGATGAGGTTTCGGCAGTTTATAATCAGTTATCTTCGTCAGCTCCGGTTAAGTTAAGTGGCATTGCGGATAATACAGATACGTTGTTCAATAAGTATGCTGCTGGAGCTATGGGTGATATGGTTAAGGCAGCGTTAGGCGGAGTTGCTGTGTATAAATTGGGTAGGGTTACTATGAGTGTTGCTCAGCTTGCCCTTGCAGTAGCTCGGTTTGGTCCTGCGTCTGTATTGCTTGTTCCTTTCGTGGGTCTTGGTTGGAGTCTTTGGAAGGCTCATGAGACTGCCAAAATGCGCGAGGCTTTTAATATTGCAGCTTTAGAGTTGATGTTTAAGGAAGGGACTGGAGGTGCTTATATGTTCGTAGAGGGAGATGAGGTTCCTACGTGGGTTTCCTTAGCTCAGCTTGAGGGTGCAGATGGTAATACCTTTTTTTCGTCGATGTCTGAATCTCAGAAGTGGGGTACTGCTTTTGGTCAGGCTGGTGAGTTAGCTAAGGTTCGTCGCAATTCAATGACGTCAGGTATTATCGATCAGCTTTTGAAGGATAATTACGCCTTTGGTGATTTGGCAGGTTTTGATTCGTCGAAGACATATGATTCTCCAGAAGCCCGTTCGGAAGCAATTTCTCGAGCTTTTTTAAGTTTATCTCCGGAGGAGCAGGATGCTTATGCAGATTCTCACCTGCCTTTAGTTGCATCAGCTTTTGCAGAGGGTTCTATTCCTGTTGTTGTCACCGATCCTAATAAACCTCTTGATATTGGAGAGCAGGGTTCTATTGCGGGTCGCTATCCTGTTTTACAGTCACCGACGGAGTATGCCATGTTTCTTAATAACTTACGTCGTTATGTGGATTTAGGTTCTTCTGGTGGTGCTACGTCTTATGCTGTAGGAAGCAATGCATCCCCCACTTTTGGTTTGTCCTCTTTTTTGCCGGGTATATCAACTTATTCAGATTATTATGCCTTTGTTCGCAATGCGGTGAAAGGTATTTATGCTCCTAAGAATCGTAGTGACTTTCGTCGAACGGTTAATGATTTGAGTATGACCAGCTTGTCTGATTCAGGTAGTTTATATGAGGGTATGGAGATGATGCGTGTTGGTGAGAGGTATCGGCGTCGTGAGGACTTAAATCGTATAGCTGTGGATTATAATGTCGCCAAAGCGTTGGAAGCAATAGAAGCCAAGCAGTCTGAGTTGTCGGCTAAGTTGGATAAGGCGTTGTCTGGAGATAGTGGTTCGTCTGTTGTTTCGTCAAGCAGTCAGGAGAACAATGTGTTTGTAGGGAGTCGTAATCCGTCCAGTTTTTAAGTTATGAGTCGTAGGATGAGTGCTCCGACTACTGGAGCTGGTGTTGAGGCTTTTACGGAGCTTTCTACGTCTGTTCTTGACGTATGGTTTGCGGCAGTATCGGCTCTCTCGGATTCTGATGACTTATCTGTTAATGGGCGTGAGATGTCTCTTAGTGCCTTACGGGAGTTCTTGGAGTCTGCGTCTGTGACCGATCAGTCTGCGTTGGATGGAGTAGAGACTCCTAAGCTCGAGAAGGCCGCTGATGAGGATGACGACGAGGAGGATGGGGGTGTTCTTAGCTGGTTGATGTCTAAGGGTGCTTCCATGTTGCTTCCTGCACCTATTAAGGTGGGTTTAGCCTTACTTGAGCTTGTCAAGTCTGTGGGTTCTGCAGCAGTATGGGGTCTTCTTTTGTGGGGAGGGTTTAAGTTGGTTAGGCGTGCAGCCTCTTCTTTAGCGGAGCCTAAAGACGGAGACGGGAATTCTATGACTGCTGATTGGGTTTTGGAGCCGACTTGGATTTCTGACATGCGGTCAGATTCTGCTTCAGGCTCTGTATCTTCGGCAGTACTTGGAGTTGGTTATACTGAGCGCATGGCACAGGGGGTTGTCGGGGAGGAGCTTTATAAGCGTCTTGTGGGTGAGGAGTACGGTGATAAGAAGAAGGGTGCTGTGTCCACCTATTACGGTGTGACTGATAGTTGGCATTCTAAGGCTCATAGTGGTCTTGACTTACGCATTGCAGGAGGAACACTGCTTCGGTGGCCGTTTGACGAGCCGGGTGTTATCGAGAAGGCTTATGGTACTAATAATGATGCGGGAGGTCTTTCTCTTATTGTTAGGATGAAGTCTGGGCGTCGTATTGGTATGGCTCACCTTAGTAGTAATACGGTTTTACCTGTTGGGGCAGAAGTAAAACGAGGGGATGTGGTAGCTATTTCAGGTAACACGGGTTCTCACACCTCGGGGGCTCACTTACATATTACTTTTAGAGACGAGTCTGGATCGCGTGTCAGTCCTGTCACCTTTTCCAGCGACTTAGGAATTGCCACCCAAGCCACAGAAACGCCTCAAATTTCGCCAATTTCTCAGCAGCAGTCCACAGGTATTACTATAGGTTCAAGTCTCGCCAAACAGACTAATAATATTGCTAACGTTCAGGACTTTGGTATTAAGTGGAAGGGTCGTACGGGTACTAAGGTCTTACCTGATGGTAGGCGTTTTGTTAGGTTCTCGTCCCCGGAGCTGGCTTTACGTGCGGCCTATATGACATTGCTTGGTTATCAGGATCGCCGAGATATTTCACGTTCTAATGGTCAGTGGGTTACTTTAGGTGCTGTTAGCCGTATGTATGTTGGTGGCAACATGTCAGGTCGTCCTGCTTACGCTGGTGACGACATTCCGGCATGGGCTTCTAACGTAGCTTCTTATGTTGGTGTTCGTTCGGATCAGCCTATAGACTTACGAGATGCTGATACAGCCACTAATGTGTTACTTGGTCTTGTTAAGCAGGAGTCAGGTACGGTTGTGGAGCCAGAGGTTGCCAAGCGTGTCGTAACGTCTGTTTTGCGGGAGCGTAATTATGGTTATAATAATCAACGGGGTGATGTAGTTTTACCTAATGTCCAGAAGTTTTAGGCAATTAAAATAATTTCATTGGTCTAAATTTCCCTATATTCTGCGATTTTCCTAATGGGATTTTCTTGATTATTTGTTCAAAAGGTTCGTTTTTCACAACTTTGTTTCTTTTATATGCATTTCAAGGTTTTGAAATGATACGTAAAAGGAAGATTTTAGGAGCTTATCTATTATTAGATGAGTTCTTTTCTTTTAGGGGATTATCCGGGGTCCGGGGTGGTATGTCTTGTTGGGCCGGGTTGTTCTTCTTTTTGCGTAGGAGCTTCTGGTATTTCGTCAATCGTTCGTCTGCTTTGCCTTTGGCGTTTACATTATTCTCGTTTTCTGCGCCTTTCGGCGTTTATATAAAGTAGAGCTTCTGGTATTGTCATTGTTTTAGTCGTTGCTTCCAGCAATTCTATATCCGTTATTTTTGCTTTAGTTCTTGCTTTCAGCAATTCTATATCCGTTTTTTATTATTGTTACGGTTATTGTTTTTGTGTGTTGCTTGGGGATTATGCAATTATATATCCATAAAATGTTTTAGGCATGCCATTGGATATCCAGCGTTTGCGCGAGTTAAATAAGTTGTCGTTATATGTTACGTGCTGTAGCGATCCTGCGGGTCGTTTGAGCATGGGTAGTGCTGGTGTTTGGAAGTTTTCGATGTATAGCGAGGGTGGTCTTGGTTTGGACGCTGGTATTACGACAGAGGATCTCATTCCGGGTGGCGGTGTTGGTTCTACTAATATCGGTAAGTTTCTGTCAGGAGCTGCTCAGATAGGTTGGGGTCTTGTACCACAGGTAGATTATAGTCGTAAGTTTTTGTTTCAGGGCACGAGTCCTTTGAGCTTCAGTAGTAAGTGTTACTTGGTTTTGGAGGATGACGTTGTTAGCGACTTTTACGATCCATTGCTTCGGTTGTTTTTCCTTACTTACCCTCAGCGTGGTGACGAGATGAGTAAGAGTATTACGGAGAGTGTTTCGAAGTTTGCGTCAGACTTTGCTAAGGACGCCGAGAAGCATAAGGATAGCTTTTGGTATAGTTTGGCTGACTTTTTACTTAGAGGTAATAGTGGTTCTGGAGGTATTTCGGGAGTCGTTGATTGGGTTAGCAAGAATTTCAACGGTCTTTTCGGGGATGTTTATAGCTTGTATGCGCCTCCTACTTTTCGGAGTCCTATTGTTAGTTGGGTTACCGGGGGTCGTAAGAGCGGTGTCGGGGCTGATAGTCGCACCTTGTCTAATGGCGTCGAGGTTCATTATTATCCGAGTACTAATAGCGGTTTATCTGTAGGTTACGGTCGGAGCTTCGTGTCGAATGTTTATATAAAGAGTTTGGGTGTTAGTATACCGAAGCTTTATTATAGTGGTGGTTTTCCACAGGTTATGGAGGTTAATCTGACGTTTGAGACTCTTCGTGTTGCTACGAGTGACATGTTGTTCGACAGCATTTCGGGTCGTATGACGGGTTTTTAAGTTTGTGTTGTTATGACTATCGAGGAGGCTTATCAGAGCTATGGTTATTTGACGTATGTTTCGAGTGACGGGGACAATCTTCTTTTTGTATGTCGTCGTCTTTACGGTAGCGACTCGAGTTACTACCGTCGGATACTTTTGGTTTTGAATCCGCGCGTAGACTGGCTTAGTCTTCCGGGAGGTGTTAGTATTGTTTACCTGAGTCCGGACGTTGTTAGTATGAATTCGTTGTCATAGCACTTGGTTATGGATCTTCGAGTAGATTGCGATGGTGTATTGTATCCGGTTGTTCGGTGGGGTGTCCGCGAGAGTGTCTGGAGCTTCAGCAGCGAGGTTTGGATGGAGTTGCCTACTCTTCTTCGTGGCGACGTTTGGGAGTGGCGTGGTACAGGTTGTAGGTACGTGGTTGTTTCCGTAGAGGTCTTGGGCGTCAATTCGTATCGTTATGTTAGTTATCCGGAGGGTTACTGGACGATGTGTGGTATGTTGCGTCAGCCTGTTTGCGGTGACTATACCTTGTCGGATGTTTGTAGCGTTTTGGGGTTGCCTTTTCGGAGTCTTCATAGTTTGAGTAGCCTTGTTCGTCATTGGTGGTGCTTCGGGAGTCTTCGAGGTTCCTACTTGTTCGAGACGTTAACACTTGGTGGAGCTTGTAGTGGCGGTGGGTGTAGTACTCTTCATTATACCGTTGGTGGAGACTTTATGTATTGTGACTTGGTTGCATCTTGGTCTATGCCGAGTTGCTTCGGGTTCCGGGGTCGTAATGACAGTTATAGTGTAGGTCGTATGTCGGAGCCGGACGTTCCGGGTCGTATTCGGATGTACTTGGACGGCGACGGTGGTGTTTCGAATGGCGTCGATCTGACCTTTGGGTCGTCCGGGAGTTTGGTTGGGGTTTATAAGAGTTACTTATCGAATGACGAGTTGAGTTTGGATCGTCAGTGGCGGAGTCGTAATGGTTACTGGCGTAGTTACTTGCGTAGTCGTAGTTTTACTTTTCGGGGTGTTGAGCTTGTTGGAGGTACGTTGTGTTGTGGTGGTTCTTGTACTTACCTTGATGGTAGTTCCGATGGTCAGCACTTTGTGTGTGTAGGTTATCGTTCGTCTTTTTGTGGCGACGTTCAGGATATCGAGTTAGACGTTGTACGCGTAGATTAGTTTTTCGTGATGTTAGTTAAGGCCGAGGTTGTAGGAGGTTCGTCGAGTGATCCGCTTGGTTTCGGGAGGGTTGAGTTGCGTTCGAGTGGTTTATGGGATCGTAGCTTGCGGATACCAGTTGTAGGGAATGTTGCGTTGAATGAGGGTGACATTGTCTTTGTAGACATCAGTTGCGGTGTCGATAGTCCTTTGGTTCTTGGTCGTAGTCACGATAGGGGTTGGCGTACGCATGGTAGTTCTTTTGGTTCCGGCTTCAGCTTACTGTGGGAGAGCGTTAGTTCAGACGGTTCGTCTTGGAGTGTTGCTTACACGGATGGCGATGTTTTCGTCTTTGAGAATAGTTCGGGTTTTGTTTTTCGTAGCGACGGTGGTGTTGTTACGGTTCACGACGGTTCCAATGGAGGTGTTGTTAATGTCGCACGCATTCGTAGTCTTGTCGAGGCTTTGGTCAAGGACCTTGCAGTCGTAGGTAGCGGCAGCAATGTAGTTAAGTGGCTTGGCACGGACGATCCTTTTTTGGAGGACAAGAACTTTTTACATTAGGATGTTATGGCTTTTTTGGGTATAGACGTTGCCGAGTGTATAGATGCTAAGTACGGGGAGAGTCTTTCAGCTATTGAGGATTCAGTTTCTCGTGATAGTATCAAGTCTATCTTGACGGAGGCGTCTCGTGATTTTATTAATCGGAAGCTTTCGGAGGCTCAGGTTTACTACGATCAGCTGGAGGAAGGTTTGAAGAGTTTGTCTTCGAGTGCTTCGAGTATGCTTACTATGTCGACTACGCCGACGAATACTTCTTTGGTTACCTCCGCTACTGTTATGATGGGTACTACTCTTCTTACGGTAGGCGGTACTGCCGCAGCGTCTGGTTTGGTTTCCGGCGTTAAGTCGAGTCAGAAGTCGAGTTTGTCCGGCGGTGTTTCAATGTGTGTGTCTTTGTTGTCCTCTTTGAATGGTGTTTTGTCTGATTTGGGGATTCAGGAGTTGCCTGCCGTGAAGTCAGGTCTTGATACCCTGAGTAAGTCTCTTGAGGCTGCTCGTGTTGCCATTAGGCTTCTTTAGCTTTTTTTTTGCACAATTATTTTGCAGATTAAATTAATCTTCTTATATTTGTGCATTGGAACACGTTTACTGACTTTTAATATTTAATTGTTATGACTAAGAAGGAGTTTTTCGAGAATGGTGATGTGATGCGCTTAGCAGGTGATCTTTCGTCGTGTCTTAAGGTATGTTATCATATTTATATTCATTGGGAGATCCTCGTAGGGTACCTTTGGAAGAATGAGCTTCGTCGGTATCAGCTCATGCGGGGTACTTGTTTTGGCATGGCCGACGTTGATGCTTTGGCGAAGGAGTTGTTGGAGAATTTCAACGCTTATTTTGTTATTCGCTTGCGTTAGTTCCGAATGGTGTATACTTTCCCGCGTCCGGGCCTTTTAGAGGTTCGGGCGTTTTGCTTCTGGGGTACTGCAATTATATATCCATAAAATTTGTAGAGTGTGGATATACCTGCTTATCTTCCGAATGTTAGGGACTTGAGTTTTGTTTACGGGTATGATGAGTTTCGTCAGACCCTTTATTTGTTATTGAAGACGGAGTACGGTCGTTTTTTGCAGAGTTCGGCTATGGGTTCTCGTGTTGCTCCACATACTATCGATGGTGGTTTGCTTCAGGCAGGTGTAAGTGCGACTATCGAGCAGCTTTCGGGTTGTTCTTGTGAGAGTGTTATTGTTTCCGGGGATCGGGTTATAGTTCGTGTTTCCTATCGGGGTTCGTTGTCTGATTTTGAGTATAGTTTGGGTAGTTTTTAATCTTGGTGTTTCATGGCTCGAGATATAGAGGATATTTATGATTCGCTTGTTGAGCTGATAGGCTCTCGGAGTGGTTCGTCGTGGTCGTCGTTGAAGGACAGCCTTGTAGGCAAGGAGCTTTTGTGGGCTGGGGCCAATATTGTTAGTGCTACGGAGCTTTTGTCGGATAGTGTTAATGGGGTTCTTGACTTGTCACGTTATGATCTTCGTCAGTTGCTTTCGTATGCTTACACGAATGAGGTTCCGGTTGACTTGAGTCGTCCTGCGAGTATTAAGATTTCCTTTTCGGGGTTCTCGAGCAGTAGTCCTCAGACGTTTGCGCCGTTCTCGTTGTGCTTGCGTGTAGGCAATTCGTCGTTTTATAATATTAGTTATTGCGATACGAGTGGTGAGGTTGACTTGTATCAGGGCGTTCCGCAGTATGTTATCTCGGGTTCGGACTTTAGGTCGTCGCTTCCTTTTCCGGCTTCTGATTTGTCGTCTGGAGGTCCGTGGCGTTTATATTTGGAGCTTCGGGAGGGTCGTTATCAGAGCAGTTACGTGAAGCTTGGTTCGGATGTATTGTCGTCGAGTGTTTGGGTTTTCGCGCGCTCTATAGGGACGTCAGGTTCCGACTATGGTCCTGTTTTTCCCTACACGAGTTACAATGCGTCTTTATCGAATCCGTCTGCTAAGTTGTACAAGGTTCGTAGCTTATGGGATGAGAGTTGTGTTGTTTTGTTTGGTGACAGCAACTGGGCTCAGCCTGTGTTGCCGAGCCAGTATGACTATTGTATAGTTTGGCTTCGTGGGACTTATACTCGTTTCACGGTTACGAGTGGTCTATCTATTGAGGTTACGGGTTCGTCGTCCGTTTCGTTGTTGAAGCAGCTTTCGAGTTCCGAGTCGGGTGTTGGTTTTCGCATTGTGAGTTCGGTTGACGGGGAGTCTCCGAGTTTGTCTTATGCTCGGAACTATGTTATTTCGTCTATTTTCCGGGATAGTGGTTTGGTTACGGAGACTCAGATTCGTAATTTTGTTTTATCTTTTTCGAGTGTCCAGAGTACTTATTTGTCTGTTTCGCCTCAGTCTGTTGATGTTTATGTCAAGCCACTTACGGAGGGTGATACGGCTTTTGGTTTCATAGCTGATTACTTATATCAGTATGGTGTTAGCGGCATTCATTATAGTGTTTCGGTAGCTACAGCGTTGCCTTTTATTATTTCTCTTCGGGCGTCTACGTCGGACGGTTCGTCGTCGTTGATTCAGGCTCAGAATTATTTGCGTCAGCTTTACTCTTACGACAATGTGACCTTGTCGACACGGGTTTCGAGTGCTTTGGTTCAGCAGGAGCTTACGCTTCAGGGTCTTAATGGTATTGTTGCTACGTTGTATGCCCGGGAGTCTGTTCCGGAGGATACGGGGGGTTCTTTTACGCTTCAGTCGTTGCCTGCTGTTGGTTCTATTGTTTTGCGGGATCGCAGTGGTTTGACTCTTGGTTTTGATTCTGACGGTCGGTTTAAGGAGTATGTTGAGTTGAGTAGTACGCTTGCGTCGTCATTGAACTCAGAGGGGGTTATGGCGTCTGGAGTTGGTGATTATGTTTGGCTTTGGGGGAATAATGTAAGTTATCTTGTTTCGCTTCTCGACGGTCGTTTGCTTCTTTCGGATTCGTCTGTTTCTTTTGCTGCGGAGTCTGCTCAGTTTGCGCCTTATTCAGATGGCCTTCTTGCTTTGTGGAGCGGGAGCGACAAGGATGTTTCATTCCGTCTTTATAGGGATTCGTCTATTTTTCATGCGGGTCGTTATTCCTTGTTTGAGCGTCCGTCTTACGTCACTCCTGTTTCGTCGTCTGATCCGTCAGGTTTGTTTAGGTTGAAGTCTTACGAGACAGTTAGTGTTTATAGTATTTTGGGTGTGAGTGGCTCCGGCTCGGACTCTGATTTTCTTATTGCGTCTATAAGCTATAAGTTGAGTGTCGGTAGTTCTCCTGTTCAGTATGGTTTAGCACGCTATCGTCGTTCTGGTTCTGAGTATTACTTGGATTTGACGATGATGTTGGCTAATACCACGTCGTCTTTTGCGTCTGCGTCGTCTTACTATGATGGTGTTTGGTATATGCCTCTTTCGTCGGATTCGATGGGTAGTCTTTCAGGTTTCTTGGTTCATAATGAGTCGTCTCCGGGTCTTGGTGTCACGAATGAGGCAGGAGTCTCAGTGTGGTCTAAGTCTTTAGATCTTGAGCTTATTTCGGGCAGCGATTCCGTGGGTTCCTTGTCGGGTGTCAACGTTTTGAGTATGCGTGTTGTGAGTCCCACGTACATGGTTATGATCTACGAGCGTGATTCGAAGCGTTACTTGGGGTTAGTGTACTTTGTCATTAGTTCCGATACGGTTAGCAAGTTCCGTTATAGCATTTCCAAGGAGGAGCCGTTCGATGTTCCCTACGCAGATTCCATTGTCAGCATTTCTGGTACGTCTTTGACGCTTGTAGGCACTCCGTCTGGCGGGGGGTCGTCCTTATCGTCGTATGTGTTCTGGTATGGTTCTTATACGAGTATAGGGAATGGCTTCTTATCGTCTTATAGGGTTCTTACGGCCTCTACTGCTGGTTCGTATGTTTTGACCAATGCGGGGAGTGTAGATTACTCTACTGGTATTATCTACGGTCTTGGAGGTTCGTCTGGTAGTTATGTTGAGTATGAGGTTGGTTCGACCTTGTCAGGAGGTTCTACATATCCGCTGTTGAGTAGTGTTGTTGTAGAGAGTTAATTTTCGTCTTAGTTCATGGATTCAGTAAGACAGGCTTTTAGGCGTTATTTCATAGATGAGCTTCGTGTTGATCCGGGATGGTCAGAGTATATAGATCTTCTTGTTTCGGCATTAGATGTTCGTGCTCTTCATTATCTTCAGTCTGCGGGTGTTCCTTTTGAGTTTTTGTTTTCGGCGTTTGGTTCTCTTTTCGAGAGTAGCAACTCCTTCGTTCAGGTTTATCATCATAAGGATGGCGAAGATGACAAGAATGCTTATACACTTTTAGGTTTCAACATGCCCTTTGGGGCTACTACCTATTATGACTTTGGCGAGGCTCGTGTTACGAGTATGCTTCAGGATGTTAAGGATGCGTCCGGAGTTCTTACGTCATGGGCTACGTGTTCCTTGTGGGTTGTTCCGGATACTGTTACTTTAGAGGTTCTTTTAGCTGCTGGTGATTCTTGGGCTTCTTTCGTCGCCGAGAATGCTGTTTGGGATTCGTCTGTTGATTTGTTCAAGTATGACGTGTCTACTCCGTGTTGCTTCTTTGTTCGGGTGTGGGATTATCTTCATGATTCGTCTGATTCTTTAATTTCTCCTGAGACTAAGAAGGACCCGTCTTGTGTTGGTCTTCAGCTCGTTGGTGTTCCTGATGGTGTTAATGCGTCTTTCGTTTCTGGAGCTCGTCAGTCGTCAGGTGTTGGGAATAGTTTGTATGGGGTTTCTCCGTATGCTGTTTCATTGTTTCGGCGTCTTTTTGGTCTTGGGATTGATTACACACTTTGTCCTTTTAGGGTTTACTTAGTAGCAGGTTCTAATTTAGGTTCGACTACCGTAGAGTGGGATTCTTGGGTTGAGTTTCGTCAGGTTTTAGATGCCTTGAATTCTTTTGCTCCTTTGTCAGGGAGCGGTTACTCTGAACTTGTAGGGTTGGTGGCTGCCGAGGATAGTCTTGTGTCGGCAGTTCACGATTTGTGGGGTACTGGTGATAATGTGGTATCGTCTAATTCTCCGTCTGCGTCTTTACGTGCTATTTTCGCCAAGTATGGGAGCATTGTAGGTTACGACAAGAAGCTTTGGGTTGTTGGCAATAACTCTCCGGGCTCGAAGCTTATTTATCTTGCAGGTTATCCTGATTCGTCGAGCGAGTGGGGTTCGTCGGCTCGTTATGTGTGGGCGTCTCCGTCGGAGACTACTATTTCGGAGGAGGCGTCTACGTCGTCAGCTCCGGGAGGTTCTTTTAAGGTTGGTTATGGCGGCGGATCGTCAGCAGGTAGTGGTTGGTCTGCAAAGTTGACGTCTGATTATAGTGTTCCTCCTCAAATATATCATTCGTCGGAGTTGCTTCCTTATGCTGGTTTCGAGGGTATCGTTTTTGGCACTCCTGTTTCTGATGCCGATCCTGTTTCTATTCCTCTTGTCACTCCGGATTCAGCTACGTCTGCGTCGTCTATTTCTTATGGTATTACGAAGGATTATTATGATTTATCTCTGAATGCTGGTTCCATTGATCGTATTATTTTGTCCTTCGGTTGTTCGCAGGCTCAGTTTTATTCTATGCTTCTGGCCAGTGGTTTGGCTTCGTCGGAATCTGAGTGCGATGGTTTTATACGTCGTCTTGAGGATATATTATCGGCTTCGGTCCCTATAGGTGTTAGGGTCCAGATAGAGTTTAACTATCGTCCGTCTCGTGTAGAGTTGAGTTTTGCGGTTAACACGCCGGATTTATCTCCTTTTGTTTTGTTTGACGACGGAGGTTCGGGGGTTTCTACTAAGACTATTTCTGTTGGTGCCGTGGCAGGTTCTACTACTGTAGATATTTTATCCAATTCGGAGTGGGTTGTTAGTGGTAGCGGTGTTGGTCCGTTTGCTCGTGTGAGTGTTGACGGGAAGGTATTTTTGCCTACGATTCATATTGATGTTCCGATTGAGGGTTCTCAGGATTTGAACTTCATGACTTCTGATAATGAGTTATTAGTCACGTCTGACGGTGATAACTTTATAGTTAGGGAGGGTGGAGATTCTACCGTTGTTTATATTCAGTCGAACGAGGGTTTCACGTTAATGAAAGAAGATTCATGATACAGGTTCGTAGTGTTTCCGCCTTATCGGATGGTGAGGTAGGAGTTATTTGCGCAGAGGGTATAAATCGTCTGATAGGTTTACTGGGAGGAGTAGAGACCAATATCTCGTATCAGCAGTTGACTAATGTTTTATACTTTAACAGTAGTATTGGAGAGTTGATTACGTCGTCTGCTCCTGTTGATTTAACATTTGAACAGGTTCAGTCGTATATTGTTTATTGCACTGCTGTTGGTTATGGGTTGGTTGTCGGGAGTCCGGAGCCGTTTGTTGACTCTGTCACGTCTAAGACTTTAGGTTCGTCTGTTTTGGTCACGTCTGTACTTACTGCTGATGTTCCTGTTGTAGGTGACGGTGTTGTAGGAGGTTTTGGCCTTTTACTTGGAGGCAATCTTGATTGTCATAGTGAGGGCAACTTGCCGGGTGTTCCGTCCTTCAATTATTTGCCGGGCAAGGAAACAAGGAATGAGCGTTTGTTTGTGTTTACGATGCCTGCAGAAGTTATCAAGAAGGAGAAGGATACCACTTTGTCTTTACCGTGGGAGATTATCTATCGGAACGTTTAGGGCGTTATTACAACTTTTTTGTGTGAGCTACGTTAATGTCAGACGTAGCTTTTTTTATTATGCGTAAGTTTCTGAAGGATAATTGCTCTTTGATGGAGCATCAGGTTGACTGCTGTCGTTCACTTATTTCTAAGCGTCGTGCTTTATTTGTGGACGCTGTAGGCAATGGTAAGTGTAAGTCAGGTGATAGTCGCTTGTTTTTTAATGGGGGTTATCCGAAGTTAAAGGACTTAGTTTCCGGGGCTTCTGAAGGTTTTACGGATTTGTCTGGGTCTGTTTATCAGTGGGACGGCAAGTCTGCGTCTGCGTCGTCCTTTTACAAGGAGTCGAATTGTCGTTTATATCATTGGCTTTGTAAGTCTGGTCGTGAGTTTAACGGCACTGCAGATCATAAGGTTTTAGCGTTACGTCGTGGCAAGTCTGTTCCTCGTCTTTACAAGATGTCATCTTTGTCTGCAGGCGACTACATCCTGCGTCCATCTTTTATGCCTGATATAGATACATCGTCTATTGACATGGACTTAGCTACGAAGTGCGTGTTGTATGGCATTTATATCAGTAGTCCGAATCGTTCCTTTGGTCCTACGACGTCTGTGTGCTATTATGGTTCGAGGCGTTTATTAGAGTGGGTTTCAGCAGCGGAGTTTTACTTCTCTTCTGTTTCGGCTTTCGTGGGGCTTTCCGATGTTCCAAATTCGGGTCGTTGTTGTCTTTCTGTTCCTTTAGAATCCTCCTGCCTGCATTCGTGGATCTCTACACAAGAAAAAGCCCCCACAGAGGCTATTTTTGGCCTTTCAGCAGCTTATAGGTTCTATGTTTTTTACGGGGTTTTACTGAGTTATGGATTGAGTGGTGGGACTGTTGGTTTTGGCACTCGGGATGTGTCTCTTCATGCGTGGATGTGTGATCTTTTGGAGTCATTGAATCTGACCTTCTCACGTCAAATTGTGTCTGGGCCACAGCGTGGTACGGATTACTTCTGCTTCTGCGATCGTCTTGGCTTCTCCTTGTTTGTTGATTACTGTCGATTGCTGTCGCCTTTATTGAAGACTGCGAATGCAGTAGATTTATCTATATTGCATGCGGTTCTTGAGATTGATGACTATTATTGGCATGATTGCTCTGGGGGTCCTTATGGTGTTATATCTGATCTGCCGTCTGACTTTGTTGCTTCTTTACGTGCTTTTAATTCTCGGTTTCGTAGGGGCTTTCTTCCGAAAGAGATTGCGCGTTGGCTTAGCAGTATATCCCAGACAGGTAATCTTAGTACTCGGGCTATTCGTCTTCTTGTTTATGCTTATATATCCGTAGGCGTTGTTCCTCCAAAGGCGTTACTTAAGTTGAGTGGTTGTGAGTTCGACGAGCTTGTTTCGCGCCGTGAGACGATAGAGGATGTTTACGATCTAACGGTTCCGGATGGGCATGTGTTTGTGAGCGATGGTTGCTTGAATCACAATACGGTTTGTTGTCTGTATTCTTATAGTTATCTGCGGTCTCGCAATAGTGTAGACTTGATGGTTGTGTTCACACCTCTTAATGCTTACACTAAGGAGATCTGGTTGAAGGATGCTCAGAAGTTCACCAACTTGCGTTGCTTGTCTATTGACGAGTTAAAGAAGCGTGTTTCGTCTGGGAAGTCTGTCGAGGATGCTATTAGTGATGTGGATGTTCTTTACGGGAAGCATACGCATTGTAAGACAGATTACGCTTTGCTTCGGGAGCTTTATTTATTGGGTACAAAGAAGCGGATATTAACGACTTTGGATGAGTGTCATGCCTTTCGCCGACCCAAGACAGATTTGGCTACTACTATGGGTTTGTTGCTTCGCAACACTTACGCTTTGTGGGGTATTACCGCGACGATCTTGTCGAAGAACTGTATTGACACTTATCATATCATCAACTTTGTTTATCCACGGTTTTTCCGGTCTATTCGGGGTTTCCAGAATCAGTTTTGTCGTATGGAGTCTAAGATCATAGGCCGGAATCCGGATGGTTCCTTTAAGAAGGTCTATACGATCGTTGACTATAAGGACCCGAAGGCATTGATGGATTACTGTTCGTCGGTTTTGGTTGTAGGTAGTCCTCCTGTTGAGGCTCATGTTCATATGGTTCCTTATACTATGTCTGATGAGGAGTCTGATTTATATGCTCGTGTAGCTAATGGCATTATGTTGTCGGGAGCGGATGACGAGGATGACACGTCGTGGTTGAAGCGTGCTTTGTCTCGGGATGATATTCTTTCCCGTGATGTTAAGTCCGTGAAGGATTTAGAGCGCCATTCGTCGCGCTTTATCTATCTTCAGGCTGTCACGGATGGGTGTTTAAATGATGACGGCACATTCGGCACGAAAGGTGGCAACAAGGTCAATGCTCTTATTGGCTTGTGTCGTGATATTGCGAGCCGTAATGAGTCTGCTCTTATTTATGCGGATTACTACACTACGGTTGACGTGTTGCTTCATCATTTACGGCGTTCTGGGATTAAGGATTCTAACGGGAAGGATATTGTTGTTGTTGAGCAGTCGTCGCGTGTTGGTTTGAAGAAGAATCAGGTTACCGAGTCGATGTGTTCTCTTAGGAGTTACTTTATAATCATGACTCGGTCGGCTACGGAGTCTGCTAATTTCACGTTTTTGAATAACGCCATTCTGTTTGACATTCCGGTCGTTCCTATTTCGGTTATCCAGTTTGTAGGTCGTATTACACGTAGGTCGAGCAAGTTCTTAGGCAATCTTCATGCTTGGTATTTTCGCAATGGTCGTGACATTAGTGAGTATAAGCTTCGATTGGTTGGTTTCAAGACTTACATGCAGGAACGTATTTCCTTTGAGGTTCCCAATTTTCCGCGTGAGTATGTTAAGGCGATGACTGACGGTGAACATCTGAAGATGGCTAAGCGAGTTTTGTTGTGGCATGACTTGAAGCCTCAGAAGGTTAAGCGACAAGACGCTCCTGCTTCTCCGCAGGGTACATTGTTTTGATGAGATTTGGAGAATTAAATTAATTTTCATATCTTTGTGGTGTGTTATTAATTTTGGTGGTTATGGAGAAGGTTGTTTCTTTTGTGGATTCTGTTTGCGGAGACATGGATGATATTTCTTATCATGACATGAATTTGGTTCCTGACTCTGCTTTGGAGTCCGATGAGGAGGAGGTTATGGCAGCCTTATCGAAGCATGTAAAATCTGATCCGGGTTATTTTCGCGGTGCTTCTCAGGAGTCTGCAGATGCACTTACGGATTGGTTATTACATTATGCAGGGTTTTAGTATGGTTGTAAAGATAGTTTACTCTGCTACTGCAGAGTTAGAGATTGCCGCATTAAAATCCAAGTTATCTGATCCGGCGTTGTCTGCTGTAGCTTCAGAGTGTTTGCAGTCTATAGGTACTATTTTGCATCATTTGCGTGTCCATCCGTATCACATTCCTTCTGAGTTTAATCCTCATAGGTTGTGGCGGGATTTTAGTGGTTATATAGGTGTTTACTTGGAGCCTTCTAAGCACGCCGATGGTCAGAATGCTCATCGGATGGTTTACAGGGTGATGTCGGCTACTGATGATTTTAGTGGGATAGATGATCCACGCTTTGATTACATTCGAGATCGTGCAGGCGATTTGTCGGGTGTGGATTACGTGGTTCATATTTGGGTTGGGTGCTATGATTATCATGGCAGTAGGAAGTCAAAGACTCGGTCTGATGTTAAGGATACATTTGTGGGTTAACTTTTGTATTTATCGTGATTGTTTTAATAAATGCGACTATTGACTATGTTCTAACAAGCTGTAGCAGATGATGTTGTGTTAGATGTTTGGTGGTGTAGCTTATGGATTACTGTTGTGATGATATTGATGGTTATGTTCCGATGGATGTTTATCGGGATTCCTTCTCCGATTGCGAAGAGGTTGATATTATGTCTTTTGCATCATTATTGATTCTTTTTTGTCGTGATTTCGGGTTCGCGCAGGATATTTATGAGGAGTAGATTTTAGTTGTATATTTAGGTTTTTCGACTTGATTTTCAATGGGTGCAGGACGTCAGATGGTCGTCCTTGTGTCAATGTTTTTTCGGGTTACTCTTTATTGTGGTCATTATGGTTGTTTCGATAAATAGTAGTTTTATGCGGAAGCTTCCGGTGGGTTCTACGGTTCGGTTGAAAGACATCGTACTTGGGGCTTTGCTTCTTTACTCGGGTGGAGGTTTAGATGGGACAGCAATTATTTCTGACGGTGTAGATTTAAGGGTGGTGCTTTTATATAAGGGAGGTAAGTTGGAGATGGTTAAAGTCAGTACGTCGAGCTTGAGTCCTGAATATAATCTTTACACTTTCCAGATTGTGTCTACAGGTGAGTTAGAGTTAGTGTATATGCAGTAGGTCATGGATAAAGGTTCATATACTTACAGAGGTTATCAGTTTCTTTCTGACGATCGTCGTGAGGCGCTTTTGGAGTTCATTTTGGATTACACGGGACCTTACTTGGATCACGATCGCTTTGTGGTTCAAAACTATCTTTTGATCTCGGGTCTTGTTGCGGACGCTTTGCTTCAGGCGCGTGCTGCGTTTTGGTTCATGCATGCTCATCTGGAGGATGTTGTTTTAGGTGATTGTACTTTGCATTCTCTTTTTGAGGAGACCGCCGGGTTTGCAGGCATTTCACTATCTAAGACAAAGTCGGTCTATGCATCAACCTTTGATGGGCGGTGCTTGCGTGATATATTGCATAAGAAGCGGCTACTTAATGCTTCGTCCACTTCGGGCGTGAAGTAGCAATTATATATCCTGCAAACCAAAACATTTTAGTTTATGGATATTACGGGTATTTTTTCTGAGAGCTTCTGGTGGGTTGCTCCTGTTATTTCTACTGCCACGGTATTGCTTGCGGGCGTTGTGAATGGTCTTCTCAAGATTGAGAAGGGTGTCTGGCCTCAGGTTGTGGCTTGGGTTCTGGCGTCCGGTCTTTCTGTCGGGGCATATTTCGCTGGTCTTGTAGAGATGGGTGATCCTCAGTGGCTTGGAGTCGTAGCCTTGTGTGTTGTCACGGGTTTGTCGAGTAATGGCATTTACGATATTCCTACCATTAAGGCATGGGTTGATGCTTGGTTTGCCAAGAAGCCTACGTTGAAGCAGAAGAAGGTTCAGGGGTAGTTTGAGTTTGTTCCTGTTGTGTTGCTTTTTAGCTCTTGAGCCTTATCGGTGCCTTTTTAGGCACCGTTTTTTTTTACGTTTATGTCTGTAATTTCTTGAGGTCTTGGTAGTCTTAAGTTTTTTTTTATCATGAGAAAGTTGATAGAGCATAAAGGGAACACCTTTGAGGTTTTGGAGCCGGAGTATTCAACCTATTTTTCGTCTGACGGTGGTGCCTTACCGCACCATTTTAAGGTTGGAGATCGTGTTACGGTTATTCCGTGGTTTGTGACTAATACGGACGATGACTTTACTTATCATCTTCTTGGGGCTCGGGTGTTGATAGACGTTTATGGCGGGAAGTCCTATACAATCGCGGATGTACTTCCTGAGCGCGTAGAGTCTAACGGTCATTCACGTTATGGCGATAACACGGAGGTCTTGTATAGGTTGATGGGTTGCGGAGATCATCTGTTTTCAGCAGATTTGTTCTGTGAGTATTACTTAAATGTAGACTTTAACAGGCGGTATGCTTCGGACGACGATCTTGATGTCAAGTTACCTGATTCTGAATCCATGTCGGATATGCCACCTGTTTCGGAGTGCGACTGTGGTGGAGAGGTTTCTGATAATGTGAATACCAATCTATCGTCAGAGGCTTTGGGCTCCGAGTCTTTCGACGATTATCGGCATCGGGAGCGCACTCGACTGGAGTTGGAGCTTGCACTTTTAGATGCGAAGGAAGCTTGTGATACTCGCTATCGGAAATACATGGATAGTTTGAATAAGCTTCCTTTGGATATTGAATTTGTTCTGGGGTTGTATGATGCTTACCAATTGGCCGAGCGTCGTATTGCAGATTTGGAGCACATCTATCATACTTTGTTTCCAACCCCGAAGGCGTCTGATTGTCCTTCGAGCTGCGAGACGGATTAGTCTTTAAGTTTCATGAGCACGCGGATTCTGTTGTTTTCATTGCGTCCGGAGTTTCAGCAGATTTCGCGTGCTTTTTGTTGTTAGGAGTATTAATTTTTTCGCCACAATTATTTGGGCAATAAAGTTAATATTATTATCTTTGTATTGTGTTTAGATGTTGGATGCTCGGATGGTGAAATAGGCAGACACGCCGGACTTAAAATCCTGTGATCAGTAATGGTCGTGCGGGTTCGATTCCCGCTCCGAGTACAGTGTTGTAATTAATATGTATTATGAATCGCATTTCAATTAATGTTGCTAAGGAAGCAGTTGCTTTAGGCATTCTGGCTGTGTTGAAGGTCTCTCCTTCTGATGCTCCGATTGATCCTGCTTATGGTTCCGAGAAGCTTCCGGCTTCAGATTTGGTTACGGTTTATCCTCTTCCTTATCAGGAGGACCTGCGTCAGATGTTGTTTATGACTACAGGTCTTTTTGTAGCCGTTACTATGGATCGTCGGTCTGCGTCAGGATACTTTCATTGGGATCTTTTCGATCATGGTGCTCTTGTTTCTTATTCTGGTGTGCGATACTTTGAGCATTATGACGATGCTCTTGCGGATGGGTTACAGGAGGCTTTTAGATTGTTGAAATAAAAATCACATTTTTATCACAATTATTTGGATAATAAAATTAATGTTATTATCTTTGTATCATGAAGCAAGCTTATAGATATCGACTTTATCCGAATAAGACGCAACAGGTTTTGTTGCGTCAGACGTTCGGTTGTTGTCGGTTTGTTTATAATGCTACGTTGGGTGCTAAGATCAAGGCTTACGAGGCCGATAAGACTTCGTTGTCAGAGTTCGAGTGTATTAACTTGATGACGGGTTTGAAGTCCGAGTACGCATGGTTGTACGATGTTCCTGCGGTCTGCTTGGTTCAGTCGGTTCGAGATATGTATAGTGCCTACCGGATGTTCTTCAAGACGAAGCAGGGCTATCCTAAGTTTAAGTCAAAGCATCGGAGTAAGTTATCGTGCCGTTTTCCGGTTCCGGATTGTAGCGTCAATCAAGATCTGCGCCGTATCAAGTTGCCGAAGATTGGTTTGGTCCGATATAAGCAGGATCGACGGTTCAAAGGTCAGCTTAGGAACGTTACGGTAAGTTGCGACGATTGTGGTCGTTATTGGGTTAGTTGCCTTGTGGAGACGGGTGTTGCAGATCCCAAACCAGAGCCTATTATGAGTCATTCCAAGTGTGTTGGCTTGGATTTAGGCTTGAAGGACTTCATAGTTACATCCGATGGTCGGAAGATACCTAATCCCCGTTTTGCGGACGTCATAGACCGTCGTATCTCACGTCTGCAGAAGATAGAATCTCGCCGTCAGAGAGGCAGTAAAAGGCGTGCGTATATAAGGTTGAAGATAAACAAGTTATATGCAAGAAAGAGGGACTTAATTAATAATTTTATCCATCATACGGTCAACGATATCTTAGGTGAGAACCAAGCCGTGTTTATCGAGGACTTAAACGTTAAAGGTATGGTGGGTAATCACAGTTTGGCTAAATCCATTCAAAACATTTGTTGGTCCGAGTTTGTGAGGGTCTTGGATTACAAGGCCCGTTGGTTAGGTAAGACAGTTTTCAAGATCGACAGGTTTTTTCCGAGTAGTAAGACTTGCGGTTGTTGCGGTTACAAGAATGATGGCCTTACGTTGAGTAATAGGTCATGGACGTGTCCGGTTTGCGGTGCGGCCCATGATCGGGATCTTAACGCGGCCAACAACATACTAAGAGAGGGTTTAGCGCGTATTTTGCCGTCGGTGGGACGGTTCGACGGGCGTGGAGACGGAGGTTACGAAGTTGTAGAAGCGCCAATATGTGCAGTGTAGAATTGTATATAATTACCTGTGGTGTAGTTAAACGATTACTGTTTGTGATGGGAAATTTTGGAGATTGTGTAAGTTTGCTTACTTCTTATTTAGAGACGGCGAGTATTAGCCATTTTCATGGGGCTTGCAATGCTATGGAGGTATTTCGAGATTATGAAGCGATGCATACGCTTCTGGAGTACGTTCGAGATAATAAAGAGGGTAAGTTTCCGGTTTCGTCTCGGAAGGCTTTATCGGATAAGATATCTTTCTATGCTCAGTTCCTATCTCCGGATAGTGATTAGTTTTTTAGGTGCTTGGTTCTTTGGATGTTGTTTTATATTTGCCGCCTTGTCGGAATTGGTAGACGGGCTACACTCAAAATGTAGTGTCAGAGATGGCGTCTGGGTTCGAGTCCCAGAGGCGGTACGCGTTCCACGTCAGGCTTGTTATGCGAGTGGGCGTCCAACCCTTTGAGATGGCAGGAGGTTGGTTTTATAGGTTGCAGTACTGAATTTAGATTGAGTAGGTACTGGGTGCGTTGTCAGAGGTTCTTATCCTGCCCATAGAGCCGTTATTATGACTGAATATCCGGAGTGAGCGTCCGGGAGTAGCACGGCAATTAGCTTAGTAAAGGTTCTTTTGGTGCGGTTGTAGTAACAGACATATGGTTAGTCCTTGCTGGGTTTAGCATCTGCTTCGCTCAGGGTTTACGATCGCTTTATGGAGTAATTACTTTATTGGTGGGTTTATCTGTTAGCCTGCAGCTCTGACTATAAGATCCTTTACTTTTTCTTACGTTTACTTGGTATAGCCTCGGCAGCTCGCCCGGCCGGCATTATGGGAGCATCAATAGGAGCGGAGGCTTTTTTTTATATAGAAAGACTATTTCAAGGCATTGGCCGGAGGTTTGGGTTCTTTCTGAGAGACAAAGTGTTATATAGTTGCTTAAATTTTTGAAGCAAATACTTGCATAATTAAATTTAGTTTCCTATATTTGCACTCTTGTAATGTAGTAAGGTTCTTTAGAATAGTATGAGGGTGTAGCACAGTTGGTAGTGCTCCAGTAAGTCTATGAGGTCCTGTAAAGGGTAGCCTTGAGCTTGGATGACGGATGTGGTTCGAATCCCCCTGCCCTCGCCAATGCTAAAATTTAGTGTTGTGGTTATATCGCGGGGTAGAGCAGTTGGCAGCTCGTCAGGCTCATAACCTGAAGGTCGGAGGTTCGAGTCCTCCTCCCGCTACATGCACATTCTACCGTAAGAGTCTCGAGCTCCTCATGCTGGTACATTATGGTAAGGATGCAATAGAGGACACATGCATCGCGGTAGGATGTTGGTGGAGCAGTCACACTTAAAATACATGCCGAGCGGTTGCCCTCGTACACATAGGTGTAAGGCACCACAAGGCTTAGTAGCTTATCAGGCAAAGCAGGGCGTAAAAGTTGACCTTCGGGAATAATATGAGTAGCGTTGGGTAGAGGGGTTCGAGTCCTCTCCTAAGCCCTAAGTTTTTTTGACATATGGAGACTAATTGAACAGCGAGATGGTTAGTGCTTAAATTGCAAGTTAGGTACTTTCTTGTCTTAGACTGACAAAGGAATTAAGAGAACTCTCATGGAAGTTGTGGAAGGTGCACATGAATCAATGAAAGTGATTAGTATCTTACGGTTCGAGTCCGTGGTCTCTACTATTAGGGCTATTGAAGTAATATGTTGAAGATAGGCGGGAGGTTCCTTAATGTATGCTTACACCTATTGGAGTTTACGATGTAATAGCTCGTTTGGAGGAGTACTCAAGAGGTTGAAGAGACCGCACTTGAAATGCGGCAGGTCGGTTAGCTCCCGGCGCGTGGGTTCGAATCCTACCTCCTCCGCTTTTGTTGTAGTAGTTTAATTGTGAGAATACTGTAGCGGCTTCCGAAATGGGATTATGTTACGGAGATGAGTAGCGTCCAACTCTCCTACAACTTACCATATCCCCGGCTGTGGGGGATCTGAGTTTGGCTCCTTAACGGATAAGTCCAGACACCAGCCAACTGGGTCGTGAGGCCGAACAAATTGTTTTCGAGGCAGCAACACGGACTTTTTCCATAGGCGAGTGCCGGAGCGGAGGAGACAGGCTCTATGAGGGGGAGAGTATAAGTGGGTATCCCATCCCCTCTTTTTTAAGGTTTGGAGAGTTGGCTGAGTGGTCTAAAGCACCTGCCTACTAATCAGGCGTACAGCAATGTACCGGGAGTTCGAATCTCTCACTCTCCGCTTTTTGTTCTAAGGCTTCAGTGGGTTTTGCCTTTCTTTGTCTCCTGCTTAGAGTCTACTGGAGTCTTAATGTTATGCCCCTCCGCCCATTCCCTGCATGGAGGTTATAAAAACGCAGGACGACTGGCATGCTCATGTTGTATGCTCCTAATTCTGGTTGATTTAGGTTAAGATCGGCGGCCAAAGATGTTCCAGTCGATATATGGATATCATCGGGCTTCAGAGATCGGGAGCTGTCAGAGACCTCATGGGCATGTGAGGTCTTTTTTTTTGTTTCCATTTGGATTATATAATTAATTATATTATTTTTGTGATATGAAGTATGTAGATTTTATAGAGGAGATGCGGGTTTTCGATGCTGATACGTCAGCCGTTCCGCAGCTTGGTATCTTTTGGTTTGACGAGGATTCTGAGAGTTTGTTCGAGGTTCACACGAAGGACTTCGATCCTCGTAGGGTTGTCAATGGTCATTTGGCTTATGATAAGACTCATAGGTTCTGGTGGGATAAGGCTCGTTTCAGTTCCCGTAATCGGAATAATCCTGTTTATAATCAGGATTTCAAGGATGTTCCTCGAGGTCGTGTGACATTTGATGATGCTCGTTTCATAGTAAACATTGGTAGTTGGTATGAGCCGTACAAGGACATTCTTCGGGCTCTTATTGTTGAGGAGTTTGACATTCCGTCCGACTTTGAGTTTGTTGTAGACGAGCATTGGGAGTTAGGTCATGGTTTTGAGGGTAATTTTTAATCGAGGTGGTCATGGGTAGGAGTTTGCTTCCTTTGTATCTTTCATTAAGTTCGATGTGTGCGTCGGATTCTGATTTGTATGGTATTCCGTCACGGAGGACTCCTAATGGTTCTACATGCACGGGTCGAGGTAACGAAACGAGTCCTGTAGGTCATGTTCGTCCTAAGAAGAAGGAGTTTGGTAGTCGGCGTTTGAGTCGCAAGGAGCGTAAGCGTTCTAAGTAGTCTTGCTACGTTTACTGGTTTATATGGTGTGTTAGTTCAGCAGGTTAGAATACGTGCCTGTCACGCACGGGGTCAGGGGTTCGAGTCCCCTACACACCGCATTAAGTGTTACATTAATGATTAAGTTAAACAAATCTGTTTATTACGCTTTTAGCGATTATCTTTCGTCTTTGGATGCTCTTAAGTTTCCGCAGCAGATAATTGATATTGTAGACGACGCGGAATGCTTTTTAGCTTCTATTGATTTATCGTCTTTGTCTTCCACTGATCTTGATTTGTGGAGTAAAGAGTGTGCTTCTTTATCCTATGATGTAGATGTTCTTTTGGATTACATTAAATATTTTATTAAGGGTTCTATACCGAGTGTGGATAAGGGTGCTTCTATGTTTATTCTTTACGAAATATCGCATTTTTACGACATGTTGTTTTCAGAGGAGTAACTATGTCTGATTTTGGGTGTAAGTATCGGGCGTCTGCGGGTTGCACGGACTGTTCTGTTGTTGTGTTCCGGTCTTGTTCTTTGTATCGGAAGTATCATTTAATTGCGTGCGCTCAGCCATTGCAGCCTTTTCATTTTGTGACGGTGCGACACTCGTCAGGATCTCCTTTTGTTCCGTCTCAGAGTGTTGTTTGGGGTCAGTGTGTTATTTCCCAGATTGTTTCGTCCGACATGCTGTATAAGAATAGTCAATATGTATGGCTTGCCGATCGTTTGAAGTCTTTTGCGGTTCGCCGTGCTATTCAGGATTTCGGGGGTTCTCCTGTTAAGTACTTTACTTTGGAGAGTGTTATTAGTAGCTGTTATTCTTATAATCGTGGTGAGTTTGATTTTGAGCAGAGTGTTTATTTTCTCGAAATATATAACGGGAATGGTCGGACGGAGAAGGCTATGGGTATGGTTGACTCATTCATTAACTTAGCTCGTTCTGTTGGTGGGGTTGTTTTTTTGCTCACGTCGTGGTTGAAGCCTATGATTGGCAAGGATTGGTTTGAGTTAAAATCGTCGGTTGGCGGGGTTATTTCAGGTCCCGTTGAGTCTCCTACGCATCGGGTTGTCGCCTCGTCATCTTCTTCGTATGTTCCTGTATCGCCAGTTGTTCGTTCGGGGACGTCTATACCAGTTGATAGTGCTTCTCCGGTTGTTCGTGTTTCTATGAGTGATAAGGAGTTGCCTGATTATACGGATTCGGATACGCTTTAGATGAGGATGCTTAGATGATAGGTTTCGAGGTTTTTTTTTACAAGTGTGCGGGTCATAAGTCGCACCCAGATTTCGATGATTGGTTTACTCGTTTTTTAGAGCTTCCTAATTTATCGTCTCAGGATAGGACGATTTTACAGTATACCTTAGACTGTTCTGCGGTAGGTATTTATCCTCCGTGGGATTATTATAGTCGTTACTACTCTGCTCCGGATCATCAGTATAATCTCGGGGAGCTTGGTGTTGCCTTTTTAGATATTTCCGACATGTATCGCCGTATGGCTCTTATGGGTACGGTGACTGCTGCGGGTACGGAGTCTCTTCGGTTTAAGGACTACCGCGAGGAGTTAAAGAAGGCCATTGCTGCTACGGAGGATGAGGTGTCTGATTTGTCGGATATTAAGTTCACGAAGTGGGATTTTGCGGAGGAGGTCAAGCGTCCTTACACGGAGGGTATTAAGTTGGGTGTTCCGGAGATTGACGATTTGACTAACGGTTTTCAGAGTAGTACCATAGCCAGTATATGTGCTTATACGGGTCAGGGCAAGTCCACGTTATGTCTCTCGAGTCTTTATAAGGCAGCTCGTTCTGGTAGGAAGTGTTTATATGTATCTCTGGAGCTTGATCCTAATATTGTGTGGTTGATGTTCCAGACTCGTTTTTTGTACGAGGAGAAGGGGTTGAGCGTTAATTCTCAGGACTTGATCTTTCATAAGCTGTCGGGTGATAAGCAGGCTGCGGTCTTGGCGTCCAATGACGAGTTTCATAAGTTGGTTGGTGATAATATCACGATTTTAGACTTGTCTACTTTCACGAAGGGTGTGTTCATGGACCCGTCGAAGATTATTGCTGTTTATGAGGCTACGAGTAAGTATTTGGGTGGTTTGGATATTATTTGTTATGATCATATCACTCAGTTGAATGCCTTGTTTGTGGAACGAGGTCAGAGTCTTGGTAATACGATTATCGTCAATTTGCGTGCTGCAGGTTTGTCTTACACGAATCAGGCCAATGTGCATCCTGTCACTATCTTTGCTGTTCAGTGTAACCGTCAGGGTTTCACTCGTGCTGGTCGTCGGAATGGGCAGTATGACTTGATGTCTATTTCGGACCTTAATGAGATTGAGCGGTCGTCTACTTATTGCATCTTTCTTTACACTCCTCCCGACCTTGCCGATGCTCAGGAGACTCGCGTGTGTATGTTAAAACATCGCTTGGGTCGAGTTTTGCCGGAGCCTGTTACGACTCAGTTTTTGCCGGGTGTTCTTCTTGTAGGTTCCAATGTTGAGAACATCTCTTACGAGGATGAGTTTGCCGCCATTAGTGATGGTGGTGGAGTTTTTGGTGGGGGTGCCTCCGACCTCATGGGCGACTTAGTAGGAAGCTTGTAGTTGGTTGGCATCTTGCAATTATATATCCAATAAAATTGTAAGTGCCATGAAGATTCCAATTGAGGTTCACAACAAGTTCATTCCTTTTAAGGGGTTCGGGTGGTTGACTTTTCATATTTTCAGCTTTACTCGGAAGCACAAGAATTTCCACATGTCCGCTCGTACACGTAGGCATGAGTTTGTGCATACTTTACACTCACTTGAGCTTTCAGTTCTTTTTGCTGCTATTCTCATTCCTCTTGGGATTCATTATAGCTTCACATGGTGGGCTTGGACGTTGTCTGTTGTGGGTATTTTGTTTGCCTTCTGGATATGCTACGGGTTGTCATGGTTGATCGAGGTTCTTATACCTCCTTATCCGGGAGCTTACTATTATACATGTTTTGAGACGGAGGCTTACAATCACGAGGATGAGCTGGATTATTTGAGGCATCGGATTCCTTATTGGGGCTTCTTATCTTGCATTCCTAACCGGAAGGTTCGCCACCATAAGTAGTTGTTTTGGCAGTGTGCAATTATATATCCGACATCCTGAGGGGCTTATGTTTTAGGCGTCTTGGGGTGTCTTAATTATTTATAGTCATGGGAGATTGTTTTTATCAGCAGATTGTAGCGGTAGATTCGTCTACCGATACGGTTCCGGAGTCGGGTGCGTCTGTTCGTCGTGTTGGTGACTCTGTGGGTTCGTATTTGCAGGATTCTGCACGTGGTTCACGCCGTCGTGTTTCGGATTCTGCGGGGAGTTCGTCACGCCGTGGGTTCACGGATGATGAGATTCATATGCTTTCTTGTTCTTTGCTTTCGCAGCGTCGTGGTCCTCGTCGGGCTTTTTTGGAGGCTACGGATAGTAGTACCCGTCGTCGTTTGATTGCGGAGTGTAAGGCTATTCATGCTCGGGTACAGGATTCTTGTATTGAGTATACTCCTGAGGTGTGCTGGGCCATTAATGCAGTTATTGCGAATGAGGATCCGAAGGGTTACGCTATTCTTAAGAAGAGTTACAAGTCGTTGCCGGAGGAGGTTAAGCGGTTCTACAATGCCTTTGTTGAGAATCGTTATTCCGTGGAGGCTCAGGAGGCTCAGTCCTTGTTGGGTCCTTACCGTCTTGTTCAGGATGATGAGCGTGTTGCGGCCTTCTTGGAGGGTGGAGCTACTCAGGAGGATGCTCTCAATGATGTCGTTGAGGAGGCGTCTGTTGCAGGCGAGGAGCTTTACGGGGATGCATTAGATGCTTTGGATGCTTTGAGTGATCAGGCGGATATCATGGCACAGGATTTCGCCACGGAGGTTGCCGCTATGTATACGAATGGTTTGGGAGATATTGTTGCGGGTCAGGTTTCGGGAGGAGCTGAGGAGGCTTCTGAAGAGATTGTAGATAATCCGCCTGTTGAGGCCGATGTGGAGTCCGAAGATGATCCTGCTCAGGATGATGACGAGGTTGTAGAGGAGACTACTTCTGTCGAGGTAGGTGATTCTGCTCCTGTCCATGTTCCTAATAAGCGTTCTAATCGTCCTGTGGTTGACTCTTCTGCCAAGAAGTATGCAGAGAATAAACGATCTTCGAAGTCTGTGGTTGACGCTGCGCCTAAGCATAGAGTTGCAAATAAGCGCGTTAAAGACAGTTGTTCTGTTCCGAGTCTTCCGCTTCCGGTTGGGTCGTCGGTTCAGGTGTCTTATATGGGTAACTTGTATGCAGGTACTATTACCTCCGTAGGGGATGGTTCGGTTGTTGTTTCGGGTCTTCCTATTGAGTATTTCAATGTTCGTGCCGAGAACGGAGCTTTTACTGGTTCTGATGCTGATTATACCTTTGCTTCTACCGATGTTGTTGTTCTTCCGGCGGACGGGAGTTCTGTTGCTTTAGATGGTCCTTCTGCGGAATCGGAGGTTGTTGTCAAGGAGAATACTGTAGAGGAGCCTACTTCAGCCGGGGGTTATGTTCCGAGCATCATGATGGATGATGACGAGAAAATCGAGGATGCTATTGGCAATACACCTTTTGAACAGGAGCTTCGGGGTATTTTACGCGATGGTTGTGTAGGTCATGAGGATGATGATATTTTCGACATTCCTCTTGTGGCTGACTTCTCGCTTCATGTAGACGGTAGTAATCCCAATAATATAAGTGCTCATGTATTTGAGGGTATCGTTGATTGCGGAGGTTTGATGATTCCTACGGGAGGTTTGAGTGATGACGAGAAGGGCATTCTGTTTGTAGACAAGGTCACGGAGTTTATCAAGGAGAAGCTGGGTCCTCAGGTATTTACTCTTGTAGACCTTGATGATGTTTTCCGTGCTTCTGACAGCACGACGTATGATGATGTTATTCGTAAGAATATTGAGGCGTTGGAGTCTATTCTTCCGGAGGTTTCAGGAGGCGCAACTAAGAGTACCGATATTACGGTTCTTAAGTCGGATGGTAGGTTTTATGAAGGAACTTTGGTTCTCCGTCCCGATTTTAATAGTGAATCTAATGTTCACTATGTTTTAAGGGGAGTCGGTCGTCGTATGGAGGGTAATATAGGGTTGAATCTCATGGATAATGAGGGCGACTGGAGGACAGTGGCTTCTGATTTAGCTCATTACTTTGCGCCGCAAAAATTTTATGTTTCGGACTCAGCTGTAGACTTTGATGTTGATAAGATTCTTTCCGCTGTTCAGGCAGGTGTAGATATCTCCAACTCAGATTCGTCTGTTGGTATTTTCTATGATGATGGGTCAGATTATGGAGCTGACAGTTCAGTTCTGTTTGTCACGGAGGATGGTACCGATATTGTTCCTGTATCAGAGGCAGTAGGTTACCTGTCGTCTCATTTGGATGCCTTTAAGGAGGCTATATCCGAGTCTGCGGATGCGATCGGCGAGGCTCTTGGCGCGATAGGCACAGATGTAGTCTCTGGCGATGTTCATATTGAGGATGCTGCTGGCGATGAAGTCTCTTCTTCTGTTTCTGAGGAGATTGTTGAGGAGCAGGGAGTTTCTGAGACAGGGTCACCTGAAGCCGTCGACTGGGGTGCTGTTGGCGACACTTGTCGGCAGTGGGCATTAGATAACAGTTTCAAGCTCGCACAGGAGCCTACGGATGCTAATTTACAGACTGCTTGCGAGCTTTTGTCTGCGGGTCTTGAGGTTTTGCATATGGAGGTTCGTTTTGATCCGTCTGTTCCTCGTGTTCTTTGCAAGAATCAGCGTTTTATAGATGTACGTCCTGATGGGGCTTATGTGGGCACGGTAGCTTTCTTCTATCAGACGTCGGATTCTGCCATTTCTAAGTTTGCGTCTGACTTTAGTGACGCGTCTGTTCAGTTGGCTCACAAGATTTATGACCTTCCGGAGGTTTCGGATTCGGCTTCTACGGGCGTTGATGGGGCTTATGTAGACTTCGAGTCGAAGGATGGTTTGTTGCGTGCTTTGGATGCTGTGCAGGCTGGAGGAGATGATTTTCGTTACGTTCGAGTCGAGGACGACGAGGATGGCAAGTTTATCGTAGCAATGGCGGATACCTTTGGGCGTGATAAGAAGTACATGTCTGAAGACGGTGAGACGTCGGATCGCTCTGAGGCTGTTCGTTTCTCGGATAAGCGCGAGGCTTTTGATCGGTTGAAGCAGCTCATTAAGGATGGCAAGATTACCTATTCGTTGTTTAACACGTGGCCGGAGGAGGTGATGGATGATGACAGTCTTCTGTCTGACGCTGCCAAGCAGGAGGTTCTTCACTCTATAGAGAGTGAGATTAAGAAGGCCCTTGAGGAGAAGGAGATTCTTGTTGAGGATAGTATTGCTGTGAAGATTGATGTTGATCGTGTTCAGGATGGAGCACCTAACACTTTTGACATTCCTCATACGGCATCCACCTTTCGTCGCATTCGTAACACGAAGCGTGTCTTAGATTCTGTTCTTGGTGTAGCGTCGGATGTTCTTGGCGAGCGTCTCACTCCGAGTGTTTATAAGAGTTTGTGCAAGTCTGGCAGTCGTGCTGCGAAGGCTAAGGTCTCTAAGGTCATGGATTCTGCTTTGGCTATGGATGCTTTGGATCTTTACTGCCCGGATATTTATAAGCGCAAGCTGTCTGACAGCTACTGGGTGTGTGATGATGTTCAGAAGGTAGCTGATTCGTTTAAGTTGGATGGTCTTTCGGGTGCGTCAGGTTCTTGTCTTGTGTCAACCACTCCTTTTGACGAGTCTCTGTCTGCCGGGAAGCAGGTGACCTGCTTTAAGTGTGGGTCTAAGTCAGATATCTACATTCTGATTGTGTAGGGTTTTCCTTTACCTACGTAGATTAGGTGCTATGGGTGTTTTCCGTGGCACTTAATTTTTTGTGTGCTATGACTACAATTTTAGATCGCATTTACACGTGTCCTATTGGTGGAGTTCGCTTGCATTTGTCTTTCGTGGTTCCGGATTCGTCGTCGGACTTAGACTTTATACCATCGTATGCTACGGGTGTGACTGTACGCTATGATAGGACTTACCAGTCTCATGGTTTTGTTTGTCGTGGCATGCGCGGTGTGATCGAGGAGGACGGTTGCAATAGTGTAGATGTTATTAGTGTGATCATCTATGCTTCTCCTGAGGAGTTTTTTGACTCTGAGAATATAGATTCCGTACCTTCTAATGTTGCTTCTTTGTGGTGCTCTGATAGTATTCATGGTTTTGTATCCAAGCATTTGCTTTTGACGGGCACAGTTGACGGTAGTTTGAATACGACAGAGGTTTATGGATGGTTAGGTAAGAGTGCTTGTGTTTGGTGGCTTGTATGCCTTCAGGATACGAAGCGCTTTTTCCTTGAGGCTTCGGAGCAGTCTGTTGTTGGTGATTACGCTGCTGATCGGTTGCCGGGTTGTGTTGTAGAGGGAGCTTAGTCATGTCGTCTTACGCTCGTTTAGCCGAGTGGGTTAATTCCCATCTGTCTTTCCGAGATGAGTATCAGCGCATATTCGGCAAGGAGCTACCATATGGTAATGCCTTTTGTCCTTTTCACCATAACGTGGATAGTCCGGCTGCGAAGCTTTACGGTAATTGGTTAAAGTGCTATGGTTGTGGTAGGAGCTACTCCGTGTTTGACTTGCTTAAATGTTTTGATCCTGATAGTCTGAAGCGGTTGAGTATGTCTGGGGTTGTTCCGGATACGGGTTTTCTTCTTCGTAGTTCGGTTAGATCGTCACGTTTACGCTATGCTTCGTTATCGGATGTTCCGCCGGGTGTTGCTTTAGGGAGTTTTGATTTTTATAATTTTTTGTCTGAGTTCAAATGAAGACGTTAGTATATGTGGATGGTCATACTGAGGATGTGCATATCTTTTTTAGTCTTGAAATGTGCTACGTTGTTGTCACACGTCCTTTTAAGGTTTCTCTTGTTTCTAAGAGTGTTGTTCGAGAGGTGATTCCGTATCAGAAGAAGCGGGGATAGTAGTTATGCTTTGGGGGACCTTTAATGGCTATAAAGTAGCCCTTGTTCAGTCGCTTGAGGATTTGGCTTTTATAAAGTCAAATCTTTATGCTAATATTCTCGTTGGAGCGGATAGTGAAACTACGGGGCTCTCGTTTGTAAGTGATTATGTTGTTGGAATTTGCTTGTCTACAGGTAGGACCTATAGCAAGGCAGACTATGTAGGTTATTATATTCCGATTCGTCATTATGGTTACTCTCGCAACTTGCCTATTAAGGAGGTTATGGAGTTCGTTCAGTTTGTTGTTGATAACTACATGACTGCTTGGTGGAATAGGTCCTTTGACTTTTCGATGCTTGAGAAGGATGGCTTTAAGGCACCCTTTGTAGGCAAGACACATGACATCCAGTTCATGGCTCATGAGGTTTTCAATGACCGTATGCCGAAGTTGAAGGACTGGGCGAAGCGTTTTTTGAAGTTCCAGACTATTTCTTATGAGGAGAATGAGGCTGAGAATAATGACTTTGGTTCTACTGATCCGGAGGTTAGTTTTATCTATGCTGGCGGGGACCCTCTCATTACGGCTCTTCTTGGTCTGAAGATATGGAGCGATTATCCCAACATTCGTAAGATTTATTCGTTGGATAATGAGTGTGGCGAGGCTGTTCGTCGGATGACTCAGCAGGAGATTTACTTGGACTATGACTTTTTGGACGCAGAGCTTCGGAGGTCGAATGCTCAGATGGAGTCTTTGCGTCAGCAGATCTATCAGCTTGTAGGTTATTCCTTCAACGTTGACAGCGGGCCTCAGATTGCCGAGGCTTTGGGTCGGTTTGTGACGCTTACGGTTCGCACCGAGAAGGGCGGATTGAAGGTAGATAAGAATGTGCTTGCGACTATTGATCATCCGTTGGCGAAGTTGCTTCTTGAGTACTCGGAGGTTTCTACTTACATTAAGTCTTTTGTCTCTAAGATGTGTAGTTGGCGTGGCACTCCTGTTCGCATTAATTACAATCTAACGGTTGCCCTGACGGGTCGTATGAGTAGCTCTGGTTCTAAGGGCAATGATTACTATAAGCCATTAAACGGCCAAAACTTGCCAAAAATTGAGATTAAAGCTTATCTTCATACTCATCCGGTTTTGGGTTATTGTCTTACTGATGAGGCTGATGGTGCGGTTTGTGATGCATCGGGTAATCCCATTAAGTATAAGACGAAAGCTGGTATGCGTAGTGCATTCCTCCCTGCTCCTGCAGGTGAAGATGGCTGGGCTGTTTTAGGAGCCGATTATGCGAGTGAGGAGTTAAATCTGGCTGGGAATATGGCCCGTGAGGATGGTTTTTTGTATCCGATTAAGCATAAGTTAGATGTTCACCTATATGTAGCCAATAAGCGTTTTGGTGTAACCGATCCTTCGTTTCGTTCTAAGTCAAAGGCTGTTTCTTTTGGCAAGTTGTATGGTGGTGGAGCTTCTTTGATTGCTCAGCGTTTGAACATTTCTCGTCAGGCTGCTGTCCAACTCATTTCAGATTACGACAAAGGTATGCCTCGGTTGAAGGCTTGGCAGGACGAGGTTGTTCGGACGGCTAAGCGTACAGGGTTTTCTCGGACTTACTTTGGTCGTACTATTTACTTAGCTCGATGGTTTAGCTCTCCTGATAATGGTATGCGTGCTTATGCGGAGCGAGTGGCCAAGAATAGCACAATACAGGGGAGTTTAATTAATACAATTTATTTACCATCTCAGGATGGTAAGAGTTATCGTCCGTGGAAGGACTTTGCGGGCCAGCGCGTTGATTTTGTCGATCCCTTGTCAGGTGTGCGTCGTATGGGTGTTCCTACTTTCCGCGGCGAGGAGGAGCTTCATGTTATTGTTTTCAATACGGGTGATTTTGTGGTTTGCAATAGGGGTCACAAGTTCGTCAAGTATGGGACAGATGATGTCGTTATAGACTTGGACTCCTGTGGTCGTATTCCGGTTCGCATGGGCAAGCCTTTTAAGCGGCCTCGTTTTTCTCTACTGAAGGGTCTTTTTAGTAGGGGTAAGTTTAGCTTGGAGCAGCTTGCAGCGTTGGCTCACATGGGTCGTCCTATTGCTGTTGATGATTGGGGCATCTATTGGGGTTTGTTAAAGTCATTTCTTGGCGGCAAACGTTTCCATACGCGGTCTTTTGTCACGGCCGCGACCCTACGTTCGGTCTGCGATCTTTTTGGTTGGAATTTGGTCTATGATTTTGCGGCTTCGTCGTCTACGGATTATGTCTTTAAGTTATGTCGTAGTCGGAAGTTGAAGGCTCATGCTGTCTTTGCTATGCCTTTGGGTGTGACTCATAATATCATGTCGCCGAGTATGTGTAGTGGTCTTCCGGTTTATCCCTTATGTGGTTTTGTTCATAAGAATACGGGTGGCGACTTGATTCGTCGGGATTTAATTCGTCTTATGCGTTATCGAGATATGGACCCGGAGTTTGCTGCTAATACTCGGTTTGTGGTTACAGTCCATGATGAGATTCAGATTGCTTCTCGCATTCCGTATCTTGCTAAGGCGGTATGTATTTTGCAGCGTATAATGAACTTTTGGCCATCTAATTTCGAGGTTCCTTTGGTTACGGAGCCTTGTGTTGGTCTTACTTGGGGTTACGAGCTTGATATTCATGCTGTTGACAAGAAGACTGGGAAGTTGTGGCCTAAGGATTTCACGCCTCCGCAGGAGTATATTGATTCTGGAGATTGGTATTTTGTAGACTCATGGCTTGAGCAGGAGAAGGCCAAGCGAGGTGTCACTTGGTAGCTTGCAATTATATATCCGTTAAATAAAAATACGACGGATTTATGGCTGATTATGTTAGCTCTTACACGGGCGCGCAGATAGATTCTGCAATAAGATGGGTTAGTAGTAATAGACAGTCAGCATCAGACACTGACTCTGTTTTTTATGCTGGGTCTGACTCTATGCCGGACTTTTTAGGTTCGGGAGCTACTTTTGACAGTTGGCTTGTGAGTATAATTAACGGTACGGCTTTAGGTCGTGTTCGTCTTGTTCAGGACTCTGATGGGGGGGGGTGTCATTGTTAAGAATGGCACGTCCATGTATGGTTTTGGGGTTATTTCAGGCGATTTTTTTTATGGGTCTTTATATGACTTGAGTTTTGATACTGATTTAGACTCTGATCTATTGAGAGCGTTATATGAGCATGGTGATATGGTTAGAGCTTCTTTGTTTGCTTTAACTTCTCTTTCGAATGTTTCTTTGACTAAGTCGTTTGGCACTTCTGGTTATTATAAGGCACCAGACGGTATGATGTTTTGTTGGGGTTCGTCAAGTAATCAGACGACGTCGTTTTCGGTGTATTATGCTACGGCTTTTTATACTACTCCTTATTGTATTTATACAACGTCTACTGGTTTTGGCGACTCAGCAATAGAGTCTGCAGGCGCAGATGTTGTTGGTACTACTTATTTTACCATGAAGCCTCGTTATATTAAGAGACTGTCTAATGGCCAGTCAGAGTACGGCAATTCAGGTAATACCTTCATGTGGCTTGCTATTGGTCGGTGGAAGTAGTTGATTGCGGTGTTCTCTTGTCCGGTTAGTTGCAATTATATATCCGGTAAATAGTTTTTAGTGCCTCATGTCTGATAATAAAAAGAGTGCTGCTTCGGCTTCAGAGTCTGTTAGTCAGGCTATTGGTTGGTTGAAGCAGCTTTTGTCATTAAAGAATAAGTACGGATTCTTTAATATACTTCAGTGTATCTTTCTTCTGTTGCTTTTGCTTGCGGTTATTAAGCCGGAGTTTGTCTTGGATAAAGTTGAGCGGATACAGAAGGATCGTCATAGTGAGGCTGTTTCGCGTCGTCTTAGGATAGATGCTGAGGTTCAGACTTTGCTTATGCAGGTTCTGATTAAGACGGGTGCAGATCGGGCATGGGTTGTAGAGTTTCATAATGGGACTAAGAACATGTCTACCGATCTTCCTTTTGTTTATGGGACGATGCGTCCGGAGGTTGTCCGAGATGGGGCTACTTATGTTAGTGACGAGTATGATGACTTTGATCTTGCTAAGTTCCCTTTCTTATCACATTTGGTTCACGTAGGTTCCTTCTACGGGTGTGTAGAGGCAATTAAGGCTTACGATGAGCGTCTTTACTTTAAGTTGAAGTCTAACAGTGTTTCCGATGTGGCTTTACGAGTGTTGTATTCGGGGTCGAAGCCTTTGGGTATTGTTGGTCTTTCTTTTTTTGATCATAACGACGATATTCTTGCTGCTCGTTCTATTTTAGATATTGCTGGGTTTGCAGGTCTTCTTTCCCAGAAGGAGGAGTAGTCTCTGAGGTACGTAGATGTCATCGTATATTATTAGGTATCGATGGGTTACTGCGTAGATGATGGTGTAGATCTCGGTGGTCGCCGTATCATTAAAAAAGTTTCTGGTTCGCCTGATCCGGGCATTTATCGTTGTTTGTTATTCGACATGACGGAGGTTAAGCTTCGGTGGAGTGGGTCTTCATTTTGGACTCTTAGTGTTCCTCCTATGTGCATGGATGGAAACGTGGTTTCGGTTAGTTGTTCACTCATTTGATATATGGTTAAGAAGGCTAAGCCTGTTTTCGTGGTAGGTAGGACGTATCGGTCTACTGAGTTTGATACCACTTTTTTGGTTTGCAAGATCATTCCGGATCAGGATTTGCTTGTTGCTTCTTTCTTCGATGGTCAGAAGCACAATTTGTCTTTGAAGGACATGCGGAAGCGTTTGTGCTCCGGGGACGTTAACACTTTGCAGTGATGGACGATTTTCGGGATGAATACGTTGGCTTTTTGCGATGTCTTGGGCTTCGAACTACGTGCCTTGTTATTGTTTTGTCAGCAGTTTTGTTTATAGTTTTAGTAGGAGGTTTATTTTGTCTATTTGGTCTTTTGTTCCCGACTGGGCTTTGGTTTGTGTAGAGGATAATGTCGAACCTATAATTCGTGAAGATTCATGGGATTTTTGATCTTTTTGTTCTGGGCTACGGTTTTGTATTACGTTTTGTCGTATGTCTTTTTTGTGTGCCTCATGTTATGTTTTTCAGGCATGTATAGATACGAGGAGGCACCTGTTCCGTGGCGTTACTGGAAGGTCGTCGCTATTCCTTATGTTGGTTTCTGGTGTCTACTTACTTTATTGCTTGGCGATTTGGTTCGCCACATGGAGAATGAGGAGAGTAGGTACCGGGAGCATGGTTCTGAGGACGGTAACGATGACAGTCAGAAGGGTTAGGTTACGTTTATGTTTGTAGTTACAGATGGGAATCTGAGGCTGCTTGGGTATATGGATAAAGACGACTGGTAGGTCGTCTTTATTTTTTTTCTTTACATTTATTTTGGATTATAAATTTAATTTACTACTTTTGTGATGTAGGATTTGGTTTTAGAGCTAAGAGTTTATTAAGTTGTTGTTATGGGTATGATGATTGATAATGCCAATCTTTATACTAAGGTGCTTCGGGATTGGCTTAAGGATAATGGTTTGTATGGTGATTTCTGTATGAACTTATTATTGTGGCATGGTAAGACTCTATCTGAATTTGTAGTTGGCTTGTGGCAATTCAAGTCTCGTGCTCAAAAGATGGGTCTTTGGTCATCGTTTCTTTTTTATAGGGCACCATATTGTGCTGCAGAAGTTTGGTATGATTGCGCAGCAGCATGGGATGCTTATGTGGATAGAAATTTCACCATTGTAAATTAATATGTATTATATTTATGTCAAATGTAGTTAGCATTCAGGATTTATGGGGTTATATTCCCTATGGTTTGGCTTTTCAGTTCCCGGATCAGACGGTAGACTTTTTAGTTCCACCCTCGTCTGGTCATCTTCCGTTTACATGTGGTTTTGCGAGACGAGGAGGTTCTTTCTCCTTGTCGGATGTTCGTCCGATCTTACGATCTATGTCGTCTTTGGGTAAAGACATTCAAGATTCCTATTATAGGATAGATTCTTTCATTCCAGCTGTGGAACTTGCTATGAATCGTCTTCCGGATCTTTCTGAAGATGACTGGGCTGTGAAGGATCGTGGGTCTTATGTGGTTGTTAATGCTTTTACGCCGCAGGGTAGGGTTTCTTACTATATCGGTCCTGATGAGAGTATGCCTAAGAGTTGGTATGATCTTCTTTATCGTTGGCGTTTCGACGTAGGTGGTCTTATTGGGCGTGGTCTTGCAGTGGATGCTGAATCTTTGGATTGTAATCCTTATAGTGATTGTAGGAGGTTTTAATTCTGTTATGCCATGAAGACTAAAATAACTAATTCGCAGGAGTATACTCGTGTTTTTCGGGAGTGGCTTAAGGAGGTTGACTTGTACTCTGATTTTTGTATGAATCTTCTTTATAGTCGTTCACATCCTTTGACATTGTCAGAGTATATTGATTACTTATGGGATGCTCCTGCGACTTCTTGTCTTTATGATATGGCGATTAGTGGAGCTTTTGTCTTTAGTAAGTCTATCACTCGTTCTTCTGCTGTTTAGTTTGCTGCGAGAGATTCTTGGAATTCCTATTTAAGAAGCAATTATACAATTTTCAATTAATCTTTTTTTTACTTATGAAAGATCAGGTTACAACTATTGAGCAATCGCATCGACTGTTGCAGTTGGGTATTCCGTCTTCGAAGGCGAGCATGGTGTGGACGGAGTGTAGTGGTGATTACCACTTAGCCGTGCTTCCTCATTATAGGGCTTCTTTGGCGTGTATTGAGGATGGGGTGAGCGTTCCGGCTTTCACGGTTGTAGACTTATTGAATCTCTTTAAGACTGTTAAAGGCTTGCAAGATTTTGGTCCGTGTCTTGAAAGGACGACGGATCATGGTGATTGGGACTTCGAGTTTGGTCCAATTACAGAGGATGAAGACTATGGTTACGCTCATTCTTCGAGTCTTGTAGACTTGCTTGTGGGTCGTATTGAGTGGGTTTTATCTCATGATTATGAGTTGCAATTATAATCCGAGGTCGGAGGAGTTACCTATGGGGTATGTTTATCTCTGTAGTCCTTATAACTCCACTATGTTTACTACGTGTTGTCATGTTGCCATTTGTGATAATCAGAAGCGGTGTCCTTCATGTGGGCGTCTTATTATAGGGCATGACGCTTCCTCGGATCACGATCGTCACATGCTTCGTTGGTTTTACGCTTATCATTAATTTTCATATGTTTTATGGGTTTTTCTAAAAGTGTTAACACTTCGCCTTGTGTTTTGGAGCAGAAGGATATTGCTTCATATATTCCGTATGGATTGAAAGTCCAAGATCGAGATTTGGATATTTGGTTACTGTCTCAGCTTGGCAATGTAGACTCTTGTATGGACGGGGATGTTGGTTTGTGTTGTGATGGTGGCGACTGCCAGCAGTATGATTATCTCAGCGATATCAAGCCGATTCTTCGTCCCATGTCGGATCTGGTCAAAGAGATCACGCACAGAGGTCAGACTTTTGTGCCTATGGTTGTGATTGCCAAGTTGCTTGGATACTCTGGGCTTGTGCGGTGCGAGAATGATGGGGATGTTACTTATGGTTTTGAGATGACGTACTTGGACGACGCTCAGGGTTATTTATTTGATTGGAATTCTGAGTCTGGTTCTTTTAGTGTATGGTATGACGATGATTGCGCTTCATCTCCTATGGCAGATATGATTTTTAATATGGATGCTCTTGATATGTTATCTCAATGGATGTTCGATTATCGAGGGCTGATTTCTGCTGGGCTTGCTTTGGACGTCAATACTTTTGTCAAAAATCCTTATGAGTTATGAAAAATCAGGTAACAAGCATTGAGCAGTCTCGCCGCCTGTTGGAGCTGGGCGTTCCTGTGGAGAAGGCGAGCATGATTTATCAGAGCCACTTTACTCAGGGTGAGCCTAAATTATATGCTCAGCCTTATCAAGTGAATGGTTATCCTCCGAAAGAAAAAATACGAGAAGATGTCGTTCCGGCATTCACGGTTGCTGATCTACTGGAGATGCTGCCGGAATTTATCGACAAAAATAAATCTTTGTTCATTGAATGTCGCTTGGTATGTGATTCGGGTAGTAAATGGTGCATAGGATACAGAGACAGGGTTACATTATGGATTGATTCTGAATCATCTTTAGTGGATGTATGTATTCTTGGTATCGAGTGGCTTTTATCTAACGATTACAAGTTGGAGTCATGAAAAGTAAGCAAGCTGAGTTTTATTTGAACAGGGTCTATAAGCCTATGGGTTCACTTGATGTTAAGAAGAAGGTCTACAATAGGATTATGGCGGATAAGGCTGTTGCTCGTGCGGAGGTTGAGATCGAGGAACTTATGCGAGCCAAAGCGATTGAGGCGTTTTGCGGCTCGAATTGTCCTAAAGGGTGTTCGTTTGGTGCCGATGGTAATATTGGCTGTGAGGCGAAGTGGAGGTTCATTCAAAAAATGCACGAAGAATGAAAAGCGTAAACGCGAAGGGATTTATAGATGAGTTGATGAATCATCTAACGGTTGAGATGTCAGCTCATGCTAAATATCAGCTTCGATCCGCAATGACCTGTTCGGCTGAACTTGCCGAGGATGAGGCTTATGAACAGATGCGGCAAAAATCGGTAGAGGCATTCAAGTCGTCTTGCATGTACAAGGATGGTTGTGGTGGGGCTGGTCGGGCTTGCGATCCTACATTGTGCGAAGACTTGAGATTGTTTATTCAAAAACTGAATGAGATATGAAAAGCGTAAAAGCAGAGGAGATGTTATATCGTCGTGAATGTGGGTATCCTTATAGTGGTTATTTAACCACACAAGGAGCCGAGGAAGTAGCTGATCTTGCTGAGCGGGAGGCTGAGGATAGAGTGATTGCGGAAGCGATAAAGGCACATCGAGCCTGCTGTCCGTTGAGTGAGTTTCAATGCCTTCATCGTGATCGTGATGACTACACGTGTACCTATAATTGCAAGTATGTTACATCATTTATTCAAAAACTTAGTGAGGGATGAAAAGTAAAAATGCCGAAGAGTATATTGAAAAATATGCTGTTGGTAATAGCCGTGATGGTGCAGCTTCTATGTTGAAGCGGCGTGTTATTGAGTGTGTCGAGCTTGCTGAGCAGGATGCAGAGGATCGGGAGCGGGCTAAAGCGTATAAAATTGTCAAGGAGATGATGGGTGGTATTTTTCAAGGTGATATGCCTCATAAGATAGCCAACGAATTTATCCAAAAAATGAGTGATGAATGAAGAACTTTTTGATTGACGGCGTTTGGCAGGGCCCGCCGGATGGATTCAACTTAGAGGAATGGCTCAATGAGGTTGTCGCCTGTTCAGGTCTTGATGAATACCTTCTACCAACGGGATTTATTCGGCGGTTCCAGAAAATAGAACGTGTGCGCCGCAATGGCCGAGGCCGGGGCAAGACCGTCGAGGCTATTGCCGCAGAGATTAACAAAACTAACAATCTAAAACGATAAGCATATGATAAAATTCCTTACTCCATGCTTTGTTCGTGTCAAGGATGCAAAGAAGCGGACTGATTTATTTAAATGGTTGTTCGATAGAGGGTACGCAGGAAGGTATCAAATTAATATGGCTAATTCGATTATAGTTGTCGGGCTGGAGGATGGATGCGTTGACGTGGCCCATTGTAATACTTCAGATGGGCTTGCGGCCTATGGGCTTATCGATTGTGGCGAAAACATTGGGCTATTCAAAGCATTGGCGGCGATGAATGACGAGAATGACCGGGATCAGTGGTTTACAGATACTGCTGGTGATTTTTGTTTATGTTTGTCTGACAGGTGGTCTACCGAATGGCTAAAGGAGAACTTTGAGAAATATTATTGTTACTGGCGCAAGGCTACGGTTGAGGAGCTCATCGAGCATTTCAAAGAGAGATAGATATGCAGAAGATATACTTTAACGATCGCTATGGATTGACGCAGGCGGTTATCGAGGGACGAAAGACCAATACGAGATGTTTAGAGCTGGATGCAGACTCCGAATATATTGCGCGGCATTATAATCCCATATATAAACCGCAGCATTGCTACTACCATGATTCAAGAGGAATGTGTCAGTTGATAAACTCTAATACCCGAAGGTTGTTTATTCCTCGCTACAAGGTCGGCGAAGTCGTGGCCGTGGCACAGAGCTATTCGACGATTGCCGCCGGGCATCCGGATGTCGATACATTTCTGCTTCAGGTGGCCAAAGCGCATAAAATACCCCTCGAAATCGTGCAGGACCTTGCAGGGTGGAATAACAAGCTGTTCACTAAAGCGGAGCTTATGCCTCGTCGAATCCGCATCACCAAAATCAAGTGTGAGCGGTTGCAGGATATTTCGGATAAGGATTGCATCAAAGAGGGCCTTGAGTGGGATCATAAAGCCCGTATGTTTTATGTAAGTCTCGGTATCACGAATACTTTACGCGAATGGCTTGGTGGTACATCTCGTGAGGCTTTTGCGTCATTGACTGATATGATTTCTGGTTCTGGAACTTGGGAATCTAATCCATTTGTTACAGCTAATGAATTTGAGTTGGTAGAATAAATTGATTGTATGGGAATTAGAGGTCGACGAGGCGTAGTCGCCCAGAAGCATAAATACACGGAGGATAGTATTCAGCGGGCTTTATATGAGAATCATCCAATCTTGACGCAGCCTGCATTTGAGATGATTGGTTTATTTTTCTATGCTTGGGAGTCTGACTACTTGGCAATCTCAAAAGCCGGATATGTGTACGAGTGTGAGATCAAGATCAGCCATTCGGACTTTCTGAATGAGGCTGCCCACAAGCAGGAGAAGATGCTCATTCTTTCCGATGATAGCGAATCGTCCAGCAATAGGCCAAACTACTTTTACTATGTATGTCCGGAGGGGGTCATCTCCGAGGCCGAATGCCCGAAGTTCGCGGGGCTGATGTATATCACCGATTCGGGATTTTTCCGCTGCATCAAGGCCGCGCCATGCCTCCATAAGGTCAAGTATGACACGCAGGCTGATTTGCTCCGGCGGGATATGCGGGATAAGTTTTATTATGCGATGTGGAATTGGATTCGTCGTTATTGGCGCAATGTTGGTAAGGCGAAAGATATTGCCCCGCAGACAGCAGCGGCATACGAGCGGGCATTGGATAAGCAAGCTGAGGAGATTGCCGATTTAGAGTATCGGATTTCTTCTATGCCACGATGGTACGACATTCAGGCTGACTCAGATTGTCGTGCTACCGCTGACGCCATAGAAGAGATATTCTGCTATCTGCCACGCCTTGTGCGGGACAAGCGGGACGGGAGCGTCGAACTTATCGACTGCCGTAATGTTGTCCAATGGATGGACATTTTGAAGCGCGATCCGATTAATTATCAGTGGAGGTCAATTCAGTGACATTATGCTTGACTTAAAATTACACGTAACTCTGCACAGGTGCTGCAAGGCGGTTATCTATCGACATAGTGGACAGTCTATTGCTGTATTTAAGAATGTGGAGGTTAAGTCGAGCCAAAGACGTAAAGGTTATGGGAATGAGTTATTGACCACGTTGGAGAATATTGCTCGTGGGTTAGGTTGTGACTCATGTGTTTTATGGGTTGATAAGTCCGCATGGATGCACGACTGGTATAAACGCCGGGGGTATGAAGATTATGCAGATTATGATGATCCGGCTTTTGTATGGATGTGGAAACAGTTATAATACATTTATAAATTAAATACACAATGAAGAATTTTGATTTGGAGGCCGCCAAGCGAGGGGCGGCTGTGTGCACGAGGGGCGGCTGTAAAGCACGTATTGTTTGCTTCAATGTAAATAATCCGTTATTTTCAATAGTAGCTATGGTGCAAGATCCCTTGTCTGGCAAAGAAACACCACAATCGTATCGAGATGACGGGGGCTGGCTCCCAGCCAATACAAAGTGTAGTCAAGATCTGATGATGCGAGAAGATGATGACGAGAATCAGGAGCTGGGAAAGTACTGGAATCGGATTGTTGATGTTAACGAAATGGCCAAGTCAGCCACTGTTCAAGACTTTATAACTGTTCGCGAGTACTGGCGGCGGGTGTATGCTGGGCAGGCGATGCAGGGGATTGTGTCTGCATTAGATATGAATGCCCCTATCGCCGAAGATGGGGTTGCAAGTATGGCTTGCGCATTTGCCGACGCCTTGATCGAAGAGTTAGATAGGCGGAATACAAAATAATGTTTTTTCAAGACATTGCTAAGGAGAGTGAAGATAATACAATCAAACTCTCCTTTTTATTTGGAGAATAAAATTAATTTTCCTACCTTTGTGTTGTGATCGATAGAGATTATGATTGATTGTTGAATTTAATATAAGTGTTTAATTATGGCTTCTGTTGAAATTTGTCAGCTTTTTATAGGCTTTCTGGAGACACATGGTGCTTACGATAAGTTTTTAGAGAACTTTGCGGCTCATGATCGTCGTTATAATGGTGTCTGGGGTAGCAGGAATTTCAATGACTATTGTCATCGCACGTCGGCGGATAATCTTCTTTCTCGTGCCTTTGCGTTCCGTTACGCACCTGAGGGTGGTATTTTTTGGATAGATCTTGATGAAGCTTGGAAGGATATTCTTCGGGGTTTGGGTGAGCAGTAGTTGTTCGACAGAATGAGTTATCGTCGTATTTCCTTATCGAAGCCTTACAGTGATGTTAGGCGCATTAGTCCAGACTTTTACATGTCTGGGTTAGGGTCTGTCTTTGTAGGCGATGCTTTGGTTAGGAGTAAGGGTGTAGAGGACGTTTATCGCATAGTCTCAAGTCAGCTTCAGTCTTATTTGTCTTTGCGATTGTCGTCGTCTTTTAGTGAGTCGGATATCGTTTGTTGTGCTGTTTCTCTTCCTACGTTGGCTATTTCGGTAAATCATCGGGAGCTCATGCGTGTTAGTTCTTCGTGGTTTTCTCTTGAGTTTGTAGAGTGTCGTGGGTCCATGTCTCGCAATGCTCGTTTGTTTGATTTACGGGGCCCGGAGGCGTCGATTTTAGCCTTTCTTCCGGTCTATTCTTACTTGGTTCAGGTATATGATGCCTTAACTCGGCGTCATATTAAGAATATGGGTGGTAGTAGGTTTGACAAGTTTGCATGGCGTGCATCTTTTACTTCGGAGTTTATTCGTAGGCTTCAGGAGCTTGGGTTTAATATTTTAGGGTGTTAGTGTCATGAGTGTATTGAAGATCAAGAAGTATGTGTCTCCTCCTTTGGAGTCTGTGTGTGCTAAATCTACTCAGCGTGGGTTTTATAATTACTCAGAGTATGGTAATTTATTATCTCATGTTCAGGCGTCTTTAGAGTCTTGGGCGTCGTCTGGTTTTCGGGATATTGCTGGAGGGGCTAAAGTTTTGCGTCATGTCGGTAAGTTCTTAGACGGGTGTCGCCTGCGTCGTTTCGGCTGCAGGCAGTATTGTTTGTTGGATACGCCGGGTGTCTTTGAGGTTTATCTGACTCGCTATAGTTTCATAGTTTTGCGTCGAGGCTGTTTGTGGTTCAGCGCAGCTACTATGGACTTTAAGTGGATTTACATGCTTCCGGATATTTTGTCGTCGAGTTGGTACGACGATGCTGTTATCACAGAGTTATGTGCTGGGTCTGAGATGTATGATTCAGTGACGTCTCGTCGCATGGTTTTATGTGCTTGTAGTTTGCTCTATGTTGGCGGGTGCTTCGGGAGGTTTGCACACTTTGAGTTAACTTATTCACGGGTTGACTTCTACATGTGGAAATTCAACCATTCACTTAGGGAGTTGCGAGAGTACTCTTACTACTGTGACGCTAAGTCTCGTTCTTTGTGCGAGGCGGACTTGTATACTTTGTGTCGTATGATCTGTGATTTTATCCAGTCTTATGACCTGAGTGTTTCTTGTACGATTAAGCGTCAGCCTGATGGGAGATGGAGTATTCTTCATAGGAATAATTTGCTGTTTTTATCTGGCACTGACATCTCCTTATTTCGTATGGGTGCCGATGATTCAGTTGAGTTGCTAATTGTCATGGATTTGTCATTTTGGTTTACGTGGATTAATTTGTTGCCTTATATGTTTAATTTCGGAAAGTAACTACATACAATTTTACACTAACACCTTGCATAGACGTACAGAAACAACTATATTTGCAGTATGAAGCGTGCATATAAATATCGGCTTTATCCGTACGATATGCAACAGGCGATGTTGCGTCAGACGTTTGATTGTTGTCGGTTTGTTTATAACGCTACGCTTGCTGCCAAGATAAAGGCATATGAGGCAGATAAGACGACGTTGTCTAAGTTCGACTGTATCAAGCTGATAACTGGGCTTAAAAAGGAGCATGAGTGGTTGCGTGTTGTTCCACATGTATGTCTACCGCAGGCGGTTTACGATATGGATAGTGCGTACCAACGATTCTTCAAGACGAAGCAAGGTTACCCGAAGTTTAAGTCGAAGCATCGGAGTAAGCTATCATGTCGTTTCTCGTCACCGTTCTGTAGTATAGATCAAGACACACATCACATCAAGTTACCGAAGGTTGGTTTGGTTAGGTACAAGCAGGATCGTCGGTTCAAAGGGCAGCTACGTAACATTACGGTTAGTTGCGATGGTTGTGGTCGTTATTGGGTCAGTTGCTTGGTTGAGACGGGTATCCAAGAACCTAAACCAGAGTCCATCACAAGCCAGTCTAAATGCGTCGGCATTGACTTAGGCTTGAAGGACTTTATAGTCACATCCGACGGTCGTAAGATATCTAATCCGCGATTCGCGGACGTTATAGATCGTCGGATAGCATGTTTGCAAAAGATAGAAGCACGACGGCAGAAAGGTAGTAGACGTCGTGCGGAGATAAGACTAAAAATTAATAAGTTATATGCCAAGAAACGTAATTTGATTCATAATTTTATCCATCATATGGTCAACGATATATTAGGTGAGAACCAAGCCGTTTTTATCGAGGACTTAAATGTGAAAGGTATGATGGGTAATCACAGTTTGGCTAAATCTATCCAGAGTGTATGTTGGTCTGAGTTCGTCCGGGTCTTGGAATACAAGGCGCGTTGGTTGGGTAAGACGGTTTTGAAGATCGACCGTTTCTTCCCGAGTAGTAAGACTTGCGGATGTTGTGGTTTCAAGAATGATGGACTTACGTTAAGTAATAGGACATGGACGTGTCCTCAATGTGGTGCAGTCCATGATCGGGATTTTAACGCAGCGACCAACATTCTAAAAGAAGGATTAGCAAAATTATTGCCGTCGGTGGGACGGTTCGACGGGCGTGGAGACGGAGGTTACGATGTCGTAGAAGCGCCAATATGTGCGATTCAAAATTGTATATAATCACCTCGTTAGTTCTATGAATGTTTATTATCGAATACCTTGTGAGTCAGAGCTTGGCTGTCGGCTTCTTATGTGGGCTCAGTGTCGAGATGCAGCTAAAGTTTTAGAGGATTTATTTGTGCAGAAGTACTCAATTAAGTCCTATAAGCATAAATCTCATTATGTCGTTGGTCGGGTTTTGCCTACGGAGTTTTGGAATAACGCAGACATGTCTGGTTGGGCTTGGTACTCTGAGGGTCCTTATTTTATTCCGTCGTCGTCGGAGCTTGGTAGGACTATTTGGGCGGAGTTAGAATCACTACCTACGGTTTCTATGTCTTACGTAGGGCTACTCTTAAGCTTGCGTGATCCTGAGCGTCAGATTCCGGGGATTATTGAGACACAAGATAGCTTGTTTGTCAACGTAGAGGATGAGTGGCTTCGGACTATCCATCGTGACATGGTTAAAATTCCTGAGTCGTCATATAAGGATGTGTATCACGATGTAATGAATTAGGGTTATGATAGCTATGAGGGATGGGTTAATTGGTTCCTATGTGACTGTTGCTCCGGATGCTATTTCTGCGTATTCTACTTCTTCTTTGAAGGATGGCGATGTAGGCAGAGTTGTTTTGATTGAGATACACGAGGAGCGGCCTCCTGTTTTGTGGGTCGTATGTGGAGATATGCATTTTCGTTTTATTTCCTTAAATCGAGCTAAGCTGTTGAGTTCTAAGGAATTGTCAAATATGAATATTCGATTTTAGAGTGTGGCTATGAGTAGTGTTCGTGGTTTCAGATTTGAGGTCTTACCGGATCTTCGTGGAGTTATGCATTCAGTTAGGCATGACACGCGCGTGAAGTCTTTTATTCCGGGTTGTCGTTATTTACTTCAGGCTCCTCCGTCATTCAATCCGCGTCGGTGGGTTACGGGGACTTTTGTGTGCGAGGATGGTGAAATGGCTTGCTTTCGGGATCTTTTAGGGTATCCTGATAGTATTTTGCTTCTTCAGCCTCGTGAGGATGGTCTTTATCCTTTTCGGTCGGCGGCGTTGCTTGCGGACGTCCATTTTGTAGAGACGACCTTTTAGGTGCGCGTTGTCTTTTGCTGTAGGCGAGTTCAGTTTATGCTGGGCTCGCTTTTTTGTTTGTGGTTATAAGCAATTATATATCCGGTAAATTCAAAGTGTCGATATGTTTCGTTCTCAGTTGATACCGTATTTGACCGCCATGTTCTCGTCTGGGAACTTGACGAGTGCGGATTACCAGAAGTTGATCTCCGGGTTAGGGAGTGAGTCTGACCGACCTCATATTGTGTGTTCGTCGTCCACGAATAACATCCCGGATGATCTTCTTTTGACGTCGGAGTATGAGATGCCTGTTGTGCGTCCTGCGTCGGGTTCTGGGTCTTGTTCGTCGTGTTGCTGTCCTCCGGCTCCCACTCCTCCGGCTCCTCCTGTTCCGGACACTCGGATGGAGAAGGTTATTAATATACTGTGTGATTGGTTTCGTGAGGGTTGGCTTTTGGATTGTGTTGGTGTGAGTACAGTCACAGCGTCTGCTCGGGCATATTATTGGGTTGTGTCTATGGATGCGTCTGCTGGTACTTTTGACATCTTGTCTATCCAGTTTGGCAATCCGGGGTTTGATACTGAGACTATTTCGTCCGCTCAGTGTGTTCGTGTTCTTCGAATTGTTTACAATCGTCAGCAGCAGAGTGTTGTTTCTACGGAGTCTTGGTTGCTTCTGACGGATGCTGCGGGTGGTGGTTCCAGCATAGAGATTGTTCAGGGTCCGGGCAGTAGCACTACTGCCGTGATGAGTCAGGCTGCTGTGTCGAAGGAGCTTGCTGCTTTATCGTCACCCACGGTAGTTACGGTTGAGGGTTCTACACCCACTATTGCGGTAGAGGGTTATCACATATACAATTGCGGTGTTTTAAGCTCTTTAACATTTTCGTCCGTAGCGAATTCTCCTGTTATGTCAGTTGTTTATTTCACTACGTCGTCTGAAGGAACTACTATCGACTGGGGTTCGTCGGTTCCGGTTGCCGGGTGGCAGGATTTGTCGGCGAATAAGCAGTACGCGATAGAGTTTTTGAGTGGTCGTGCGGTAATTTATTACTATAATTAGGCTTCGCTGTGTTTTATCATAGTTTATCCATACCAGTTGCCACTTGTCAGGTTCGAGAACATTATAAGGGTGTGTCTACGTCGTCGGGGTCCTTTTATTGTGCGGATCATAGTATCGACTTGCATTTTCCTTTCACTAAGTGGGTTGTTTTTGTAACTGGGTCGGATATTACAACACTCCAGTATGTAGAGTGCTTTGGTAGTTATGCTGGTCGTCCTTTTGGTATATATATTAAGGATTCCAAACTTTTCCCAGTCGATGATGAGTTTTCGTTTTCCTTGAAGCCACATCAGCAGTATGTTGTAGGGGTTTGTATTTCGTCGTCTGGAGTTGTTTCTTTGAGTGTCAATGGGGTTTCTTATGCCTACTCTCTTGTTTTGTCCGATGCTTTAATTTCGTCGGATTTTAACTTAGGTTCGCTTTCGGGAGGGTTGTCACCTTTTTTAGGTATTATTCAGATATTCAGGTTATTTGATTCTGTTCTTGACTTTTCAACATTCAAGCGTTTGTGGAATAGGGGCGATCCTGTGTCTTATGTACTGCCTGCTGAGTTCAAGCTTCAGGGGTCGTTGCCGCGTTGTCTTAGAGAGTATATTCCTTGTAATATTGCATGTGATATTTGGTCTACTACTTCGCCTGCGTCGGCTGCCATCCATACTTGGTATGATAGTTCGTCGTCTTTGGCTTTTCAGGGTGTTTACGATGCTCCTATGTTGAGTAGTGCTGGAGGTTGTGATTTGTCTATTCGCAATAATCCGGAGGTAGCCTTCGTCTTTGAGGCTGACGGTTATTTGCATGTAGATCCGAGTATAGTGTGGCTTGCGCATCATGATGGGTCGAGTGATTTTTTCGATGTTTTTAGTGATAGAAATTGGGTTATAGAATAATAGTTCCACTTTTAATTTTTTTTTTTGTGTTATGGCTAAACCTGCTTGGTTGACTATTGTCCCGATGTCGGGAAATAGTAATGAAACTGTAAATTGTACTGGTACGGAGCATACTGGTCGTGTTGCGCGGTCGTATGCGATGACGATTTCCGCTACGGGTCCTGATCCGTGTACTGTAACGGCTACTCAGACTCCGCTGGCGGAGTTTGTGACCTTTACCTCTAACACGTCGACTATCGGCAAAGAGGGAGGCAATCTCACTATTACGGGTCGGTCAAACTCCACCAAACTTACGTTCTCTCTCGGCGATTCTCCGACGCTTCCTATTACGCTTCCGGAGAATTACACCGCCAATGGTGTTTCCACGGCTAACGGTGTAGAGATTACGGGTGACCTGGGTGCTGTAGCAGCTTACGATTTTAGTATTGTTTTCTCTGTTCCTGAGAATACCACGATCAGTGATCGGACTGCTACTTTGAATGTGACCGACAATGGCGGTACGGCTCCATCTGCTGGTCAGTTCCATTCGACGGTTATTACTCAGAACGCTGGTGACGCTTATCTGTACATCAACGAGGAGGGTACCACGACGGCTTCTATCACGATTCCGCAGGACGGGGCAAGCACCTCATTTCAGGTGCTCAGCAATACTGATTGGACAATTGCGTAAAGAGAGTGGTCATTTTCTTCACCAAGTAGGGGGGGGGGTGCTTTTGCACTCTCCCTTGCTTGTTTTATGAGGGGGCTATTATGCAATTATATATCCGATAAATTGTTTTAGGTTCATGGCTCGCAGGCGTTCTGTTAAGACAATAAATATTCCTTCTTCTGGTTCTGGCGCGGCTGTTCCGTTGTCATTAGTTTCGTCGTCTGGTTATGCTTGGGGTGACGGTAGTTCGGATTCTTTTTATTTGGATTCGTCAGGCACGACTGGTCCTTTGGATACCGTTAATGTTTATTCTCCCGAGAACTTTTCTGCTTTAGTTCGAGAGCGGTATGTTGATATTTATGACACTACCGACGGTGTTGATAGTCTGGTTCGGTCTCGTGTTCGCATTCGTCAGCGAGCTAATAGTCTGACAGCGACTAACACGTCTTACGTGTTTAGTGCTAAGAAGGGTGTTAGTGCCACGTTGACTTTTACTTCTACGGCGACTGTTTATACGAAGGATCAGGACCCGGTTAACTGGCTTCAGTATGGGACGTCTAATGATAGCTTATATTCAGTGTCCGAGCCTGTTGTTTCTGGGATGACTATTTCCATTACGGTTACAACGTTGTCGGCATGGGATAATACGAGTGTTGCGGGCAACTTTGCGGAGGTTTGGGTTCAGCAGGGTCAGCTTCGGACGTCAACTACGGTTTCTCAGGGTGCTGTTGTTTTCAGCAATTGGGGTTGGGTACGTTACGAGGCTTATTCGCTTACGAGTAGCAATGATGATCAGTTTGTGCCCTTGTTGAATCAGGAGCCTATGGCGTCATCGTCCCATGCTTCTCGGAAGTTGCGTTATGCTTACAATAGGCAGTATAATTACACTTGTCGGCTTCATAGGCCCTATGTGGAGAAGGTTTACACCGATGGGAGTATCGAGAAGGCTTATATAGGTTCAGATGTCACGCTTCCGGAAGGCATCACGGTGTCAGTACAGGCTTCTCATCCATTCTCGGATTATCCTATGGTCTTTGAGGGGAGTGGTCTTGGGTTAACTACGGAGGCTAATGAGGTTGGCGGTGTAGATTATGTTTTGACTTGTGCAAGCCCTATTATCACAGATGAGGATGTTCCAGCAGTCCCTGAGGCATCCTTAGGTGCTTATTTTAGTCTTCGTACTACCTATACGGCTGCTACGTCATATTATACCTTAGATGCGGGTCATATCACTCGTGATGCTAATAGTTACGAGGAGCAGTCATCCTTGTATTACTTGGATATGGATGCAGGTGGTAGTTCGAGTCCTGTTCAGACTTCTATTTTGCTTGAGACTTATGATGCTGTTGTGCGTTATCAGTTTATTCTTCATAGAGTTTTGACATACGCTTCTGGCTATACTAAGGCAGTAGATACTACTATTTCTGTAGATGATTTCGATGTTTCTATGGGAAGCTCTCTTTCTGCGTCGAATCATTATAAGGCAGTTAAGGATACTGCTGCTAATGGCATGGTTGTTACAGGTGGCTCGACGTGTCTTTATCCGGGTACACTTAGTTATACGAGGCGTGTGATTTCAAGTGGGGGTTCTTCCTATGTAGAGTATGATAATGCCATTACGGTTACTTTCAGCAACAATGTTAATTTATCAAATAGGACTTATCATTTTAGTGTTTATCGTACTGGTCGAGGTTTTACTGAGTCAGGTAGTTTATACTTTGTAGTTCGCACGAGTGAGTGGGAGTCTGTTTATGCAAGTTACGCGAATGCGACATTGGTACTGTCTTACGATGGTCATACTCGGACTGTTGAGTCGAACTCTATTCTTGTTACGAGTAGTGGTGGAACTCAGATTACTATTGCGATTCCGACTTCCAGTCTTTTGGAGGCGGTTTCTGGGGATTATACTATGACTATTGAGGGTGGTTTTGATTCTTGGGCCTCGTTGGCCAATAGTTGGGTTCCACAGTTCTGGGAGTCCTCTGTTGCGGTACAGGTGTACTATCGTTTAACGGCAGTTGGTACATCGACTTATTTCCGACCGTCTGATGGTTTCTATCCGACGAATTTGGTATACAATAGATTTGGGTCTTCAACGGATTATCTCTATGTCACAAAGAATAGTTAAACAAGCTAAGGTTTTATCGGACGTCAGTTCGTTGCCTATTCCGTGGAATGACGGAACAGACGATGTTGTCACGGTTGTACCATCACGGGATATATTGAATAAGAGTGTTGCTCTTTCATGGACAGACAATCTGACGTCTTATACCCGCACGATGCATCTCACTTTTGACTTGACGAGTCCTCCGTCTGGTTTTACACCGTCGGTTTTAACATTCACACAGGAGGGTGTTGTCATTACGGGTACGGCGTCGAATAGGTATGTGCATGTTTATAGTGATAATCCATCCACGCAGGTTGCTAAGTTTACAGTATCGTATCCCAATTTTTTAGCTCATGTTGATACGTTATCTGCTTCCATTTACGATCTTGGCACTACTTTTGTGCGACATGAGCCTGCGCTTGTGGCTTCTGATTACTGGGTTTCAGTAGGATCTATCACTTATGCTGAGTCTTCTACTGCTGGGGTGTGGGATGTATCTGTGGCTTTAACACTCAATAAGCCTACGACGCCTCCGGGTGTTGATCATCTTGCACGTGTGGCCTTGTGTTACGGTAAGGCGGTTGGGTTCTATGGCATTTCAGCAACATTTAGCGCATAAAGGGCATGAAAGATTTGCATTTGTTTTTGGATCGGCATTTCAAGGGGCCGAAGTATACCATCGGGAAATTGTATGTCGATGGTGAGTTTTTCTGTGATACGATGGAGGATGTAGATAGGGGTCTTACAGCTGACATGTCAGAGTTGGAGATTGCTTCGAAGAAGGTTTATGGCAAGACAGCTATTCCTCGTGGTACTTATTCTGTCATATTGGATGTTAAGTCACCTAAGTATTCTCAGCGTGCTCAGTATTCGTTCTGTGATGGATATCTTCCTCGTTTGGTTGGGGTTCCGGGCTTTGATGGCATTCTCATTCATATTGGTAATTATCCGGAGGATACGGATGGTTGTATTCTTGTAGGTCGCAATACGGTTGTAGGTGCAGTTATGCAGAGCACCGAGACATTCAAGAAGTTGTACTCTCTTTTGAAGTCTACGTCGGATTCTGGTCGTGGCATTCAAATTCGCATTGAGTAGCTACTTTAGAACTTTACGTATATGTATCTGCATTGGCGTGGAGATGTCATTCGAGCAGTAGAGTCGGGTCTATGTTAGGATGTTGATCATTTGTTTCATACGGTCTTCACGCCAATGCTTTCTGTTGTCACATTGTTCCATTTTTCAATTAGGCGTTCTTTGCTTGTGGATCATTCTTAGAAGAATGATCCGTTTTATTTGCATAATTATTTTAATTACATTATATTTGCTGTAAACTTTATGTGATTTGTTATGGTTGTTAACAACAGATTTGTTACTGCCTTTGAGTCCTTTCTGAGGGATCGAGGGGCTTTTGAGAAGTTCACGTCTAACTTGGGTCGCCAGTCCTTTCATTCCTATGTTTGTGATCCGGTCAGTCGGCCTCCTTTTTACATTCTCGAGGCTTTTCAGTTTTGTATGACTCCGGAGGGTTATACCTATTGGCGAGACATGGATTGCGAGTGGCAGGAAGTTCTTCGGCGGATGCGGCAGGAGAGTTAGTTATCTCGGTAGTTACAGATCACTTTAATGTGGTCTGTTTTTGTTAGTTACGGTTTAATTTTTGCAGGGGGGGGGTAGCAATTATATATCCGGTAAATAATTGTGTTACTTATGTCTCTTATAGATTATCGCCCCTCAGAGAGTCCTGTTGCTCAGATGAGTGTTGTTGCAGGTTTAGTTGCCTCTACAGCCCAAGCACTTTCATTGTCCTTTCAGGAGAAGTCGGTATTGCTTCGTATATGTCAGTCGTTTGGTAGTTCTGTTACGTATGATGTTTACCGGAGTGTAGATGGTGTTGTAGACTCGGAGCCTATGGTTTCGGGTGTTTCAGATGCTTTTTATTTGTCCGTCGTTCTTGGACAGGAGAATAGCATCTTGGTTTTATCGTTGCGGGCTGCCGGGTATTATCCTATCTTGCTTACGGTGTCTTACCTTTACGAGAAGGACTTACTTTTTATTTCTCAGGTAGGGGCTACCGGGGAGATGAAGTATAAGATGTTCAATTCCACGGAGCTGTCACAGAATCTTGATTATACTATTGACTCATTTACGGCTGTTCCTGATTTGAGTATCGACACGCTTCCTAAGGTTATAGATTTTCTGAGTGGTTTTGTCACTACGGATAACCTCAAGCAGTATATTGCCGATCAGGTTGATGCTTTTGAGATTGTTCAGGGTCCGGGTAACAGTACTACTGCTGTCATGTCTCAGAATGCCGTTACTGAGGAGTTGCGTAAGAAGGCTTCTATGGAGTCTGTTACGGCGAGCATATCTGCTCATAATACGTCGACGACTGCTCATGCTGATATTCGTGAGTTGCTTAACACTTGTGTAGGCCTTCCGGCTTACGATTCGTCGTCTTATAAGATTACGTTCACGACTCTTGCGGGTGCGACTGTAGAGATTGACTTGCCTATTGAGCAGCTTGCCTTGCGTTATAATGCGGAGACAGATAGCATTGAGTTTGATAATGCCGATGGTACTACCACGAGTATTCCAGTTAGTGCTTTTGTGAAGGAGTATGTTGGTTCTATTGGTGATCGGATTCAGGTTTCTATAGACGAGAATAATGTCATCCATGCCACGGTTCTTAAGAATTCCATTGACTGGGATTGTCTTTCCTTTGAGCTTCAGGAGCGTATCAACGATCATGTCACGTCAGCTGATTTTGCTACGAAGGCGGTTCGGACTGATATTGCTCAGTCGTTGAGTCTTGCGGCTCAGAATCAGGCGTTGGAGAACATCGGTGCTGATTTGATGATTATTGATCTTGTCAATGGTCAGGCGACACTTACCGATGAGCAGGAGGCCAGATTGCTGTCGAGTAAAGGTGTTATCTTAAGAGGCACGACAGCATCTCCGGAGGTTTTGTCTCATATATTCCACTCAGACATTCAAACTGGTGATGTGGTAGGATTTTATTCATTTCGAAAAAATGATTATTGTCTTACTTGTCAGTACACTAAATCAACAAAGACGTTTAAGGTTATTGGTAATACTGCTTTACGTGATAATAGTGCCGTAGTATTCAATCGAGAACAGTCGCTCACTACGTCTCAACAGGCACAGGCCCTTGCCAACTTAGGCATGAAGGTTTATGTTACGGACAGTAGCTTTTTAGGATCTACTTTATCTGCGGAAGAGATAGAACAATTAGCTGTTTCTAAGGCTCTTCTGTTTACTGACACTGGGGATTTATTTTTATTAGGGGTTTTAGATTCGAATAGGATTACTTACTGTCGGGCCGTTAATAATTATATTATTAGTACTATAATTATTACCCGAAGTACGAAGAAAGTTTCTGAGCTTGTTAGTTACAATTACATAGATTCCAAAGCTGTACATTTCACAGCTCAAAATCCAGCTTTGACGAGTGCGCAGCAATCACAGGCGTTTAAGAATCTCGGTTGGAAGGTTCATGTGATCTCGGAGTCTGCTATTGGTTCCTCGGATGCTGTTTCGGACGATGAGAAGGAAGCGCGTCTGGCAGCTACCGCCTTATTGGTGCAGGAGACAGGTTTACTTTATAATTTTTCTATCTCGTCGGGTGGTAGCCGTCGTTTTTACGGACAGTTCAGCAACAGTTTCTGTACGGCTTTGAATGTCAACGAGGCGACCGGGGTTATTATTTCGAGTTTCGCATACTTATACGATCCGAGTGCGGTTTCTTTCGACAGGGATCAGAGTAATGTTTCTGATGATAATAAGAATAAAGCCTTGGGCAACATAGGTATTGATTTTGTTAGACTTCCGTACTCTCTTTTGAATACTACGTTGTCGGATGAGATGATGGAAGTTGTCGATAATGCCCGAGGTATCATTTTAGTTGACACCCCGTCCGATTACAGGAATCCGTCGGTTTTTATTAAGGGTAATAATGTATCTGGGTCTTGTATCTTCACAGCTTTTGTTACGGGAACTACATATTGTATGTTCACGCTTAACAAGTCTACAAAATTATTGTCGGGTATAAGTTCCAGTTTGACTTTTGGAGGTTCGGTAAGATACGCCGATGAACAGAGTCTTACTGATACTCAGAAAAATACAGCTTTGTCTAATATTGGTAGTGGTATTGTTATAGTTCCGTATTCTCTTCTTACTACCACCTTGTCGGGGGATATGTTAGACTTAGTTGCTAATGCCAAAGGTATTTTGTTAGTCGATACTCCGTCAGGTTATGGTGGAGGAGGAATTTTTTGGAAGGCTACAAGAAGTACTACAAAGGATAAGTTTATATTCTTTAATGGGGATTATACGGTTGTTAAAATTGAGTTTAATAGATCGACTGGTATTCTGTCGAATTTATCGTCGTATGATCTCAGGACAGGGGCAGTGCGTTATGATGTTATTCAGAGTCTTTCGACGGTTTATCAGTCCAACGTAAGGGATAATATTGGGGTTAAGTCGCCAAATGAATTACTTGAGGATGCAGACTTCATTGCTCAGCTGAAGACGAAGTTGGGGATAGCTTAGACGTTTATGTGATACACTTATAAAATTTTTTAGGTACTTATGATGTGGTGGAAGAAAGGCGATGGTGGTTTTTACGACGCCGAGATTGAAAATGGAATAGAACTTACTGATGAGGAGTGGCAGTCGCTGTTGGACGGTCAGTCTAAAGGTAAGGAGATTGTAGAGGATGAGGATGGTCATCCTGTTCTTCGTGATCCGATCTTTAGCTTAGAGGATGCTAAGGCGGTAGCCCTTGCGGGTCTCTATGCTTATGATAGTAGCGAGGAGGTAAACACTTGTAGTGTTAATGGGGTTAATCTTTGGCTTGATAAGTCTTCTCGGACATTGTTCCGCATGCAGGCTCAGGATTCAGCTGATGATGCTGAATTTACGCTCTATGGTTTTGATGGGTCGAGTGTTACTCTCACCTGTGTTCAGCTTAAGGACTTCCTGTCTAAGCTGGAGACATATGCTATGGGCACTTACGGTGTTACTCGTAAGCATGAGACAACTATCAAGGCTTTGAAGGATGTTACTGCTGTTCAGTCTTATAATTTCACCAGTGGGTATCCGGAGCCTTTGGTTATGACTTTCGAGTAGCCTTTTTATTGGCATACTCTTCAGGGCCTGATTCTTCTGTCATGGGAGTTTCATGTCTTGTCTTTAATTCTGAGTGTGTCTTAGGCATGACAGAGGGTGGTTTGAGGTTGATGCTGTAATTTAGTGTTGTGGTTTACGTTTACTTAATGAAGCGTAGTAACATATGGCAGCTTGTCTGCGTGCTTTTGGTTTTAGCCTTACTTTTTGGTAGTGGTTATTATCTTGGGGTTCGTTCAGTAAGTGTTACGGAGTCTACGGTCGTGAAGTATCTTCCGGGTGTTCCTGTGAAGGTTACTTTAGACAAGCCGACTCCGGTTTTCATTGATAAGGGCAGTCCTTTGCGGGTTGATACGATTGGTGTTCCTGTTTATGTTCCGGTGGATACTGCTGCTATCCTGTCGAAGTATTTTGCTCGTTATCATTATGAGTTAGACTTCAGTACAGATACGACTGGGACTTTCAGGGTTCGGTGTGTTGTTTCTGAGAATGTGATTCAGGCAGCGTCGGCAGACATTGTTCCTTTATTTAAGGAGGTTATGACTGTTCGTGAGGTTGTTTCCAAGCCTCGGTTGCTTACGCCGTGGGTTATGGTGGGCACGAGTTTGGATTTCCGGACACAGACAGGCTTTGTGGGCTTGGATTTCCGGCAGAAGTATAAGGTGGGTCTGGGAGGCATTCGGTTCGATGATAAGTATGCTTGGACTCTTAATGTGGGTGTTAACTTTTAGGAGTTGTTTATGAGTTTTGGTGCAGAGAGGGAGGCTCCGGGTATTGCAGAGTCTATGGCGCAGAGTATTTGGACTAAGAGCGATAATTACACTTTTTTCATGACTGCTGAGGAGTTGGGTTTGTATCTTGCCTCTGTTCGCGAGCGTTGTTCTCGTCTTGAGGAGCTTGCTTCTTTACGTGGATATCACCGAGGTCGTCGCGGTAAGGCTTTATGCGCCGACGATTAATTTAACAATCATTTTTAATGGTCATGTACGAAGAGGTTTTAGGATCATATCCTTTTAGGTGTGATATTTATCGTCGTTGGGACTTATCGACTTCTCGGGATGTTATTATTGCAGAGATGCTCGATGTTCTTCGGTGGGAGGCGGCTAATTGCAGTGAGGATTCCATGCCAATTGCGGGCCTACATGTGGGTAATTTTGTCTGTTTACCTCAAGAGGGCATCTGGGCTCGCAAGTATACGCTTAGCTCGCCGGAATCGTCTGAGTTTGTTTTTTGGCGTGTTTTACTGAAGTGCAATAGGGGTTACTTTATTTTTGAGTTCCATCATTCGGGTTCTGAGCCTTTGAAATATCTTCATACGCTTCGGCGGTGGGTTTCCGGGGGTTCTTATCGTGATATCATGGGCCATCAGGAGGATGTTTACCGTTCTCGTTTGCGAGGCAGGATGAGTAGGGTTTTCAGGAATATAACTCTTGAGGCTACTGCTGCTCCGGATGTGTGTATTCCTGCATTGGCCAATGCCTGTGCTGTGGCATGCGCAGAGGTATGCGCTGAGTATTTCAGTGTGCTCTCGATGGTTAATTTCTTTGGTCTGATGTCTACCTTTAGAGTTCCTATGGATGCTGGTTCGTCGTCTTTGGAGGGGTTAGACTTTTTCATGGAGAAGGTTTGTCCTTTGTTTTATAGCACTTACTCTGAGTTGCGGCTTGGCACTCATCCGGAGGAGGTTATGATGATGCTTCGATTTTTGCGTTTGATGTATGAGTCTGTGTATCGTCGTTTCGATAAGGCTTTTGGGGTTCATAGTCTTGATAATCTTGAAAGTACTATGTCGAAGTTCACAGATGCTTTTATGGAGTCATTGTTGATTAATCTTCGGTCTACGTCCGTGGAGTGGGGTAACTCGTTGTCGCCTGTTGTTCTTAATTTCTTGCCGTCTAATGAGTGATCTTGCAAGTCGTCCGGTGGATGGGTGTTGCTTCCTGTTTAAGGAGGACTTCAGCTTAGAATCTGTTCGGACTCAGATGAAGAAGGTTTCCGATTGGCTTACTGCTCATTATGAGGAGTTAAGTAGTTCTGGTATGGACTATTTCGAGGCGGACGCTGATGGAGTTCGTGTGTTTCAGTACTTAGCTACTGGGAGTATAGGTTTTTTCACTCCTGATCCGTCTGATGATTATCCGGATCGTGGTGTTTGGGTTGTAATGTTTACGGCTACTCATAATGTCATCTTTTCGGTTCTTTTTGGCGATGGTCGTATTGATTCTGTTGAGGACTTTAAGGCTCTTCTTGAGAACTTAGTTTTGTATGGTGATACCGCTAAGCATGCTAAGTTGCAGACGTCGTTTCTTTATGGGGTACATGCCAGTGATATTATAGACTATCTGTTAGGGAGCATTAATTTAAGTGTTGTTCACCCGTATGACTTCGGGTTTCAGCTTGGCATTGATGTTTCGAATGATTTGCTTCGGGGTATTTTTGATAGAGGTTCATATTCTCATGTTGGTGTAGTGTCATCTGAGTGGGAGGTATGGGTTATGCGAACTCTTTGTCGTGTTTTGGATGGGGTTTCTCTTATTCAGACTCCGGGTTCTCCTTTAGTATACACTATTCAGTCTGAGTGGCCTTGTCATACACTTTTCGTCGGCGTTGTGGATCTCATCCGGGAATATACTATGAAGTTCGTTAATGCCTTGCGTTGTGGTTTGCCTGTTAATGTTCGTCGTTTGATTTTCCCGGATGCCTTTAAGATGTTCTTTAAGGATACATTGGCTTACATTTTAGATGGACTTATTGTAGGTCTTATGGAGGGCGTTCCTGTGTGCTCCTTACGCATCTGTCGTGTTTCTTCCGATGACTTTCTTAGGGAGTCTGTAGAGAACGATAGGTTTGATTTGATCTTTGATGGATGGCCGTCGTCAGTTTTTTCGTCCATCGAGTTTGTTGAGGAGGATGTTTCGGGTGCGATGTTTGGTTCTTTAGACGTTTGTGACTTTTTTGGCATACCTACTGATGTTATGAATGTTCTTGACGACTTGGCCGTGACAGGGGATTTATCTAAGGTCTTTACTTTACCTCTCAGGGGTTCGAAGAAGAAGTTGTCATAATTTTAGCAATTTTCTTTGTTTTTTGGATTTTGTTTTGTAGTTTTGTGGAGCTGTCAGCGACGTTGCTGGCAGCTCTATTACTACGCAACATGAATCAGGAATCGTATCAGTTTCTCCGTGGTCATACGGAGGTTGAGTTGATGGGCTTAGGGTATACTGCGAAGGATATCTGGGTCCATTGTTTAGGTCGTCGTGGCATTGGTAGCTACGACATGTCTTTAGAGGACCTGCGTGCTTACATGTTTAAGCTCATTCAGGACGCTATCGAGATGGACATCCATCGTTTCTGGCCGACCTTTGGTGGAGACTGGTCGGACTTGGTCTACATCTTCTACCAGCAGTACTTACAGCCTAAGTGTCGTTATAACGGCAAGAAGTACTATTTTGATGGTGACTATGCCAAAGCAGCAGCCGACGGTATTCCGTATATGACATTGATCGATCGGTATGCCAATTCGACACATGTGTCTTTTGAGACTTATGTTCGTGGGTGCGTTAAGAATCGACTTCTTGATGGCATTCGTGGTGGTGTTAAGGGTTATAGTGCCGATGGTCGCAAGTTGTCTATCGATGCGATGGAAGAGGCTCATGGGGATTCTACTCTTCTTCGGATGGCTTTGTATTCTGTTCGGGATGATTCTCTGGATTCCGACCTTACCGTATGGTCGGATGCTCGAGTAGCTAAGAAGTGCTTTGAGGTTGTTTCTCAGTTACGGAACACTGAGCCTGCTGAGTTTCGGAAGAGTTTGCGTGCCTACATAAAAATGCGTTCGGGTTTGGAGCCGGAGGTGAAGACATTCTTTGACTATGTTTTTGAGGTTCCAGACGTCGATGAGGATGATCCGGCCTTTAGGGCTTTTGTTTCCAAGAACAAATTGGATAGGTACTTTATAGTGGGGTCCGATGAAATACCGTCTTTATAGTTCCGATGCAGAGGAGTTTATTCTTCTGCATACTTCTGGCAAGTTCGACAGGTTCGATTGCCTGAAGGCTGTTGATCTTGCTGAGGCTCAGTTGTTGACGGATACTCGTCCTTTGGTTAGTAGAATTGAGTCTTTTTTGACTACGCTTAGGGATATTGATCGTTCAGAATTAATTCCTCCTGAGTTAGAATCCGCTCTCGCGGCTTGGGAGCGGAGATACATGTAATTAAAAGTGACCTTCGGGTCACTTTTTTTAATTTTATTTGACAGATTTAATTAATTAATATATATTTGCAGTGACTTAAGTAGGTGTTTGACTTTTAATTTCTAATATTATGTTTGCTAAAGCTAAGGCCAAGAGTGGTTTTGATGATGCCGTGTTAGCTCTCTTGCATGAGGAGTCGTCAAAGAAGCAGTCGTCAGGTATTGGTGGGTTCTTTTCTTCTCTTTTCAAGATTCTTTTCAATATTGTTGTAGAGTCTGGTTCGCTGGTTATTTTCGCCTTGTTATCGTTCTTGCTTTGGGGTATTTCGTGTTATCCTATTCTTGACGCAGATACGTGTCTTACGGCAGATCAGTGTACGGTTGGAGTTATCCTGTCGGTCATTCTTTATGCTATTTTCACGTTTGCTGTGCCGATGGCCATTCCTATTAAGTACTATTTTTCGGTTAGTTATTTAGGTCTTCGGTGGGAGGTTTTGAAGGCTCGGTTGCTTTATTGCTTTGGCTTTTGGTTTGTCTATATAACGGTTATGTTTATATGGAACCTTGCTACTCCTGACAAGAAGGAGGCTGTTTCGTCTATCTTGCCTTTCTTTGGTGAAGTGTTTGACTTTATTCGTGACTGGTTCGCAACTCATTGATGAGTTTACGAGCTGTCATACGTTGAAGTTGGTAACGTTTTTTATTTACTTGTTTTTGTATCATGGGTTCAAATAAGGCTTTACATAAGACGGTTGGTGTCGGTTGCGATTACACTTCTTGGGCGTGTGACTTTTACTCTTTTGGGAAGCGGACGTC